TACCTTGAATACCTTGAGTGCCTTGTACGCCTTGTACGCCTTGTAATCCTTGAATGCCTTGCAGACCTTCTAATCCTTCGGTGCCTTGAGTACCGGCTGTACCTTGAATACCTTGAGTGCCTTGTACTCCTTGTACGCCTTGTGATCCTTGAATGCCTTGCAGACCGTTCAGGCCTTCGGTGCCTTGAGTGCCGGCTGTACCTTGAATACCGATTGTACCAAGTTCTCCCTGAGTGCCCTGAATACCTTGAACACCAATAGTTCCTTCCTCACCAATATTTCCTTGAGTACCGGCTGTACCTTGAATACCTTGAGTGCCTTGTACTCCTTGCAATCCTTGTGATCCTTGAATGCCTTGTTCGCCCTGATCTCCGGTCTCGCCTTGCGTGCCTTGAGTGCCTTGAAGACCTTTAATGCCGGTCTCACCCTGCACGCCTTGTGTGCCTTGAGTACCCTGTTCGCCCTGATCTCCAGTCTCGCCTTGCGTACCTTGTGTGCCTTGCAGACCTTTGATGCCATCTATGCCTTGTACGCCTTGCGTACCTTGAGTACCCTGTTCGCCCGGATCTCCGGTCTCGCCTTGAGTACCTTGTGTGCCTTGCAGACCTTTGATGCCATCTATGCCTTGTACGCCTTGCGTACCTTGAGTACCCTGTTCGCCCGAATCTCCGGTCTCGCCTTGAGTACCTTGAGTGCCTTGAAGGCCTTTAATGCCATCTATGCCTTGTACGCCTTGCGTACCTTGAGTACCCTGTTCGCCCCGATCTCCGGTCTCGCCTTGCGTACCTTGTGTGCCTTGCAGACCTTTGATGCCATCTATGCCTTGTACGCCTTGCGTACCTTGAGTACCCTGTTCGCCTTGATCTCCGGTCTCACCTTGAGTACCTTGCGTGCCTTGTAAACCTTTAATGCCAGTCTCACCTTGTACGCCTTGCGTACCTTGTGTGCCTTGCTCGCCTTGATCTCCGGTCTCACCTTGCATACCTTGAGTGCCTTGAAGGCCTTTGATGCCATCTATGCCTTGTACACCTTGAATACCTTGAGTGCCTTGTTCGCCCCGATCTCCGGTCTCGCCTTGAGTACCTTGTGTGCCTTGCAGACCTTTGATGCCATCTATGCCTTGTACGCCTTGCGTACCTTGCGTACCTCTATATCCCATCTCACCAACCTCACCTTGAGTACCTTGAGTACCTCTATAACCCATCTCACCGGCTTCACCCGCGGTACCTTGTGCACCCATATAACCTTGATAACCATGTTCACTATCTCCTCCAACTCCTTGAGTACCTCTATATCCCATCTCACCAACCTCACCTTGAGTACCTTGTAAACCTTGTGTACCCGGATATCCTTGTTCACCCGTGGTACCTTGTGTACCTTGCGTACCATATGACCCAAACAATCCCATAGGACCTTGTAAGCCTTGTGTACCTCTAGGACCTTCATCACCTTGTGCACCTTTTGCGCCGGATATACCTTGTGTGCCTTTATAACCGGTGCGTCCGGTAGTACCTTGTAATCCTATTGATGAAAATGGCCCTCGAATACCTTGCATACCGGGGAGGCCTTGCAAACCTTGCGTACCTGTGGTTCCGGGTTCTCCTTGGGTACCTATAATACCTTGAGTACCGGCTGTACCTTGAATTCCTTGTGTACCGGATGTGCCTTCGGGACCTTGTGTGCCTTGTAAGCCCTGCACACCCCTTTCTCCTTGTACACCTTGCAAACCTTGCGTACCTTGTGTGCCTTGTGTACCGGTAACACCAAGCTCGCCTGCGGTACCTTGAATGCCTTGAATACCAACATATCCGTCATCCCCTACAATACCGGTTAATATCATACCCGGATATCCGGAAGTTCCTCTTAATCCTTGCAATCCTTGCACTATAAATATATTTCCGGATTCTCCTTGTGCTCCTTGCATACCTTGAGTGCCTTGCACACCTTGTTCTCCGGGATCTCCACGATCTCCTTTGTCGCCTTTCTCTCCTTTTTCACCGGGATCACCTTTATCGCCCTCCTCGCCCTTCTCGCCCTTCTCGCCTTTAGTACCTTGCAATCCCCGATCTCCTTTGTCGCCTTTCTCTCCTTTTTCACCCTTTTCTCCGATATCACCCTTCTCTCCCTTAGGACCTACTGGGCCGGTTTGACCGGTGGCGCCTTTATCACCCTTCTCACCCTTAGGACCTTCGGGACCTTGCGGACCTTCGGGACCTTGCGGACCTTCGGGACCTTGCGGGCCTTCGGGACCTACCTGCGATCCACCTATAATATCGTAATATGATTTGCCACAGGTTTCAGTTTCCGAGTCCGCGATATTTTGATCTGCCGTATCCATGCCGTTATTAGATCCCCCGGCCGCTTCATACCAATTCTTGGTTCCTATAGCAACAATAGCATGTATAGAGTCTTTATTATCGGATTTATCATCATACATAACCTCCACAATCTGACCAATTTCATGTTTGGTAAAATTGTCTAACCAGGCTATGGCATCATTATAACTTTCAAATGGAGTAGGTACTCTTAGTACCTTTGATATATATTGATCTGTCTTGTACATTATGTATAAATTTATACTAATGAAATAATAGGAGATAAAATCAAGATTATATGAATTTATCTTATGTCGAAAAAGTATTATTTGAAATATATTATAGTCAATATTATGAGATGTAACATTTTTAAGCCTTTATCTAATGATACTGGAGAATTTTTCATGTTCTCCCAATATACGGATGATCTGACTAAAGAAGATGCTGCAAAAGGATCTTATCGTGTAGTGCCGTCCAGATTTGCCGTGTTAGAATTAAATATTGATAATTTTAAAACATATATGTCCGAGCATGAAGGTTCGGAAGAAGATCCTTATCAAGACCAAAACTTAAATAGATATCTCTCTCAATACCTTCAATCCTATTATGAAAATTCCGTATGCTTGGCTAAGGAAATCTTGGGTTATGACGTAACCAATAAAGAGATGTATTGGGATGAAGATAATCTTAATGATGGATATGCCACCCAGCTGTTATGGAAGTCATTAGAAGATTGGGGATTGATTGGCAGGACATCCGTGACTACACTAGATGGATCTTATGATACATTTAAGGAGCTTAAATTCATTGGTGATATCAATATTCATTCAAATCGGCAAGCCGATGGTATGAATTATAATGATATATATTGTTATATATCTCCGTCCGATAATGAAATGGCTTATGAATTGGCAGATATAAGTGGTTTTATAGGAAAAGATGGGTCTATAAGTAGTTTTGCATTAAGTCATGGAAATCCCGGAGATCCGGATCATTATGATTATAGCCAAGTAATAATGGGGTGGACAAAAGCGGCGTACCCTATTAATAATGGCGGAATTGACGAAAAACCTCGTTCCGAAAACGGATTTTATAATTTATCCGGAAAAAAATATCCTATTATGAATAATTCTTCCGCTTCTCATATTGTGGAATCTCGGAAAAATGGAGAAGTTATAGGTGAAAATAAAGAATTTTCTTTTAATTGCGTAATTGTATTCTATGATATATATAATGATTTAGACCTAGAGGATGGTCCGATATGTTTGCATTATAACAGACCGCTTGGCATATATTTTACCGGACCTATTAATATGGAATATTTTGATACCGGGAATCAAGATACCTCCGGGTCTATACCGTTTCGTAATCAAGTCACCAAATATGTATCTAACGAAGATATTTTCGGACAAGGTACCGGTTGGTCCGTGAGACTGATGACACGAGTTGTGGCCACCCCAAATTCATCAACATATGCTATGGTGGTAGACGGCGGAGACGATTATGAAACCGTAGCCGGAGCCATGGGTCGGATTGCCGATGCCATTGCAGATATTCGGACTGATATGAGATTGCAATCCGAAAATTATCAGCTTATGAAGGATCATCTGGCGATGTTTAAAAATTATAGAACTAATATACCTTATGTCCGGAGCATAGTTATGCCTAATGAAGGACCGGTGGAGTTTTGGTTTGTAAACGGTCGGAATACCGGACAGAGAGTATACAAGCCAGATTATATATTATATGAATTCACATCCTGGAATCAAGATGAAACCGAACAATACGGATCCGGAGTAATGGAAGTTGTGGATGATACTAATATATATACTATAATTAAAGTTATATCCGATAGCTCGGATAATAGTCATACCGGCGAATATTTTAAAGTAAGCAGTCCGGTTAGTGATATAACTCCGAGCCTTATTTCTCTGTTAAATGTGAATGATTCGGAAACCGGATTGTTTGTTAAAATGACTCAATTACATATATAACCAGATTTTGAATTTAATCAATATTATTTAATAAAAATTTTTATTATGATCGATAAATTCATAACCCTTAGTAATCTTTCTAGATTTAAAGATAAATTAGATGAGCTATATGAAAAAATGCAACACGCCGAGGCGACGTATGTCAAAAAAGTAACCGGAAAGGATCTTTCTACTAATGACTATACTACCGCGGAAAAAGAAAAATTAGCCGGTATTGCAGAGGGTGCCGAAGTGAACGTACAGGCCGACTGGAATGCCACTTCCGGCGATGCTATGATATTAAATAAGCCCGAGATTCCTACGGTAAACAATGCTACCTTGACTATTAAGAGAAATAGTACTTCCGTAGGTACATTTACCGCTAATGCTGACGATGATGTTGAGGTCGACATTTCCGTGCCTACTACTGCTTCGGAAGTTAATGCTCTTCCGGATACCACAAAATATGGTGCGGGTGTGTCATTGTCGATCAATGATCAGGGAACATCGGCGGACTACGTAGTTACCTTGCAGTTGAAAGACCAGGATGGGAATAATTTAGGAACGGCACAAACTATTGACCTCCCATTAGAGAGTGTGGTTGTTAATGGTGCTTATGATTCTACCACAAAGGAAGTTGTCCTGACTTTAAAAAATGGTAGTACAGTTAGATTTAGTGTTGCTGCTCTGGTTTCCGGTCTGCAGTCCGAAATTGATGAAGACCATAAGCTGGATGCCGATTTGGTAGATGATACCAATTCTGCAAACAAATTTATTACAGCTGACGAGAAAACAAAATTATTTAACATCGAAGCTGGAGCCGAGGTGAACGTACAAGCCGACTGGAATGAAGCTGATAATACATCCGATGCTTATATCGCTAATAAGCCACAAAACCTCGTGCAAGATACTAACTATGTACACACCGACAATAATTACACTACGGCTGAAAAAACCAAACTTGCCGGTATTGGTGTAACTGTCAATGGCGGTACTAAAGCTTCCGCCGATGCTAATGGTGATATTACTCTGACCATTCCTTTGGAGGGTCTTAATAATGTCACCATAACCAATGTAGCCGATGGCCAGGTCTTAATGTGGGATGCCACTAACCGCGTTTGGAAAAATGCTAATACCGTGTCCGCCAATGATGGTACTTTAACTGTTCAGAAAAACGGCGCACAAGTCGGAACGTTCACAGCTAACCAGAGTTCAAACACTACAATAAACATTGAAGAATCTATGGTCGGCATTTCCGTTGTAACCGGAAATACGGATTCTTCAATAGATGCTGCTATAGTTAGCCAAAAAGCACAACTAATTGTAGCATCTCAAACAGACATCGATGCTCTGTTCACTACCCAGTCCGGTAGCTAAAAAAGCCGCAAATAAATCTTATTTATTTGGTCTATGAAGTCTAAATTTATATCTTTAGAAAATCTGACCAGATTTAGAGATTGGATAAATGTGGCGTTCGAAGCCCTTCAAGAAGCACTGGCTCCGGTCGCCACATCCGGCTCTTATAACGACCTGGATGATAAGCCGACTATTCCCACGATAAACAATGCCACGCTCACAATTCAGAAAAATGGGTCAAATGTGGCTACATTTACCGCCAATGCATCGCAGAATGCCACGGCGAATATCGTGGTACAGGAATTGCCTACGGTTTCCTCGTCTGATAATAACAAAATCCTTCAAGTCGTGAATGGCACTTGGACATTAGTCACACCGGTATCTATCTATATAGGAAATAGTGCTCCTAATAACTCTCAAGGAATCGATGGAGACATATACATACAACAATAGTCATGAGAGTAGTACATCACACTGGACTTAAAGTTCAAAGAATTCCGTCAGAATTCATAAGATTTATTGGAACTGTTGGTTCTATATCAACTTCCTATCCAGCTGAGAACGCATTCACCTCAGCCAATTCTTCCACGTATTGCAATTACAATCCTGCTTCAAGCGGAATAGGTGGACCTGTATTCGGATTTGGTGGATTCAATGAGATACCAGATGAGGCTGTCATAGATTCTATTAAGTGCGATGTAAAGATACGATGCACAAATTCTAATGGTATGACTTCTAGCACTATCCAGTTGTACTATGGAGACTCTGCTAAAGGAAGTGCAATAGATTTCACGAACAACACTGATATTGATGTACGAACATTCTCTGACACTGGTAGTTGGACAAGAGAAGAGATAGAAGACCTTCAACTCAGGATCTACGCAAGAAGAAGTAGTAATAGAAATGTATATTTCTATGGATCTGATCTAACTGTCAATTACTCTTATGATGAATACATATACACGGTCAATGCATCTTCTCAATCCGAAAGTGTCACTGTGAGCCCCAGCACACAAGAAGCTTCTAAAGGAGAATCTGCAACAGTGAGATTCCTTAATATCACGAATGTGTCAGAGATAGCTGTAGAAGACAACGGGGACAATGTGACAAATCGTCTTGTCCATGATTCTGGGACCACGTATCTTTATGTGATAGATGACATCAGTGCAGACCACACTGTCGTGGTGAAAGATGTTCCAGCTGTATATATCACTGTCACTAACAATTCTTCGCTTATAAGCTCAACTGTTCCTTCAAGCGGGACAACAGTCAAAGCTGGTCTTGGTCAAGATGTCGAGATCAGGATAAACACGAATGAGATAGACCACATCAACATCTTTGATGATGATGTGAAGAACAATGCTTGGGAGCTAAAAGAAAAGATAGATGAGACTACGTCCACACTTGTTCCTGGGTCATACTCTGACAACACGTACAATGGTTCTGGAACAGGGAATTTCTCAAATGGATACACTGACACTAGCAGCACCACAAAAGTGACGCTTCAAGTTGGCACTCGTAATTCTACACAATCTATATACTATAACTTCGATGTCTCATCTGTTCCGCAAGATGCTGTGATACTGTCAGTAAGCTGCAGAGCAAAGATATGCGTAAGCAACACTTTCTCTACTGCCGACACTGGAATCCAGCTTTACTCGGGTACAACATCAAAAAGTGACAGGAACAGAGACTGGTACGACAAAACTAGCGCTGCGGTATATGATCTGGCAAATATTGACGGATTCACTAGAGAAGAGCTCAGCTCAGCAAGACTGAAGATAACAGGAAGAGCTGGAGCGGCTAACAGAATGGTCTATTTCTATGGCGCGGATTTGATCATTGAGTACGAGTACAAGAGCGACGTATACTATGCGTACACTGCTGTAGCTGACAAGACAAAGACTGTGAGATTTGAGACTCGTCCGCAATATCAAGTGACAGCATCTTCTCAATCAAGCGGAGACACGATCTCTCCGGCATCGGTCTCTGTTTGGGAGGGGCACGACCAGTCTTTCAGCTTGAGTATCAGCGATCTGTCAGCTGTAGATGTGACAGACAACGGGACAAGCGTCAAATCGCAATTGTCTGGGAGCAATTCACCATACACATACACTCTTTCTAATGTCACGGAATCTCATATAATTGTCATAAAAGAATTATCTCAAAGAAAAGTATATGTGAAAGTGAATGGTGTGTATGTAGAAGCAACAAGAGTTTATCAAAAAATTAGCGGTTCATGGCAAGCATCCGGTGACCCTACTAGTTTATTCACAGATGGAAAAGTTTATATATTAAGAGATTAGGGGTGTCAAAACAAATTAATATACAAGATAGTTTATCTGCCGTATTATGCACATACACTAAAGTATGGATTAAATTCTCTAACCTATAAACCGGGTTTTTGTTTTATTTTTTATGAAAATAGCAATGTTTATAATATGTGGACGACAATATTAGGATGGTTGAAAGAATATGGCACCTGGGCATTAGAATTGATAAAAGAACATGGGAAAAAGGCTGTTATAATAGTATTACTTGTAACCGCCGCCATTTTGACAACCGTATATGTTGTAGATAATAAGATCCGCCAAGTAGTGCCGGAGTCTATTGAGCAGACTATGGAACAAGAAAATATAGATCACGAAGCTAAGCTCATCGCTAGCCAGGAAACATACGTGATGGTTAAACAGAAGCTGAGATCCATGCTCCGTGAAACCGGATGTCAATATATATATCTTATAGAATATCATAATGGTTCGGAAAATGCGGTATCCGCGTTTCCTTTTTATAAATTTGATGTGACTATGGATGTATATCAAGATGGTGTTCCGTATATTGATATCAATCCGTTGAAAGACGAACACATATTTAAATATGATATTTTTGATAATCCGGAGTTTACGAAACAACAATTTATGTATTGCTCATTTGCAGACTTTGAAAAGGTAGATCCCAAACTTCATAGGATGGCTTCTCAAAATCACGATGTAAAATGGGTATATACATATAACCTGTATTATCAAGGAAAATTGATGGGTGCGATATTAATATTATCATATCGTGAATTAAATATCAGAACATTAATTAATAATATGCACGAAGTAGAAGATATATTTAACGGAACAATTTAATAATTTCAAGATAACAATGCAGCAAATATCCAACATACAAAGAACAAGAGATTCTCAATTCGCATTAGATCATATAAAGAAAAATATAAATCATATGATAGAATCATATGATATAAAATTTGCATGTCTGGAAGGAAAATCCGAAAATATCAAAAATGATACTATTAGAACCGGATACTTCGAAATGTCAAGTGAGTTTGATGATCTGAAAGAAGCGGTAAAAAATATTAAAATTGGACAAAAATTGCTGATTGATAACAGGTCCTATATGATCGGATGTATTAAAAACTCGCTAACCGAATGTTCAGGCGTTGTTTATAACTTGCATTCCGGCCTGAAAGTAATGGATAAAACCCCTATTCGTGCCTGTGATTTGGATAACATTAGAACTCCAAACGATATAATTTCTCTTTACGAGAAAGTATCGGAATCGCTGCCTGAAATTAAGGAAATTTTAGAAAGCAAAAAAGCCCCGGAGATTGATCCATTCCTCGATACCAGATCATGGATTGTGAAGATGTGGAATGACATACATAATGCATTAGAAGACGTGCCCGAAGAGAATAAAATCATCAAAGGGATTGCTTATACAGACTTTATTATATAACATCTATTCATAACGAGATAGAAAATAGGCGTCCGCAAGGTCGTCTATTTTTATTTTATCTATATCTTTCATTTCCGGATCTAATAACTTCCAAGCCCAGGACATTTCTTCTTTAGAGGCTCCGGCATTGCTGGTGGCAAATACTTTAAGTGATATTGGTGATATTATTTGAAATTTCACACCTTTACTTAATAAAAGCATCCGAATAGCAAAATTTAAACCGGCTAAGTCCGCCAATGCCGCACTTCCCACACTACCATAACTAATGCCTTCCATATTTACTATAATTTTATCGGAACTTTTATCGGAACTTTTATCGGACTCATCGGAGATTCCGGTGTATAACTTATTGGATTTTAAATGAATATCCTGTAAGTAATAGTCAATTATTTCTCCAACAGCTCCGATGATTTTATAAATATTCTCCGATTTTACATATTCCTTATCGGGATATTCTAGTCCGGTGACCGGAATTTTATTGTAATTTATAAGGTGTATCCTATTGTGTACAAAGGATTTCATCTTACCGGACATCTTAGAACATATAATATAATATTTATAAGTGTCCGGTGTTCGGACGCACACTCCGGTGGAATTGATGGATGGGTCTATTCCTATAGTGACCATATATTATAAAAAGAGGGCTCCGGAGAGCCCTCGAAATTATTTGTTCCGGATATGTTAATCCATCTGAATGGGTCCTTCCTTGGCTTCGGTTCCCGTACTCGCCTTTTTAGTGGCATCTGGATCTTTAAGCTGAAGCATATCAATAATAGCATTGTGGAGATGTGCATAATAAATCTGCTGGAGGTAATCCATAGTCATTTCCGTATTGTTGGTTTTAAAATATTCGTTAATAACCAAGATCTTCTCCCAATCGGCCATGCCCTTGAATTTTGGTGTGCTTTCCAGTGTCCGCAATGTACTATCCAGGATTGGATAAGAAACGGTATCTCCGGCGGATCCCCAGTATTGGTATAATTGATATAAACCAAGAGTTTCGGAATATCCCACTTCGCGCTTATTAATAATATCTTGGATAAATTTGAAGACTTTCTCTTTCATATAAGTCTTATTATCAAAGACTACTTTCTTGCCCAGAGAATAATTTTTTTCCTTGAGAATTTTTTCGTATTCGTCAATAATCTCAATAATTTTCTTCTCTTCTTCTTTCAGTTGGTCGACATTCAGAGTATCCACCCAGGTCTTGTATTGTTCCAATTGTTTTTCGCACAATTCCGCGGTTTTAGCAACATCTTCTAGTTTTGCAAATTCAATGTCGGGTCTTTTAACTTTTCCCATGTTTATTCTGTTTATTTATTAAAATATTATAATTAATATAATAATTGCGACTAATATCACGGATAATCCGGCAAGTATCCATTTTAATGATTTTTTTGCACTGTCATAAAATATATTTTGGAATACTATCAAATAGTTATCATCATCATCCAATCTTTCTATTTTATACGTCAGGATGTCAAATAAATTGTTTGATGTTACAAATTTAGACATCAAATTCAAATTATCCATGATCCATTTCTCGACCACCGGGCGGCCATCATCATATATTAATAAGTTACCATCGGCGGAGATATTATCTATATTTGGATTTACTACGGTATATATCCGGCTTATCCAATCGGTCTTGAATTCTCGTCCGCCAAATAGATATTTTAGCTTATCTAAAATCTTCTCGTTTTTAAGAATCCGCCGAATATATATGTTGTATTTTATGAAGTTGAATATTGATATCACAATAAACCATTATTTATTATAATAAAAATATAATATATAGAGGGTGTTTTTTACAAAAACTTTAAAAATTATATGTTTTTTGTAAACCCCCATGCATATATGCTGTTTTTTAGGTTATTCTTTAATCATTAAATAGTATAAAACAATGAAATCATTCACCGAACAAATCTTAGAAAACAATAGAAGGTTTAACGTTGTATCCGGCAAGGATATGGAAGAATATGTAAACAAACTGGGTAAGAACATCCCGGATGATGTTCGGAAAGTTATAAACCTCTTAATTCATTATAATATAACCGATGAAAGTATATTAAACAGAATTATACATGGCAGCGCTACCGATCTGAAAGTAGTAGCACGAGACACCGGCATATCCCAGAGTAATATTGAAAGTCTGAAAAATGATCTAAATAATATTGGAGATGCTAATATAGGAATACTTCCTCTTCTTGTAAATGATGAAGATAGAAAATCTTTAATATCCGGCGATAAAAATATAGAGGATATTACACTTGATCTTACTTCCGAGAGAGGAAGAGCTCGTATTGTGAAGCAATATTCTAAACTGGCGGTATCTATTGCCGCTAAATATAGAGGCAAGTGTGGGTTAGATTGGAATTCATTGGTAAGTGCGGCCAATATGGGGTTGGTTAAAGCCATGAACGATTACAAAAGAAATACTCATTCTAATGTTGAGGATGATAAAATGAAGAAACTTAGTTTCAAGCAATATGCCGGATGGCGCATCAAACAACAGATCCTTAATGATATTAACAATTATTCCAGAACGGTCCGGGTCACTCAGCATGGATTTGAAAAAGCCGAAAAAGAAGGACGTTCTTTCTCTACTGTTCGTATAGATATTACTAATAGTGATAATGAAAATGGGAACTTGGCGGATAAACTCCCGGGAATGACCGTAGACCCGTCCGCCGGAAAGATTCAAGATACCGGACAAATGGAAAAAATCTATGATATGATAGATAAGAAGTTCCCGGATAAGACCACTTCTATATTCTATTCATACTTTGGATTACACGGATATAAAAAGATGACCGGAGTAGAACTAGCAAAACAATATGGTATTACCGGAGCGGCCGTATCACAGAGAGTTAAATCCGTAATTACATGGCTGCAGAGTGATAAAAAAACTCGCCCGCTTTTACAAGAACTCTTGGATATATATAGTGAAAGCTTAATATCTAGCAATTATCGGAATCTCGAAGAAACTTTAGTCGGGGATGATATGTTCGAATGTTTAGTAGAAGGGTGGAAATATGCTTCTCCGGAATATAATATCAATCGGATTGGGGACTGTTTAGATAATCTTCCGGAAGAAGAAGCTATACTGATTGAGAAGTGCATAATTTCCGGAGATATAGAATTTATCGATAATGTCTATGATGATCATAAAGAGCCGATAAATCTATTTTGCTCTATGATGTATCCGACACAATCGGGTTGTTCTGATACCGGAATTATAGAAAAACTCTTAAGTGTCAATGAACATCTTAAAGATTTAGAAATACTATAAATATGAAGTCTATACAAGAATCTATAATAGGACGGAAAGGATCTAAATCAATATATAAGTTATCTAATCCTAAACTAGAAGATTTGCACCACCTAGATGTGGTAAAGTGTGCAAATGGCAATATCTATATATGTATAGATCCGGATAGGTTTCAGGATCGAGTAGCTAGAATTAATGAATTTGATGTTTATAGAATTATTGGTGGTCTTGTATTACGGTTAGGTTTAAACCACTATTATCAAGATCTTCGTTGTAAGACCGGTGGTAAAGAATATAATATAGTAGCCGTATATAGAGGTATATTCGTTAATAAAGATTATCCGGATTTTCAAACAATTTGGAATATTTTACAAGAACGGATGAAAGAAATAGTTTAATTTTATGGAAAAACTTAAGAACTTTTTTAAAAAAATATTAGATAACTCCAAGGTAGTTATAATTATTCTATTGTGTATCATATTTTTACAGACATGCTCTCATTGTTCTCATAAGACTAAGGATCGGTGGAAGGATGCACAATATACGGAGGCCATTGCTTCTAAAGATTCCACAATATATTCTCAAAAGACAATTATAGATTCATTAAGTGTAAAAATCATTGTTCTGGAAGATTCATTAAAATTATGCCAATCCGGATATAAACAGGCTATAGATAGAGAAAAAGCTTTGAATGATGATAAGGTTATGATGAGAGAGATTATTCGGAATCAAAATAAATCTAAGGAGTAATTATGAAAACATTACAAGAATCTATAATAGGCCGGAAAGGCTCGCAATATTTTAGGGGAAAACGTTTATCTAATCCCAAAATAACAGATTTAAGACATTTAGATGTCTTAAAGACAAGAAACGGCTGGTACTATATATGTCTGGATTATAAACAATGTTCCCCCGGAGTCCAGCATCAGATAATCAAACGAGTCAACCTTGAAGCCTACACTATGCCGGAAGGTGGCCAGCCCGGGACTATTTGGTGTTTGGGATTGCATCAAGAATACGATATGGATCTTCGGATTCCCGATTGTCCGGAGGATGATATAGTAGAAGTGTATAGAGGAGTATTAAATACTGCAAATTATGAAAGATTCCGAGATCTCTGGGATGATCTGAAAAATAAAATGAAAATATGATGAAAAAACTAGATAAATATATTAATGAGTCTATAGAAATGAACCCCAGTATGATGGCATCAATTACTACCGGATATTTGAGAAGCAATAAAGCCGTAAGGGAAAAAAATCAAATGGGCTATTGAGCCGAGTACATTTTTCTCTATGGTGAATTTTTCAAAATTATTTTAAGAAAATAGATATTATGAAGCATATTATCGAATCTATAATAGGCCGGAAAGGGAGTCAATTTTCACCAAAAGACGATATTCGGATAGGAGACATATTAGTAATGAGGAATGGGATGTGTTGGTATCTACAAGACGATATGATGCTTACATATTACGCGGTAGCCTCGATCAATATTATGAACGTATATATTGATGATTTTTTAAGTTCATATGACAATATGCTTAGAGATATCAGATGTGGTGAATATAATGATTGTGATATTGATATTGTAAGTATATATCGCTCCGGCAATAGCATCCGTAATCCTAATTATAAAAAAATTGAAAATTTTATCAACCATAATTCTCCTATATGGAAATCTAAATAAAAACATGCGCATATTGCGCCGGAAACGCGCTTATTTTAAGCGATCGGGATATAACTAACATAACTGCACATCTAAAATAAGATCGCTTGTTATATCGCAAATATGAAGTTTTTTAGAAATATGAAGCACATACATGAATCTATAATAGGAAGGAAAGGAATGACAACACCGAACTTCTCAATATCCAATCTCGAATCGGGGGATATATTAATACTTAGGAATTGGCGGGTTGGGATTATAAATGACTCAAAAGAACGAATAATCAGTTATTGGGATAGTGATACTACTCAAGTATTTAGTCTTTCTTTTTATGACAGAAATATGTGCTATAATATGAGTGAGTCTTATGATATCATGGAAGTATGGAGAGATCGAACCGGAAAATTGCCTCGTAAGTATAATGAAGTATCTAAACAGTCCGCATGGGATACTAGTTATATATTAAAATTTTTACGCGATCTAAAACATATGATTCCGAAATATAATATGGAGCAGATCTGGAAGAGAGACTAAAAAAGGACCGGTGGTCCTTTTTTTTATTTATATTGGAAAGATTCTAATCTTCGCAGCCATCCTTTGAGATAAAATTTTGCTCCATTGCAGTTGGCTAGATATGCTCTTCTTTGTCGTACTAGCTTGTCGAATAACTCCGGGGAAGATTGTGAATTTAATACCGAAAGTGTCTGAGATCCGAATACTCCATCCATAGATACACCCAAGGATTTCTGTATCATCCGGACATATCCGAGTCCGGACATCCAGACACAGTCGAAGACCAGATCGGCAATAGACTGGTTCTTTATATTATCTCCTTTGATCTTGTTCCAGAACAATGTTCGAGCGATATCCAAGATATCGACTTCCGTGAGCTTCTTGAGATCTTCTATGGTGGGTGCGGGCTTGCCTTTCTTCCGGCAGTATGCCTTATAGGTGTTTAAGGTAACCCCTCGCCATGTAGGTCCGCCGGAATCTTTAGGATCGTTGGCATAACCACCTTCCCATCCTAAGGTTTTGGATAATGATTTTTTCAGATCGGCCATAGTTTCACTTTCTTTCAAATATAGTATTCATACCATAATGGATATTTCCTTTCAAATTGAGGGCCACAAATGACTTAAGATAGGAACTGACATATTGTTCTTCCGGATCTATGGGGCCTGGGTCCGTAAATCTATATATAGCCATAATATCCATCCCTCTATTCTTGTGTTTATATATCAAATTATGATTATAACTATTTATAGCTATACCTTCATCCGGGCCAGTGGATGTATTTTTACCATGAATCATATCTCCATAGACTACCATATAACGATTATTTCTTAGGACTACAACATCTCCATCTTGCAACTCGATAATTGGATTATTTGATGTCCCTCTCCGACCTATTATAGATTCATAAATATGTTTCATGATTATAATGTGTTTGGTTGGAAGAAGTAATCATTAGCATGTAGGTTCCGGATTTCTTCTTCAATTTTTTCAATTTCCTCCTGAGCGTCGCTTTTAAAATCGGAATAGTTGATTTCCACACCACCCGGATACTTAAAAGTGAATGTTCCGAAGATCTGTGTTAATGACATTTTGACCATACATACACAGTAACGGAAGAAGTAATAGTTTTGATATAAATCTTGCAGGCGGATCCGCTTCCAAGAATCAATCAATACATCACTTAATCCAAGATCACCATATACAATAAGTTTTTTAGAGAACATATTATAGTTATAAGAAAGAGTGGGTTGAAGAGTCTGCTGAAATGTATCCACTTCATACATAGATACTACATAATCCTTTAAATTATATCCGATTGCACTAGCTCCCATACCCCCACCAATAGCACCTATTCCACCATACATAGAATACGTGCTTAACATCATTCTCTCTACCGAGAAATCTCCCATAGCGCCGTATTTGAGATTATTGGTTTTATAACAGCCTTGGACCGCCATGATCTGAGGGGGAAGCTGCACTATCTTGTTCATCATATTTCCTTTACAGAACTCGGTGTTCTTAATCAAATAAAATCTCTGCTCTACTGATTGGTCATCATTTTGCCAGAACCACTTGGCTACCTGTTCGATGATTCTCGGAATACGGGCGAGTGGTATAGGGTTAGGAAGTAAGCAGGACTGGGTGACTTCTTCAATCACCGACTGCATAAACTGCATATCTATAGCATCTTCCCATTCCGGGGTATAAGGGGATAATGTAATTTTTTCTTCCATATTTTCACTATAATTATATAAAAAATAAAAGGTCTCTTGCGAGACCTTTGTATGTTGATTTTCACATTGAATTCTATCTATTAAGAGTATCTTAAAGCCTTGAGGCATCTGTTCATAACATCGGTGACCAAATTACTAATATCTTGCCATTCCCATCCGGAAATATTTTCATCATCTAATTCTATTTGGAAGTCTTCATCATCAGTATCGGCTAATTCGGAAATAGCATAAGTCATATTAAGATCACGCACTCCTTCGAAATTTTCATACCACTCCGGATCTGAAAGCATTTCCAATCGGCTAGTGCAATATAGCTTGGTGATTTCTTCCGATAGGTTGCATAATTTAGATAATTCTTTCCAGGTTTTTTTATCATTCAAGACTTTTTCCACCTTTTTTAGATCATTTTGATCAATTTGATATGGAGTTCTTCTTTCTTTGACATTCTTAATAGATTCCGTTAAACTTTTCATATATTAGTTTTTTTTTTTTAAAATACTATAACTCTTCAGATTCACTGATAAGGTCCTTATACTTTTTAAGCTTTTCATCTATCCTCCGCTCCATATCGCTCATCTTAGCCAGCATGCTTTCCCAACTACCGGGAGTACTGCCATAACGGCTGGATTGTCCGGGTTGCTGTGGTCTTTCACCGCCAGCTAAGTTGAATTTCTCTACTTCTTCTTGTTTATATTTCTCATTGAGTTTGAGATCTGCGTCGGAAAGATGTAAGTATTTCTGAACTAAGAACTTAGAAGCAAAGAAGGTTACTTCATTACCTTCCATATCCATATCTTGAAGTTCTTTCATATTGTTGATAGATTCAATACGGCGATCCATGAGCTGGATTTCCATCATCTCTTCAAATAGATTATAGGAATGATAGTGGAGCTGGATACAATCTTGGAATTCCGGAGAATCCATCATTTCGGGCATATCCAGGCATAGCTGGATCCAGATAGGCTTTAAGATAATCTGTGAGAATATATTTCTCATTCTAGTGACGTATCTTCCAAAGTCTATTTCGTTTCGGGCATAAGACTCGGCATCGGTACCAAACCAGCCTTCTCCGCTATCTACATCAAATCTATTCAACGGGATTTTAGATACTTTATAAAGCTGGTTCCTAAAGAATTTCAGATAATCGGAATCTAAAAGATCGGGACCGGAATCTCCGGCAAGGGTCTCGATGTCCGGTGTTCCGCTCTCCGATTCCGCCATCCAATATTCCTTATTGAAAGGCATTTGTGGCTGGCCATTAATAGTCAGTTCACCGCTCTCCGATATAAATTTGATATCTTCCCGATATCTCTGCATAGCCGAATTCAATGTCTGAGATCCTAATGCCCGGTTCATGCCTTTCACCGGAATCGTGAATTTCATCTTGTACTGAGCATTAGTGACACAAAATATAATCTGAGCTTGTTCGATGATTCTATAAATATTAAATGGCCGTACTAACCGCTCTAGATAACTGGTTCTCGATATAGCCTCCGTTTCTTGGAATACTATATATATTACTTGAGAATCCAATAATTTTCTTTCCTTAGCCTTGACATCTTTATATTGTACCCAATACCATTTATCATTCTCGAATTTCTTAGTAAGTGTTGCCGGATCTAATGGCACGAGTCCTATGATTTTTGTAGGTTTCTCTAAAGAATCATATACTATTTCCCAAGCCAGGCAACCTTCTACTAGAAATCTTTTGAAATCATCCCACGCCTTGGTTCGCCATTTAAGCATCTTATAAAAACGTTTGAATCCGGCGGACACACAATCATTAATCTTTGATCGGACACTTTTATTATAATCCACAAGGTCTTTGTCATCAATAAAAGGTTCCGCAAAATAAACAAAGTTGGAATCATATACAATGGCTTCATTAGAAAATGTATCTAATATATCTTCTAATTCCGGCTGCATAGCTAATGTCCGGAGGTTTTCTCGCTTGCTAGAAATATCTTTTTCATAAAAACTCTGATCCGCATTAGCCTTTTGTTTCCAGGCGGATTGAAGTTGTTGGAAGAGATTCTGATATGTAATCTGTCTTTCATCGGGCAACAGGTTTTTATCGGCCGGGATAGCCCGCATGTTTTTAATAACCTGTTCATCATAATTCATTCCCAGTCGAGAAAGATTAGAAAAGAACCGAGCAATAGTCTTTTTAGACTTCTTTTCCGCAAATTCTATGTCTTTAGAAGAATATTTGGGCTTGAATTTAGTAGTTGTATTCATTCCGGGAATATCTTGCACACGAGCTTCCGAAATTACTCCGGCTTCCTGTAAATTTTCTTGCAATATATTATATTCGTAAGGATTATAAGTTTCCATATAATATGTTTTAATGATTAAAAAATAATCATAATATAATGTAAGTTAGTATAAGAGATCTAAATTTCGTACATGATAAAACTATTTTTCATTAAATACACATGTATTATGATTAGCCTGCATTATCCGAAATATAGAAATTTAGTCAATATACTAGGATCATCGGAAACCACTTATTTAGCTCCATTAAGGATTCCGATAACCGGTTTAGACTGGCCCGGCATCTGTAACCCATCCGTATTTGCGGACGGTGATAAAATCCGGTTAATTCTTAGAAATGTTAATTATATCCTTCACAATTCCATAAACCCATACAGATTCTGGTCTTCCTGGGGACCGGTTCATTATTTGATACCGGAATATGATCATTCACATCTCAGAACCCGGAATTGGTTGTGTGAATATACGGAGAATAATATAAAATACAACATCATAAATACAACAAAAAACGATAAGCCGGAACAATGGGATTTTGTCGGATTGGAAGATGCTAGGTTGGTAAGGTGGGATGAAAAACTACTGGCTATAGGAGTCCGGCGAGATGACAATCCTACCGGGATGGGGAGGATGGAGATAATGGAAATTACGGAAGATGGTGATGAATTATCTAGAACCAAAATAGAAATACCCTGGGAGAGTTATTGTGAAAAAAATTGGGTGCCCATTATCGATATGCCTTGGCATTTCATGAGGACTTCAAACCCGGTATGCATAGTGAAAGTAGACCCCAAAGATCTAGGTGGAAAAATGCTAGCCGAAATAGTGCTGGAAAAAGAATGGTATGATATATCCGGGGTAGATGGCATATATAATGCACCATGGCAAGAGGGTACTTTATTCCGCGGTTCATCGCAGGTCATCCCATATAAAGACAATACGCACATAGCCATTGTACATACTTGCGAATTATATTTAAATGAAATGAAGCGAAAAGTCGCTAAATATATACATCATTTCATAATATGGGATAAAGACTGGAATATCATTAAAATATCTCCGTCATTTTCGTTTAATGACCACCATATAGAATTTACTAATGGATTGGCATATAATAATGGAAGGTTTTATATTCCGTTCGCATTGCAAGACAATTTTTCATATATGATAGAAACATCGGATACTAATATAGACAAACTAATAGATGGAAAATTAGATCTTGGTGAAAATATGGAATTTTTACCAAATGCATCCATTTATTATAACAACTATGATGGATTTGAAAAGGCCGAAAAAGAAGCAAAATTTTGCATAGAAAATGGATATCCGGCGGAAGCATATTGCAGATACTGGAGGATGTATGAAAGAAGTTCGGAATTTCCGATTTCTATAGAAAAAAGAATCACATATCTATTAAACATCCTGCGATCGATAGGATGGGGGGTTCGAGATCTGGAAGCATATAATGTTATTTCTATACTAGAATCAATATGCCCTGACAATCCCGAGATATTAATGCATGCGGCTGATTATTTTTGCAAAAAAGGAGCGATGGGATTAGCACGATCATATCTGATGAGGTCTATCCGGAATGTGGATAAGGATTATAATTTCCAATATATGTCGGAGGTTGATTTTTATAATATAAAATACAATATAGATAATGATCGGCTTGAAACCGCCGACGTAAATAATATGAGCGAGGTGGAGCGCATCTTATAAAAGCTTATGAAAATTCTGAAAAATATATTAGGCGAAAAAGCAAAAATCTATCATTTATATACGGATTCCACTCCTCGATATGTCGGAGGTTCCGCCGGAATTGCTTTTTATAACGGCAAGCTGGTTTTATCTATCAGACAGTCCACTAATATTCCGATAGGAGGATATCCCCATTATGATTGGGGTTTTGTAGAAAACCATATGACATCATATTTAAATAACTCCATATGCCGTATAGGAAAAATAGATCCAAAAATATTTAAAATATCGGACCCGGATACACCAATATATATTGAAACAAAAAAATTCAATACCGTACCAAATAAAGATAAAGGAATATTTCTAGGATTAGAAGACCCTAGACTATCCGTATGGGATAATACCTTATATATTTACGGCACCCAATTCACTAATGAATATCCTTGTGCGGAAGCGATGGTGTATTATATTCCGAATGATAACATGGATGATTATATCAAATATGGGTTCCTTCCGGGAATGACTCACTATTACGGGAGCCTGTGTACGGAAAAGAACTGGATGGCTATTCCGGGGAAAGATATGGATTTTGTATATATGGTCTCCGCTGAATATAAAGAGACGGGTGTATTTTCAAATGATTTAGGGAATTTCAATATTGTCCCGGTAAAATATAGCGATCTAGATACAAAATTATCCAGATTTGAGGGCTCCGTACCTATAGGGACTACTTTTTTCAGAGGATCTACGCCGCTTATAAAACACAATGACGGATATATGTGTATAGTACACAATTCGGAAAGAATAGATGGAAAATTGCAATATACGCACCATATCGGGTTTATTAATGATGATTTTACGTCGTTTACGGCCAGCGAAGGGTTTAAATTCGAGCAACCCGGTATAGAATTCACTACCGGATGGTGTATGGATGATAATGAAAATTTATATATACCATATTCTACAACAGATGGTACCACAAACTTGTTGATAACCACACAGGAGACCCTGATTTCTTGTATATTAAAAAACTCCGATTATGGTCCAATTCATACGGATCCGGAATTCACGGCGGACATGCTAGTGAAAACAAATCCGGCTGACGCCGCCCAATATTATTGGAAAAGCTGGATTCAAAACAACAACAGAGATTCTTTATATAGCCATTATGCTATACTATTGCATTATTTAGACAGATATCTTCTTCCCAATAAATTGGATTTCTTAGAAGACGATGATTCCGTAGATGCGCTAGTACTTAAAATCTTTAATCACCGGAGAACTCATCAAGGATATAAAGAATTTTATGACATGTTAGATAAACTCCCTAAAGATTGGAGGTCTAAAATACGGAACAAATATATTAAAATGTATAATTTTGAAATGTTGATAATATGAATTCAAAGAAGATTAAAGAATTTTTAAAAAAATCAAATTTTTTTTTTTAAGAAAAATATTAAATGGATATTGCTTACAATGTGTTTGGTATTGAGCATATTGTTATTCAAGCAATGTGATAATGCATCAAAATATAAAAAAGAGACGTTCCGGTTAGAAAACAATATACTAGCCATGAACGATACTTTGAAAAATTACAAAGATAAAAATGGGCTAAATGCCGCCACCATGAGGGCCTTGCAGCTAAGAATGAATGAGCTTGCGGATAGCCTGAAATTGGAAAAAGGCAAAGAACCCATCACTATCTTACAATATGTTGCCGGCATGCATGATACCATCTGGGCATCCGTTAAGGTTGTGCACGATACTATGTACATAGAAGAAATATGGTCCGATTCCGGAATACTTACAATATCCGATACTACCGTATTTGGAAAATCTTCGCGTTATTTAAATGTATCCATACCATATGGTGTGAATTGTGAGACTGGCAAATTACAGACGGAGGGTGATGCTATAATAGATTTAAATCAGGATGTCTGGATTGATAGTTATATATATAAAGACAAAAAAGGATATACCTGGATGGATCTTAAGTCGGATTATCCGATATATTTCCATAACGGTACGGCTATAGCCATTTCAAATCCTAAAAATGAATATAAAAATAGGAAGCAATTTGGGTTAGGTTTAGGATTACAAGTCGGGTATGGCGTATCATTTCCGGACAAATCCGTAAAAATGTCTCCTTATATTGGTTTAGGTATATCATTAAATTGGAATCCAAGATTTTTACAATTTTAAGAATTTTTATGATAAGCATTATCACACCAACACATAAGAGAATGCCACTCATCGAAATGGTTATAGAATCTGTTATGAATCAAACGTATACGGATTGGGAATGGATAGTCCTGGATGCGGCGGAAGTGCCATTTTTCAAAAAAACATTTAATGAATTTATAAAAACCCACCCCATATATGAAAAAGATTCCCATAAAGTAAAAATCTTTGAAAAAAATATGATAGGGTATTCTATAGGGGAAGTAAAGAGAGAGGCTATAACTCATATCTCATGCAAGCCCGATGAATGGACTATACAATTAGATCACGACGATATATTATTTTCGAATGCTTTAGAATATATTGATAAGTGTGATAAATTTTGCGGATCCGAAATAGATTATATGTCCGCCGACAGGTTTTCTTCTACTTATGATATAAACACGGATATGTTTTATAGTTGCTGGTATTCGGATTCTCTTGATTATAAGCTGGTAAATTCGGATCCATTGTGTGTGGGAAATTGGACTCTATCGTTTCCGATCGAGTGTGCTGTGAGATACAATTCCATGCCGGCCGGTGCTATTCCACCGATGCATCCTAGGGTATTAAGAAGTAGGTTTATAAAAAATCCGGCGTTTGCACCCGGCATAGTAGATCTAACACACGAAGATCTAGTTCAAATGACCATGGTAGGATATCTTTTAAGGGGTGCATGGATTGAAAGCCCTCTTATAATGGATGTGACATACCGGGACAATAATGAATATATAAATACATCACGCATTATGGAGAATGCCGAGGGAAATGATATGGCCGGAGTTGTATATAATGAACTTAAAGATGTATTTGACAATTTATTAGGACTCGATTATAGAAGAAAATTTATATTTTTTGATCCTAAAAAATAAATATATAAAATGGGTAAAATTGTTGTTGGTTTTCCTTGTATAGGGAAAAGTTCTTTAAAAGAAATAGGTTGGATTGATTTAAGAAGCGATTGCTTTTGGGTTGGTGAAGATAATATGAAAATCCGGCCGATTGGATGGTATGAATCTTTTTGTAATGTAGCTATAGACTTAGCGAATCAAGGATATAATGTGTTAGTACCGTCGCATGAGGCAATAAGAAGATATTTAAAATCTAAAAATCAAGAATATATAGTGGTTTTCCCGGACCCATCTCTTAAAGAAGAGTGGATTCAAAAGTGTTATGACAGATATAAAAACGATCCGGATAGAGAAACATTGGCGGCATATGAAGCCGTCAAAGATCATTGGGATGAATTTATGAACGATCTCAAATATGAGTACCCGGCTATTATCATACAAAATATGGATTATTCTCTTAAATATCTATTAGACAACGCCAATGAATTTTAAAAAAGAGTCGAAAGATCCTTTGGAAGAACCCAGTATTATTTAATTATGAAGCACATTATTGAATCTATTATAGGAAAAACTGGTGTGAAAATAAAACCCGGAAATTTATACAAATCACTTGAAAAGTCTTTTTCGAGAAATCTAGAAACATTTATAATTAGCATGGATTCGGAAGATAATCTTCATCCGGAATTATCCGAAGAATATGGCTTAAGTGAACTTATACTTAAACGAGATGACTCCCAGAAAAAATTATTTCATACTGACAGCATGGTAATAGAACTTGTATCCATACAAGTAAAACCGGCTCTCCGTAATCGGGGAATAGCTTCGTACGTTTTAAGTGAATTATCTTTGTGGGCGGATGATAATAATATCGTTCTTGTTGGAGATCCGGATGATATGTTTAAAATATCATTAGATGTGCTGTATAAATTATATGAGAAGTTTGGATTTGAAAAATCGGAAAAATATAATCCAACACCAAATGCTTGGGGAAAATATCATAAAATAGTAAGATTCCCAAAATAAAAAAAAGGACCTCGTGAGGTCCTTTTCTTATTATATTCACAATCTGATTAAAGTGAATTCAATTCTGATGCTATCTTAGAAAGCACGGCCAGCTTGGCAGGATCATTCTTATATCTTTGGGTGAGCTCGGCAATCTTCCGGCGTCTCTGGTCATTTTCGGAACTTTCAAGAGATTCTTGGATTTGCTGAGCCTCTTGTGCTTCCGCATCCCGGATATTCTTACCAATTGCTTCGGAAAACTTCTCGGTGAGGTCCACTTTGGTTTGCTTTTTAACGGTATTAAGTACCTCCGTAATATCTCCAAATTCATTTAATCTCACATTGTGACCGGACAATATGCTTTTAACAGCAGCTTTACCATCATTTTCAATAATGAAGAATTTATCAAACTGCGACTCAATTACATACACATTATCCATAACATGAACTTTATCGAAATTCTCCACTAATTTAGCTAAAGCTTCCAATACGGCAGCTTGGTTATATTTAGATGCCGTATTAGGAAGAGCGGAAATATATAAATTGTTATTTTCGCGCAACTGGGATGTCGTCATAACTTTCTTGTTGTCGCCGGAAATTAAAGTAACTTCATCCTGTTTAGAAACTTCGTATTTTTTGTTACCGAAATTCAAAGTCACAGTTTCATTAACGGTATCTAAAGAAACCATATTGCTTTCCAGGAGCTGAGAAATAGTGATAAATGTGTCACTAACTTCATTAGATTTTGCTTCATATAAAAGCTTGTCCTGAATCTTATATATATTACCAAGTACCTCGAAGAATATTGCACCATCATTATCTTCTACTATAGAAATAGGTCTAGTGGCTTTGAAGTTATTGATGTATTCTACAATAGGTTGGTCTTTATAAATAGATTTAGCAATATTGCGGAATTGTTCTACATGCATTACACTTTTGAAAGCACCGCTTTTGATGTATTGGACGACTTCGTCTTCTTCCATTTCCAAAATAGGCATGACTTTTTCAGCCGCATTGCGAGCTAAATAATTATAAGTAGACTTATTAGCTTGAATGTTCTCACAAGCACTTGAGATAGCCCAAGAATATTTGTTAGCATTCAAAACATCGGATACTCTACCAAGCGCCTCTGCTACTCCAGAGTCATAAGTATAATCCTTTGCTTCTCTAATAAAATTGTTAACCATTGCGCATGTGGTCTCTCCGGCCATGCATGCTTTTTTATACTTGCTGATTAAATCTTGACCCGTAGTAGTCTGAGCGGAAGCTTCGAAAAGAATTGTAGGAAAATCGAGCTTCACCAATGTCTTGTAAATACTATTCATTTCTTATCCTTTATTTGGTATTTCAATAATAATTAATTCATCATATATTTATAATTGGAGACTTTGATACTCCGCCGGTACATATGCTCCGATTGTAGCTGCCGCAGGATCCACGACATCCGGATTCCATGCGGAATTATTGCTATTAGTTATAACGCGATCGTATGCTAAACCGCATATTCCTTCCGGATAAATATGTATTGCTGAATTTATGGGTACTTTAGAAATATGTCTTATAGAATCATTATAGGTATCATTATCCGGATTTTTAACAATGAATGTAAAGAAGTCGGATGGGTAAAGAGTTTCATAAAACGATGTGTTGATATAATAAAGATCTTGTTTTTTACCGGAAGTCGTATTACCTTTAGGATTAGCACTTAAAATGCGGCCTTGCCACATATAATTACCTTCATCGTTTGTTGTACGAATATAATTATTCTGTCCTGATTTAAAATAATTCAAGAACGAATATCCATCATCCGTAAGCGGCCACTTCAAGGATTCCGGAGTAGTGTCTTGTCTATCGGCAAACACGGTTGTTATATTGCGTGATCCAAACCAGAATAAGTTATCTATATTAAAGCCCCCACTAGCGGACATCTTCAAACTTCCATCTAATAATCTAAATTGATTTAGATAGAAATAGTATCGGTTTTCTCCACTATCCGCCTTATATTTGATTTTATCTTTACGCAAAAATCCTTTGGGTGTTGCAAATTCGTAGAAAAACTCAAGGGAGGTTTGATTATTGTGTGTATATTTATATCCGGTAAGGCGGATTTGCGAATATATGTCATGACTTGCAAACCAAGAATCAATGGTTGATTTATTTTGCCACTTTGTAAATTCCTCGAACTTCATATTCTCATCAATAGATATAGTCATATTTCTTCCCGAGCCCTTATGTGATAATGAAGATGCGGCATTAGCGGATGTGCCGGATGTCGTATTCAAATATATAGTCTGGCTCCAAGAACGGCCGTCTAATGAAATTCTAGCCTTACCAATACTACCTAACACCGGCACTCTAACATAAAGATGATATTTTTGGGCACGATATATGTCCAGCGTCGGGTTGTTTCGATTATCGCTTAAGTTCTCATGGAATATATCCGCAATAAGGGATGGTATCCAGCCCACAACCAATTCACTTTCTATATATAGAAATTCCCCCGTTGATCTTACTGTCGAGCCGGTACCGGAAAGCGTATCAAGATCATCAGTACTAATAATATTACCCTCTCCCATCCTGCCAGTAATCGGATTATCGGACTTTCGGGCTGATAAAATATTACATAATACACCCAATCGATATTCTTTCAGATAGTTTCCGGTAATCGGTGTTTGCAAAGTGCTGACAGCATTAGTAGTTATGCCGTTGTTAGTGACAATATTATCAGCCTGTATTGTTTTTTTGAAAACAACTGTATCATATAGAATATTTAATATTTTGTTAGGCAAAGTGTTCTTATCGGTATTCATCAGATCGCCGGACGTTTTCGCTAATGATATAGGCGCTATGAAATGCTGATTATCATTCCATCCACCATTATCGCCGAGGTTCGGATTCCATTGGCTAGCCCACATAGCCATAGCATTGGTTCGCATTCCTCTTTCTAATGAATATAATGCGGTGATTAATCCTCCGCTAGCATTATCGCCATTCGGCTCTACACCGATACTTCTTAGATAATCATGCAAGCTATAATTTCGAAGTTTGTGTATAATTTCGCAATCATATTTATAATCAATATAGCATTGCGGGCCTGAAACGTGAGCAATACCGAATTGAACGCGGCGGTATGGAGGATTTTCTCCGGGCTCTTCATGTCCGGTGCTGTCGTCATATACCGCTATAATTAAATCCCCGGTTTGTATATTAGAAATCGGCATGCCATCGTAGGGTGCTAATATCCTGTTAATTGTAATAATCTCTTCGGCAACGCCGCCGGTAACTTCTCCTCCGCATAACCAAATATTAGCGGAATCTCCTTTGTCGCCTTTTAACCCTTGTGCGATGATATTGGTTTGTTCCCCGGCAATTTCCCAACAAAATTGATCAAGTTCCGTATTATAATATAGTTTAGGCAGAGCATTGGTAGTATTCATAATCCAATTCCAGCAATTTGGATTTTCAATATCTTCTCTAGTTGGGTCGCCCATAAAATCAGCCTCTCCAAATACGGTAACGGACATATCCCGAAATAGAGAAAGGGTCCAATCCATATATCCGACATAATTAAGCCTGCCATCGAAGAAATAAAACGGTACACATAAGAACTTCTTACCGGAATCTTCATCATAGCATACCGGGATATATTCTAAATCATTAAATATATCATAAGAGAAGAACAGTTCCGGATCGTCTTCACCATCATTCGGCAAATATATCTTATCTCCAATTTTTACCCACACATCGACCGCCATGCCATTTTCCATAATTTGATAATACTCGCTCCGATCAAAATTATCTTCGGTAGCGCTGATTACAAACTCTCTCCCAACCCAGCCGGGTTCACTATTTTCAACAACACGCACGGTCGTACTGGTGTCAGTGGCTGAAATTATCTTTACTTTACCATTCCCATACGGCATAGTTCCGGCCGAATCTCCGAAAGATTCAAATTCATATCCAAGCCCCGCCGGAGTTACATATCCGCCATCTATCATAATCATATTCTCCCAGTCGGAATCATCCGGAGTTATAAGGCCATTTGGATGATTTGAATCTATATCTACTAATGGCAATGGCAGATCCGGATTTATAGTTCCGGGATGAGTGCCGTATATAGCACAAATCAAGCTTTTGGCAAAATCGGACCACTCTTCATGATCTCCGATTTCTCCGGGCGGTACGGGGGCTCCATCCGCGTCTACTTGAAGTTTTAAATATTCATTTTTAATTCTTACTCGACTACCTCGATCTCCTTTGAGAAACGGAGCACTTACTATTTTATTTATGTTATCCCTTACCGCTTTACAAAATTCTTCGAAATCTGTCGCAAAATTCTGCGAAGATAGGGTTGGGACCGTCATATCGGCTAAAAAATCTCTAATTTCGGCCATAATTGGACTATCTTAATTTATAAGTTATTGTATAAATAATATTGTCAATGTCGGTAAGACTCTTATATTCAAAATTTTGAATTATTGTATAATTTTTATTTATAAATTCATAAAATTCATCCATGTGAGCTTCTATAATATCCACCAATGGACAATCTTGTGAGGAACTCATATCTCTAAGGGCATTAATAAAGCCCAGCCATATTTCATTATCTATTTCCTCCGGCGATAGATTCCTCGGAATTTCTTTTCGGAATATTACCGTGGGTGGCAGATTCCATAATAAATTATTCCTGCCCCAAATCATATCGGTATTCCAATCGGAATAAAAAGGAGATGATCCGGAGTTTCCGCCTTCAATCCACGGGAAATAATTTATATTGCCTTCATGGTCTTCACCTAGTTTAATAGATGGATAAGACATTGGTATTCTCTTGTTTTTTAATATAGAACATTCCCTCATTACATCACTCCGTTTATTATCCCATTGATAATATCTATAGTATTGATTATAGAACACCGGATCTTCGGGATCGATAAAAATCGGACATAGGTTTCCGGAATATCTATACATATAATCATATTTTATATTTTCCGGTTCTATATATTTAAATTCTTTAGTTTGCTGACCTACAAAGGTCTTATTCTCCTTGTAAATATCCATGATATTGTCAAATTCAATAAGATTGGGTTTTATCCATCTATCCCACAAATTCTTATCCGACACAGGACTGTCTCCTATAATATATCTTAATAAACTCTTGATTAGAATCATATCTTCGGGACTCACACCATCATAACCATCCGGAATGTCATTTATAATACCGGGAAGATCGGAATCATGACACATTTTATACAATACCAGATTATCGAAACTATTGCATTTTATAAAAATGCATATATTATCTCCAGGGGTACTAAAATTAAAACTATATTTTTCAATTTGATCCGAATTTAAAACCGTAGTTATCCATATATTTTTAGATTTTAAGTTATCCCACACATCGGACCACGCGGACATATCTTCATCATCAAAGAACTTTCTAAACATATTGCTTTCTATTGCTAAGCTACCGGAGTTAACTATAATTTTAGAAAATCTATGCTCCGGATGCCCGGCGGACATGTCATCATCATAATCGCTTCTCCAATTTGTTATACCCGTTTTATTAGCAAATTTAGCCCATTTCCAATTTTGTTTCCATGGATCCGCTTCATCTAATGAAATATCCACCCAATTAAAAGTCCCTCCGTCTAAAACCAGTCCTCCTTCCAAATAAGGAGAGCATCCGGAATATAAATTAAAGATATAATTAGGATTGTTAACTAATGCCCAGTGGAACACCGGCTGGGTGAATTTATTCACACCCACAAGATCAATGCAATTATAATCTTCCATAAAATCTAACACATTATCATGAGTATATTCACCGGACTGTAGATTATATTTAGGAATAAATTGATAATTGGTATATAAATCCTTATATTCCAAGGATTTATTCTCATATTGGACATCTATCCATAGACGTATTTGCTTATTATATAAATAGTATTCGGGCCAAGCACCGGAAATATCCTGAATATTAAAAACAAAATTCAGATTCAATATCTGCTGGGCGATCATATTGTTCTGGCGGAATAGATCTAATAAAGATGAATCTAATTCCAGCATCGGTCGTTCTCTCTTAAGAAGAAAATTCATTATATAAGAAGTATCTCGCGTCATATATTGTCCGGTGTCGGCTTGCACACCTTGAATATATGAGTCCATATTCTCTAAATCAACATTCAACAAATTATCGGACACGCATTCTCCGGTGGCGGACATGTCCATATATTCTTGCAAATATCCGATAATGTCCGGTGAAAGCCTGAAAGAGCTTATAATAGCATCACGATCGCCGGACCCGATATGACACACAAATCTCATCTTATTAAAATCCGTATATTCGGAGATCCATATAGGTATCATATATGACATCTGTTTTCCATATCGGGTATATCTCATTCGTTTGGGACCGGCCATATACGTATGAGAATGCGGGTCTTTTCTAGTGACACTATCATATAGCCAAGAATTTCCGACATATTCCCCTTCGGTGCTATAAAAATCTTCGCTTATCTCTCGATACAGATTTTTAATATTCTCTCTATGAGAATACTTTAATGTGTTTCTTTTATTAGACTCATTGAAATCTATATTATCATTAATAGGAACTATGTGTATCTCATCACCGGCAATTAGCTGAGATTCTTCATTTTTATTTACAATTATATCCAATCTTACTTGTCCGGTAAGGCTTGGGGATGTACGAAATAACTGATAACGAGCCATGTTATGACTTTGTTTTTATAAAAAAATAGTTCGGGATCCGTATTATTTTGTGAAAATAATTAATTGCATGGCTTTTAACCCTATAAAAGAAACAGTCGGTGGTAAAAAAGCGGAGGCTGTCCAGTGGACTAGCAAGATTATAAAGCAGGCTCTAGACGGCATTGATAAAGGATTACCTCTAGCGGTCAATCCGTTTTATGAAAAAAATACGAAGCTATTAAAACCGGATCTGCTATATAAAAGAACACCGGAAGAAATTCAAGAATGGAAAAGATGTGCTAATGACATCATATACTTTGCTAATACCTATTGCAAACTGATGACCCCGGATGGAATCCAAAGCATTACATTAAGAGATTATCAAGAAGATTACCTAAGACATTTACAAGCTAATCGTTTGAGTATCATGCTTTCGGCTCGTCAGTCCGGTAAAACCACTACCTCCGCCATCTTTATGTTGTGGTATGTAATATTTAATGCGGACAAGAATGCTATGGTATTAGGAAACAAAAGAGATACCGCCGTAGAAATTCTGAAAAAAACCAAAGATATCTTTTATGAACTTCCATATTTTCTAAAGCCCGGAATCCGAGTCTGGAATGAAGGCAAGATCTCTCTGGATAACGGCTGCATGATCATCGCCGAAGCTACCACCCAACGCTCCGGTATCGGCTATACCTTGCACTGTGTATTGCTAGACGAGTTTGCTCACATTGCTCCTAATATCCAAGAACCATTCTATAAAAATATATTCCCTACCATCTCCGCCGGACGCGCCCGCCTGATGATCACCTCTACTCAAAATGGATTAGAGTTATTTTCTAAGATCTATACAGCCGCCGTGAAAGGAGAAAATGAATATGCGGCATTTAAGGTCGACTGGGATCAGGTTCCGGAATGGGATCCCGATAGAAAGATATGGTATAAGCGGGATGAGGCTTGGAAGAAAATGCAAATCGGAAACTTGGGCAGTGAAGAAGCGTTCAATGAACAATTTGGAACGGAATTCAGCTCCGCCAATAATGCTCTGATTTCTAAAAAGAAACTTAATGACTGTGCTAAATCCACTATAGAATTTATAGTAAAGGATATGCCGGGCTGCTTCAATGATGATTTTTATTGGGATCCGGAGGTGGATATTTATGATCTTAAAAATCAATACTTAGTACTTACTACAGATATTTCCGAGGGCATAGGCGGAGATTATACGGTGCAAACTTTCAATCAGATTATAGGGGTATCCGACAATAATGATCCTATTACTAAAACTATAGGATATTTTCGATCCAACACTTTGGATGATAAAGAATGTTGTTCTAGATTATCGGAGTTCTATAAAAACTATCTACATCCGGAAAGATTCCTGATTTCCATAGAATATAACTTATATGGGGAATTATGGATAGACAAGCTTAAAGAGCATTGGTATAGCAATATTATCAAATTCTATAATGATGATAATTATGACAAGTTCAAATTAGGGGTCCGGATTACTAAATCTAGCAAGAATAAGATGTGCAAGCTCTTCAAGACCGCATTCGAAAAAGGATACATTCAAAACAACGATGTCAAATTCTTATTAGAGCTGAAAAATTTCGCACAATCCGGATCTTCCTATGAAGCCAGCTTCGGACACGATGATATGGTCATGTCTCAAGCTCAGCTAGTCTTGGCGGAAGAATCTCTGCAATTCAAATATCTGCGAGAAGAGTTTGAAGACCGGGAAGGCGTTACTAACGAAAAATATGTAAACTATTATGCTACTATGGGCCCGAATATTTCTAATTCAAGTGATCCGAGATTGATAAGACAAGCGTCCGAATATTTGAGAATGGGAAATTTTATGAATAGTGGCGAATTATTATATTAGTGATATGGATAACGAATATATATTAGTGACAGGATCCTCGGGTCTCATAGGATCTAGATTTATAGAGCATATTATAAATCGCAACCATCTTCAATTAGATGAATCCGGATTCTATCCGGGAATTATAGGTATTGATTTAGAAGCGGACTGGGGAAATCATTTTTCGATTTCTAATGTACGTAATTTTAAGATAGATCTAGCATCCGACAATGCTCCGGAAGAACTGGATAAGATATTTTCTCAATACCATATAAAATACGTTTATCACTTTGCCGCTTATGCCGCCGAGATTCTTTCTTATTTTATGAGATCCTTCAATTATAAGAACAATATGGTAGCCACATCTAACATCTTCAATATGTGTGTCAAATATGGTGTGAAAAAACTCATATATACATCTTCCATGTCCATATATGGTGATTGCATACCTCCATATTTGGAATCACAAAGACCATCCCCAAAAGACCCATATGCTATATCTAAAGCGGCTTGTGAAAAAGATATTGAAGTCTCCGGAGAGTATTTCGGGTTAAAATGGACTATTATAAGACCCCATAATGTATTCGGAAGAAACCAGAATATGAATGATACTTATCGGAATGTTTTGGGAATCTGGATGCACCATATCTATGATGGAGATCCGATCACTATTTATGGTGATGGAGAGCAGACCCGTTGCTTTACTGAGGTCACTAATATTCTAGAACCTTTGTATAGATGCATGGAGGATAGAAGCACCGATAACCAAATCATCAATCTAGGAGGTATCAAAAAGTATTCTCTTAATGATTTAGCGAATATGGTACTGGAGATTACCGGAACTACCGAAAAAGTATATTTGGAACCGCGGAATGAAATCAAGTTCTGCGATGTCAACCCAACTAAGTCTATTCAATTATTAGACTATAAAGATAATATTTCCGTTTATGAAGGTATCGAGAACATGTGGAAATGGGTTCAAGAGAAAAATCCCATAGGAGATTGGTATCAATGGAATGCATTTGAACTAGATAAAGGAATATATAGTTATTGGAAATCAAAGTGAATTAATATCGGAAATATTTATTATAAAAGACCCTTTCAGGTCTTTTTTTATCTTTAAAAACTTAAAAACCGTTTTCACATTATTATACTTTACAATAAATTAAATGACATAATATGTCTGATGTAAATAAAATTTTAGAAAACGAAATTGGCAATTTTGGGGGAGAGCCTCAAGAAGAAATACATGATTTGGGCAAGATGAAACACATCCCGGGTCAGCAAGATGCTCTTTCAACAGACGAACAAGCAGCATTTGAAGCCTTTAATAAAGCCACTCATAAAGAAAGACCATCTAGGGAAGATGACAGATATTATGATATCACCGGAGGTTGGATTCCTATTGATAGGGCTTCTATGGGAGAGAGATCCAGATTTTATCCCGCGGATTGGCAGTTCAGAGTGAAACCCGCTACCGTTGACGCTATCAAGAACTGGTCTAGTATTGATGAAGAGAATATTGCGGTGGTTAATAACGTGATGAATGAGATTATCAAATCTTGTGTATCCATATCTACACCTACCGGCAAGCTGGGGTGGGATAAGATCAATTCCTGGGATAGATTCTGGTTTATTCTCAAAGTCCGTGAATATACATTCCAAAAAGGCGAGCAGGCACTGGAGTTTGATGAAGAATGTGACAATTGTGGTGAAAATCTGCATTTCGTGCTTCGCGCCGATGATCTTTATTATGAGCTTCCGGACGAAGAAGTCATAGAAAAACACCTGGATTCCGAATCCAGAACATGGGTTATTGATCCTAATGATTATAATCTGCCGGGCAAAACTATTAAATTCTATATTCCGACATTGCAAAAAGACAATGCTATCATCCAATGGCTATATGCACAATCGGAAACCGGAAAGAATATAGATGAGACGTTCATCAAATTCTTGCCGTTCATGTTAGAAAAAGCCCCTAAAGATCCCACTCTGCTGGATAGAATGATTAAAGATTGTCAAAGAGAATATAAATCTTGGAATCAAGATATGTTCTTATTCTTGGATGAAGTCCGCCGGAATATTCTGATCAATCCATCGGAGAAATTATCCATGAAATGTCCAAACTGCGGTGAGGAGGTGCGCAGCACCGTGCGGTTTCCCAATGGAATCAAGTATTTATTCTCTGTTCAAGGTAAACATAGCAAATTTGGTTCAAAATAAAGCCAGATTAGCATATTCGTGCCGTACACAGCCTTCCGAAATTGATAGAATGCCATATTGGGAATATGAAGAATATCTGAAATCCATGCAGGATATCATAGAAGAGGAAAATAAGAGACAGGAGGAGGCGGAGAAGGGAAAATCCTCACGCCAGTATAACCCAAATTCTTATCAACGGCAGGCTCAAAGGTCGATACCTAAAATGCCAAGTGCTCCACGAATGCCGAGTTTTAATAAAATACCAAGACTATGAAATATCTGATTATAGGCAGACAAGGATGCGGACTCCCCGAGGTTGTTGAAGAAGCCGGACGATTGGGATTATCCATAGGCCATATTTTTCGCAGCATCTCCGAAATAGACCCGCGATCTTATACATTATCCAAAATTATATATGATTATTCGGATATTGAGAATATTGAAGAAACCAATTCATATATATTCATCCAAGAGTGCTTCCAGAGAGAAAAATTTCTGGAAGGGCTCTCTTTTTATGAATATGATAGAAATGATGTAATATATATGGGCATAGATCATATAGTCAAGATTCCTCAAAAAACATGGGATAAAATGGATGTTACTATCATATGGCTAGACAATACTTCCGATTTTAGATTCAACTATATGGCTGAAAATAAATATACACATGATTTTCAAATACAAGAAGATAATGAAAGTTTTAATATACAAGGGTTTATAGACAGAGTATACGATAAACAACATATTTATTTCTTCAATGAGGATCCTAGGCGGGTTGCTACAATATTATATTCTATAGTAAAACACCCAGACCTTTTGGATATTTATATAAAAAATTTTGATTAATGTACAGTCAAGGAGTAAATTTTGATATCGAGAACACCACCTGGTGGAAACAAGACGGGTCGGATCATTTCAAAGTACGCAGCGTATTTTTTGATGGAACTGGTATGAGCATACAAACGTACGACGGTAGGATGATTAGCGGCGATGTACTTCGTGACTATATCCAATCGGAAGAACCAATTAGCAAACCAAAAACACCTACCGCACCAAAAATCAATAGAGCTGCCCTTATGCAGGGATTGTCTTCGGATGAACTTGGAGACGTGTTTATTAATACACCGAGTGTGGGATCTAATTTAGACTCAAAACAAAATCAAAAACCTATAGAAACCGGCAAACCCGCATCATCGGAGTCCAAACCAATATCACCAGAGTCCGCAAATGATATTATTATCAAACGGATGATGGATAACCTCGGATACCCGAAAATAGATTTTAATATTAAAATTGATATCACCCAGGATTATATGGATAAACTAAAAACATCCGCACAGGTTATGGGGGTGGATATAAAAGATATTAAAAACTATATGTGTAATAATTTAAACGGTGAAGATATTCGAGAATCTCTTGTAGAACAATTTTCAAAAGCATTCGATGATAATTTTCAAGATACACCTCCGGAACCGGATGAATTAGAAAAAATAAGTACGGAATTATAATATAAAGACCCCTAGGGTCTTTTTTTTTATCTTAATTGTTTACAAAGGCGATTATATAATATTGTAAATTTTGATAATATGGCAAACACTGAAAAACATACCCTTCACTTCTCGCTCGGCGCTAACGCCGGCATCATGCTCCAGAACATCGCTCATGAGCATCTGTTCTGCGAGATGGAACCGCAAAAGGCTTGGGACGCTCTAGTGCTGTCCGGCTGTCCCGAGCAGTATGTGGCGCCGATCCTGCGTTCCCAGCTATTCCTCTATGTCATAGACGGAGGAACGATGGGTATCTGCTCTAAAGACGAGCTACCCGAAGGCGACTACGAAGAGTATCACAAATTCGATCCTCATTTTCTTTATCACACCATCCACAAAGAGGGATTTGACCTTGTCGAGCAGGGCGAGTATTTGCAAAAACATCTCTATCAATTCTTCTCTAACGTGCTGCTGTACGATCTTGACATCGACCATGCTGAAGCGATCTTTGATCTGCCAAAAGGCTGGCACTGGTCAGTCGGCGCACGATTCACTCCGATGGATCTCGCTAGAATCTGGATGACCAACGACTACCAGATGCAGCAGATCATCGAGTCTGGCGAGCTCACTAGGTGTTTTTCTCAGCGAGTGAGCGACATCTTCAATGACTTGGAGGGGCTCAGAAAATACGTGAACGAAGGATTGAAACTGATCCGAGTCCGTGAATGGATGATGGAAAATCTTGCTTGCTCCGGAGAATGCGAGGGCTTCACAGAATATATGGCGATTGTTTCCGATCTTGCCAAACTGCTCAGCGTGATGAAAGAGCTTGACGAAGACGGACTGAAAGAATGGAATGCTACTCACCAATATCTAGAAGAACATACATCCGACTATGCTGTGTCTAGACAATGCGACAATATCGCCGGAGCAACAGTCTTTGATGAACTAGACAGATTCGTGGCCGCAAGAAAAGAGCCTGAGAGAAGAGACATCTCCGAGCCGGTGAAATTCGATCACAACTGGACCGCAGGATTCATCGACCGAGACGGTAATGTGCTGGCTATGGACGGTGAGGAATCTCGGCTTGCCCACCTTGACATCGCGGATGCGGTGTTTGAGAACTGGTCGAGTATGAAAGAACTTCCCTGCGATAATTTCAACAGGGATTGGTATCTTGATAAGATGGGCTGGGTACGGTTCCATGAGGGAAGTGTTCGCTATTCCGGTTACTCTCTGATTGACACCGGATCGGCTATGAGAGATCTTCCGTTTACCTCGAGACAGAGAGATCGTCTGGCCGAGTATACAGAGAAGTTCTATCCACGCGGAATTTATAATGAAGGCATTGGTGACAAACATATAATGATCACAGCAGATAACTGGAGAGACTGGGATGATGATCAATTTAGAAAGATTTTTGAATTTTAATTTATAACATTATGATAAAATCAATTTGTGCATTTTTTGTAATTTTCTTCATCACAAGTCTCATTATACTATGCGTGGTGGTTCATAAATGGATGAAGTATAAAGAAACTAATGAATCTAACATTTGTAGGAATTGTGTGCATTACAAAAGTATCAATATAGTTCTGGATGACCTTATTGAGGATCGGGGAAGATGCAATCTCGCCGACGAATCCGGCGAATCCCGGATGTTTGTGCACGATTGTGATAAATGTGAAAATTTTCAACAAAAATCAAACCTATGACATTATTATCAGTGATTTTAATTTTTGTATCCGTAATCTTATTGGTTCTTTGTGTGTATTTTTATAATCTTTATAGAGTATATAAGAATAAATATAGACACTGGAAGTCCGAATATCGGGAGATTAACGAACAATTCAAAGCTCTTTGGTATGTTTCCAACGACATGAAATGTTTTAAAAAGGATTGTGCTTGGAGAAAAACAACTTAACCTTTTTAAATTCCGGTTATATAATATCATAAAGAAATTCTTATAATAATGAATAGACAAAAACCATATGTATTAAAACATAAAATCACAGGACTCTATTTGTATAAGGGAACTTGCGGAATAACTCTTAGGGAGAAACCTGGTAAGATTTACACTACAGATAGAAACTATCTTTCTATATATGGAGATAAATATAAGTCCTCCAACAATCCGGAAGATCGTGACATGTATACTTGGTTTGATTTTCATTATACAGATCCAATTTTTAAGAAATATCCAATATTGTTAGAATATTGTAATGGATATGATTTAAAGCAGTTACCAGGACAACGATATTTTCCTCTCAAAACAGACGAATTTGAAAAAGAATATTTAAAATAAGTTCGCTATGGAAAGAAAGATCATATTCGAAAAATTAAGCCATGTGGAGTACATTCCCAAAAGAAAATGGAAAAGTTTCCAGCTTCTTCATAAGAAAGGAGAACCCATAGTAAAACTCACATGGTTTGGCGGTGAAAAAATCACCAAAAAAGTCTATGAAGAAGATATGTATGGGGACTGCGGCAGTCTGTTTCGGGAAGAATTTTATACAAAAGAAGAAGCTATAAAGTACAGGGACATTGAAGAGCGCCGGTTTGATGAAGAAGGATATATCTGGGAAGATGCTAAAGTGGTGGTACATTTTCTAGATGGCGATAAGATGTATATCAACTGCGAATCCGAAGAGATAGCACAAGAAAAACTAAAGTTTTTTGAAGCGTATTTGTCTAATAGCATAACCTATTAAGATCATAACCTATTAAGATATGTGCAAATATTGTGAAGCATTGACATCCGATAAAATGGATGCTTATAAACATAAATATAGAGATTTATTGCCGGTTTCCGTTGACACTAAAGATTATCCGGACTACGAAGTCATGGCGGCAATCATACCTCCGACACCCATTTCTAGAAAAAGACACAATATAGACGGATTAGTATCTAATCTAAATGTGTATTTTGCCGACGATAAAAGAAAAGTGGCCAATATTTGGATTCCTATTAAGTATTGCCCTATATGCGGCAAAGAAATATCTTAATAGATTAAGAACTCGATTATATATAATTAGTAATTAAAAAAAAATTATGGAGCCGAAGTTTTCCTTAAAAGACGTAGATAATTTAATAGACACATTTGTCAACCTTATCGAAAAAGGTGTTAAAAACATTGGCGCGAAAGATTTAACTCCATTGCTTCAATATCCGGATACGGTAGTGAACGAATTTATCAATACTATAGAGGCCATTCCGAACAATCCCAATTACATCCGAGAACATTATGATGCAATTCGAGTGTATATAGGTATAAGATTAAATTTAGTATAAGTTATTCGAAATAAAAAATCATCAATTATGAGCAGACAACATCATACATTAAAAATCATGCCGAAATATTATCGGGCGATAGAAAGTGGAAATAAGACTTTTGAAGTCCGGAAAAATGACAGAGACTTTCATGTACAGGATATTCTCGAACTAAAAGAATTTTTCGGCGGCGAATATTCCGGGAGAGAAATTATCGCGGAAGTTACCTATATATTGGATGATCCAGAATACTGCAAGGAAGGATATGTGATTATGGGTATTAAAGTGATTTCCATTTATAATTAAAACTTAAGCACATGCCTATAAATGCTATACCACCCCATGATGCTCCGGACGATGCACCTCACCGGAGAAAATCATATTCAAAGGAACTGTCCACACGAGCGGCAATTAAAATCATGTTACTCAAACAGGTCATCAACCGGGTTCGAGATATGAGAAAACAAACTATCAAGTCCGATGATATATCCGATGAGCAATTATATTATCTTCAAGAAGGCTTTAGAGAGGGACTATGCGTGGCCGCTATGATGATGGCCGACGAACTTGACAAAGAATATTCCGAGTTTTTAGATGGCATGGGTCAAAAAGAATCATTTTTAGAAAAAGAGGAATGTTGGTGGCACACCCATGATAACCCGGATATCGGATCGAAGGAAAGATTATGAATGAGGAATTTTATCAAAATTGCGCTATAGCCGCTATGCAAGGCATTTTAGAGAGCGGTATAAAATTTGCCGAAATATCCGCCATGCTCCTTCCTAAAAAACTAGCTAATGAGGCTTTTAATATAGCTGATGCTATGGTGGAGGAATATCAAAATCGAAAAGATCTTAATTCCTGCGGGTTTACCGACTAATTGTTAGTTTTTCCTCTTAACCTTTTTGAAAACCGATTATATAATATCACAAAATCAAAAGATCGAAAAATAATGACAAAAGACGATATCATTAATAAAATTAATAAAATCAGGGCTCTTGCCGAACAGGGTGAAGCCGGTGAAAAAATCTCGGCGGAATCCTTGTTGAATTCTTTAATGCAAAAATACGGAATCACCGAAGAAGATCTTATTAATGAAAAAGAACAAACATACTTCTTTAAGATTTCCGGTTATAAATGTAAAGATCTTTTTCAACAGGTGGCCATTATATATTGTCATGTAAGCAAAATGACTTACTTTGGCAATGATGCTCACGACAAATATGCCAAACGCGTACGAAAACTATCCGGTCAATTTCGCCCAAAAGGATCTAATATGGTCGTTCTATGTACCGCCGCTAAATATTTGGAGCTCAAATATGCTTATGAGATGTTTCAAAAGTCGTTTGACATGCACGTAGAAGGATTGTTTTATGGCTTCTTAGACACTAATAATCTATTGGCCCCATATAACCCGGATAACCCCAAATCCGATATGGATGATGAAACTATAGATATTGCCGCAAGGATGGGATTGGCCGTTAAGAGAACGGAGATCAATAAAGCGTTGCCGCAAAATAAGCTTCCGGAAGAATAAAATTGAATAAAATTATGACAAGAATAGAAAGAATCGTTGAGATATTAGCGAATATTTGGACAGCAATTTTGCTCACCATACTCGGAATATGCTTGATTTGCGGAATGATTCAATTATACTCTTATTGTACTCCGCTATTCTGGATAGTATTGGCCATTCTTATTCCCACCATTACACTTATTAGTGTAGGATTATATAGCTACGACTATCAATATAGCGAGAAATGGTGGAAGGAGATGAAGGAGATTAGAGAACAACAATCTTAAAACTCTCATATCTGCGATATAACAAGCGATCGTACCTTAAGTGATATAACTAATCATCTAAGACGCGATCGCTTGAATTTACTATGTTTATGCGCGAAATAATTATATTATCCGGGAATCTTATCTATTGTTTCTCCTAATGTGACCACGGTCTCTACTACTTTAAGGACAGGGTCAGGTAGATCAAAACCGATCCTATCGCAATTATCTAGCATTTTGCATGCGGCTGTTTGGATGGGGTGTGCTATAGCTTGTAATAATCTTTTGTATGAAAGAAAGTCCGCCGCTATTCTAGCCGGATTAGGAGCTCCCGTGCCTATGAAAGTAGGTAGGTTGATTTGAGATATTACTATAGGGATCATAGTAGTCAAAGATTCTACCCCAAACTTGATTTCTCCAAAATCCGCCTTAATATCATTTATAACATGCATAACATAATCTTTTTGTGATTCTTTCCAGGCATCTATTTGCTTTTGTCGTTGTTTTTTCAAAGCCTCGATTCGGATGACTTTTTCTTCGGGAGTTAATCTTTTATTCTCATTTATATTATAAATAGAGTCTTTAATAGGCCCCATAGCATCTTGCAGCGGTTTACATTTGCCGGCGAGATTTTCAAGAATATTATCAATATTCAATCCGGGAATAATGTTTTTTACGCCTTGTTGGAATTTTTCTTTGAGTTGTTGTGTTTTAGATATCGGTTTAGCCGGATTTTCCGACGATTCCGATAATTCTTTTGGAACTATACCCAATTCTTTATCTTCTTTTTTAAATGGATCTTCCGGCTTATAATTTTTAAACTCGGGAGTATTTTCCATAGCACGCAATATATCGGAGGCGCGATTGGTAACATTATTTAATACATTTGCGGCGGTATTTACACTATCGTTACCTATATTTTCAATACTTTCCATAGCATTTTTTACATCCATAATTAATCAAGAGTTACGTATTCCGATTTTATTTGTTCTATATTGCTTCTGATCTCAGGAAGCACATTTTCAATAGCCGGTGCAATAGCGGCTGTGTATGGATTATCCTTGCATACTGTTGCTATTTGCATAAGACATTTATATATGGATTTAAAAGAATCTTCGCATTTATCTCCTAAGACCGCCGGTTGGTCGGACTTACCCGAACTCCCTAATGAAATACCGGCTTCATTAACTTCAACGGTCCTGTGTTCTCCTTCTCTTTCCATATGAAGATTGCCATCTTGATCCGCTTGATATATAGCTTTACCGTTTCGAATAACCGATCCGTCTTTGCTATTATATTCCATCATAGCATCTTCTCCGGATTCGTTTTTCCGTCGCATTAAGATTTCGGCATCCTTATAATTATTATCCAGAATTTCTTTATTATGATATCCGGCGCTGTTTTGAAATGTATAATATAATGTCCAAGGATTGTCGGAAAAGGACATTACCCAGATAAGATCACCCTCATGAGGCTGGCAAAATGATGTGGAAGAAGTCTGTCCTAATGGATTAGGAAACATTGGAGGGAGTTTATCCGGATCTTCGGTTTCCGCAAATATTCCGAGACAGCTTCCTTTGATGGTACCGTAGGAATCTTCTACGCGCAGCACCTTTCCGGGCCTTAATTCTCCAAATCTTAATTTCATAACAATGTTCGTTTAATAATTTTTTCATTAAAATCCAAATAAATTATCAATATCAATATCGGACGCTTTTTCTAATTGATCTATAAGTTCATCCGGTGTTAAAATATCCGGTTTGTTCTTAATATAATCAACTTTAACATTATCTTCTTGATTCCAGTCGGCTTGTTCTTGTTTAAAATAGCCGGATTGAATCATGGAAGTTATAATAGGGGTGTCGGTATCGGTAATTTCCAGCCCCCGTCTTATAGTCATGTCTTCTTGACCCTGTAATATAATTTCGGAACCTCTCCTTATAACGGGAGTCCCATTTGGATTAGATAATCCTACTATCTTTTGTAAAAATGTAATAGGCATGTCGGTGTGAATTCATTTATCCTCCGATTGGACTGTATTCCGGGCAACCATCTTCAAATAAATCATCAATATTGGGATTATTAGCTAGATTCAGATCATCAATAACATCTTTAGAAGTGGGAATATCCGGTTTGTTTTTTATAAAATCTACTTCGGCATTATTTTCTTGAGCCCAGTCGGATTGTTTTTGAGTAATTTCATTGTTTTGTACTTTAAGTCTCCGATATACCAAATACGCCGGACATAAATAAGATCCGCTCTCTCCGGTTCTCTTATAATTATTGCAAGAATAGCAGGCGAACTGTCTAGCCTGTATATTATCTCCGGGTATACTAAGCAGATGTGCTCCTTCTTTGATGAATAAATCACCCAGTATAGCGGTTTTTGGATATATAATTGGCATGTTAGTGTCTATAGTAATATCCATTTCTACCACGCGGCATTTGTTATCCTGACTCAATCCATCAAATTCGACCTGATATTGAGCTTCATATTGATCGGATATCTGGTAACTCGAGCGAATAGTTTGACCTAAATACTGAATATCAAAAATATTCACAAAAGCACAATGGGTCAGAAGACGTTGGATTCCTTCTAGCGAATCCGTATATGAGTCAAAATAATATTTTAATGATACGGATAACTCCATTGGCAGTCTCCGGAATTCCGCCGTATAACTATATATATTGTCCTCACTTTCGTATTGGAACATGCCGTTAGCATATGGAGATGACAAATCATCGGTTGGAATAGTTATACCTTCCGGGGTGACTAGGCATCTGGGAACGGAATTATAAACAAAATTCTCATTAGAAACTTCTAATGGTTCTATGGAGTGATCTTGTCCTTTGACCTCCAAATACATAATATCGTCACCGGTATTGATGATAAAGTGTGGTACGGGGATACCGCGAATTTTTATCTTCTGATTAAGATTCCATACTAGGCCCTTTATAAGCAGAGATAGAAATATCTGCTGATTATTCACATCTATATCTCCTTTCCGGATTTTATATATGATATTTTTTTCTTCCGGTGTCATCATGATTATCTGCGTTTTTTACCTTGATTTACAACGGTTGTTGGAGAATATTGTTTTCTCACGGATTTTTTATTAACCTTAGCCGTCTTAAATGTCTGCAAATCCTGATAATGGGCTTCGACCGCCAATTTATATGTTACCGGATCGGCAAAAAGTGAAGTTCTGATATCAAATGCAATAGCACGGGTCACTTTATTGTCATAAGGGCGCATCACCGCGGATGTGTTTGAATTAAGATCTCCGGCAGCCTGAGTAGACGTACTTTGATTGTTTGAAATCCAATATGCAAAATTTAAAGGAACCTGTACGGATTCGCCGGGTTTTAATTCGTAAAAACCGGAACCCGCCGGTGCACATATCTCTTCTATATTTCCAAGATTCGGATATAAACTAGCCATACCTTTATATAAGACACCAGAACTGTCTGAACTGGAATACATATAATATAAGTAGTCTTCTAATTCGAGTATGCTGTTATTTCCGGCGGATATTAGATTCTCCGGGAACTTTCCGTTGAAGTTATCATCGGATACGGATTGTTTTGTATTATTAAACACACTTCCATCATATATTCCGGCGGAATACAATGTTTTTCCATCTACATTGGTGCGGAAATATATAAATTGATTCTGCTTTTGAAGAGTCCGATATTGGCCGGAAGAACCATCATCAGATATCATCATCCACACACCAAATCCGGGGTCATAACTGTGGCCACCAATATTAGATGATTTTGGCTCCGTACCTTCCGTCAAGCAATATCCGCCTCCGATATAATTCATATATCCAAATCTATTAGAAGCCAATGTTTCATCCAAATCTACGGTATTATCGCCGGGGAATATGGAATGTAATTTAATAGTATATTCCGTTGGATTGTATATATTAACGACCATATTAGATACGGCTAACGGAGCTTCAACAAGTTCATTATTCTGAGCGCCGGTTGGCAGATCCGGATCTCTATCGAATTTCATCATCTGATAACTTCCTTCATTAACCGAGTCAATATAAGATCTGACTCTGAAGCTATTCATTATTCCCGGCAGAAGTGTAGTTTCTTGAATTCCATCGGATACGGTCAACACCAGTTGAGCTGTGGCGCCATTGACTTCCGTCTGCAAGTCAGACAAAGTCCTAGCCATGGACATGAGTTGCTCGGAAAGAGGAATGACTCGGCGTTCCGGAGTGTAAAATCCACTAGCTATGTGTTCCGGTTGATGGAAATATGTAAGGTCCATGTCGCGGATTTTATCATATACATGGTCCAAAATTCCTTCTTTTTCTAAGATTCCGGTAAATTGATGTTGTTTGATATCATCATTATTTTCCGATATGATATCTAAGATTTCAATATCTTTAATAAACTCCTCGGGGAACTCCATATTTAAAATATCGGACCAGTCGGAACGGAACGTAATAAGCGGCCATCCCAGATTATATATAAATCTAACCCGGATATCTACATTTTCTCCTTGAGAGATGGGTATATCGATTTGATTAAAAGAAGGTTCATTAACGGACTCATTGCCAGATTCCCATTCATATGAGTATTTGCCGGTAATTGTGTCGTATTTTGGCAACTTAGCATTTATAAAAGAATCCATCTTATTCCAATCCGAATATATATAAGATTCTCCTATAGTTTCGGCATTGCCCGTGAATTTATTTTTGTTTTTATATCTATATTCAACATCTATGCCAATCACATTAGCTCTCCCGGGTACATTAACATCAACAAATCCGCGAATATGATACTTTGCGTTTTCTATGGGTGTGTCCGATGAATTGGCGTTCTCCGATATTTCTTGCACGATAGATACAATATTCTGAGTAAGCTCCCTGCGATGAGCATTTAACTCCCGAAGTTGCGCCTTATAGGACTCACGGGTTTCATCCGTATCGTCAAATGAGGAATCCGCTAATATATTATTAATGTCATCTATCTTTTTCTCAATATCGGATAATTCGTTTTTATAATGGACTTTCTGACTATACAGATTGCGTATTTTTTTGACACTTTCGGAGTCGTTTAAATGTTTGTTGATCTGATATATAGTAAGATCTTCCGTACTTAAAGATGGCTTAGTTGTAGAAAGAGCTAAAAATTCGGACCCGGTAAGTTTTTCTACTTGATCATCGTCATTCATCATATTGGTAATAGCAAACAATGCATCCCCAATATTATTAACATTATCACGATAATAATCAGCAAAGCTTTCTTCTCCATTCGGAGTAGACATAATTAGATAGTTTGTATATAAATATGCTCCGGTACCAAAAGCGGCCTGTGTGTTGGTAGTATCATTAATAGGAGCAATAAATATGCATATATGCTCATCTTCCTCTAGCGGCACTTCTATATATTTAGAAGATGAGAACATCTCATCATTAACTTTATGATATTTAAGTCGATACATTCCGATATTACCGGAGGTCACATCATATAATTCGGCATACGCACCATGCAATATCTTAACAGTCAGCGATCTATTAACAGGATTAGTGTCTTCTACAATCATTTCGACCTTGTCGTTATGGCTAACCAGGTAGTCGCCGATCATGATATTTTTTTGAATGGTGCCATTTCTTACGTAATATACTAAATCTTTATCCAGACGAATAGTATAGTGCTCTTCGAAATTCTCGTCCTGCCAGGTATCGATAATCTCTAAAATATCATATTCGCCGGACGGATTATCCATTCTCAATGGCAATCGGCGTATAGTATCATATTCTTCATAATCTACACCATTGCTGTAATTAAACAATGTTTTAACAAGATCACCGTATTCTATAGCACCTCTTTTCTTATCTCCTTCCTCGGTAATATCTTCGCTGCTAGTTGTAACATTATCTGATATCAAACCTAGCAAGATAGGATTATGAATAGCTACTTTTTTAACTAATACGTGTTTGATATTATTAGCAATCCCACCAATATCAAATCGTACGGTAGGTTGTGGGGTCATAAAATCTTTGAAAATATGATTAACCGAGGCCGAGAATGTATCCGGAGCCACAATATCCGTTTTTGGCGGAGTGTTCGAATAGCCGGATAGCTCTATTTTTTGTGTCGTGCCGTCATAATATGTAAATGCTTCTCCGGTTTTTGGTGCATCCAGGATATTTTGTAAATTAGCTTCTATATTATCTATTTTGCTCTCCAATGACAGAAATGATGGTATCACATATTGTTCTCCATCAACTATAGAAACTAAGTGATTTTTTTTAGTATAAAAAGAATCATTAATCATCTTCAATAACTGAAGATTCTTCTTAGTCAGAGAGGTTATCTGTTTTAAACATTCCGTAAACGAATTCATGATATAATTATGATATTTTTAATATATTATACTTATTTTTATTGAGTTTCTTATGGTAAGACATGATTATTTTGTAATCTTATCATTACCCTTATAACTTTCCTTAGAGGATATAACAATCTGTTTAATAGAATTAGTACCGAACTGCCCTACTATTCTTCCCACACCAGCAACCTGATTCAGTCTATTTGTTATAGTTTTTGTTATGGCGTCTACATCGGCATTCGGGTCACCATTTAATATATCGGTTGTCATTCTAGCTATTCTTCCTGAGATTGTTCCTATTTTTTTATTTATTTTATTCATTTCATCTATTATATTTTTCACGGAGTCTTTTTTACCCGAGCCCTTGGCTTTTTTACCTTTCATCTTAGATTTAGCGTCTAAAGGCTGGGCTGCTTCATACATATAAAGCAGATCTTCGTCCATATGCTGATATATTCTAGAATCCCCCATCATATACATATGTTCTATGCCTTTTGCATCACGCGGCATACCGTGTTTCAAAGAGATATTAACCCGCAGTCCAACCGGAAAATCATCTAATCCCAATCTGCCATAATGCTGGATACTAACATCATCAAGAATCATATTTCCCATAGACATGATAGGATGCTTGGGATTTCCAATGGTGAGATGCCAGAGGCCGACCGGTGCATTAGTTAATAGAGAGTTGACAGCCTGGCGCTGCGGGCGTCCAAGTCCATTTAATAAGCCACCAGCCAGTACGGTGAGCATGTTTTTACCTAATTGAACAGCCGCATTTACAATATCCTTAACACCGGTTACAGGTTTACCCCCATTCAATTCTTGTCCAATCATCTTTAAAGAAGCTACTCCGGCGTTATACAAGTCACCAAAATTAAATGGCTGTTGTAAATTATATATCGGGAGGTTAGAAAATAATTTATTCTGAGACACACCGGTCCCCATATATGCGCCGCCCCAGAACCGGCCATCCACATATGTCACAGTCAATATATTCCCAAGCAGATCCAAAAATGCCGCGCGGGTATTGATATTGTCATATGAGCGCAACTCATAATCAAATGTCAAGTTGATTTCTTGCTCAAATGTCAGACCACCATCTTCACCACCCTGTCTAATATGAGTTTTAGATATGACATCTACGGGACCATAATTTTTAGTCCTATCCATATGTCCGGAAGCCCCCTCATCTCTAGGACCTTGTAATAAATTTCCCATTCTTCCCATACCCATCATACCGCCTAATCTGGTTTGAGTTAATGCTTTAAGGTGAGCAATAGATCCGGATCCGGCTCGTCCGCGATATACACTGTGAGCATATGCCGGACTGGTCAGATTTAAAATCGTTCCCATAATGCCGCCACCTTCACCACCGCCACTAGTCTGCTCTATGGAAGACGTGAGTTCTTTATATGGCATCAAAACTTTATATTTCAAAATATTCTCCATATCATTGCCGGGAGTTCCCATCCATGTCACCAGTCTTCCTATATCCGGCATATGATTTTGAGTCTGATTCTCGTTTTCATCCTCGCCATGCAATACTAGATTAATATTATCTCCGGACGGAAAAGGAAATCTTCTTAGGGTTATTAGATAATTATTAGATACCTGACCCAGATATTTACAAAACATAAAATCATTATAATCATACACCGCACGCCCCATGCGCCCTTCTTGAGATGCATTAACCAGCGCCTTAATAGAACAATCTCCAAGATCTCTCATTCTCTTGCGGACCTCTCTTGAATCAATCAAAGGGGCATTAGAGTGTACAGCGTATTCCGGCTGGAACGCCACCGCATTAACATTATTGAAAAGAGATTTGGTACCAACACGCGGATTTCTTTTATCCGTATAATATACTTCTTCTTCCGGAATATTGCCTACTTCGGATACCTCTTTATCATTCAAATCTTTATGAGCAGGAATATAATACTCTACCTGACCGCCTTTCATGCGCGTCCAAACCATCAGGGAGGGTTCGTCTTTAAGACCAAATACGCCCCAATGCCGATAATAATTCATGTTATTGACAACATCGTTATCAATATCAACCCGGTCATACGGCAATATACTCTTAAATGGCTGTGCGTCTATATTATGATCATATATCTTATTACTCATATCAATATAAATTCCTTGATAAAAAAATAAATATTGAACACATGCAAGTTTTAGAAATTTCGGAGGAGAATATAATATTATATTATAAATCAATAAATATATATGCCCAAATATAGTATATTGTCATGCATATTTGCCGGATATGAAATGGTCCGCGAAGTATCGGAGCCAAATCCGGATATAGAATATATAATGGTAACGGATAACCCGAATTTGAAATCGGATACCTGGAAAATATTATATTATTCACAGCTTTTAGATTATCCGGAAGGTCCGGATCGCTGGGCATATGTCCGATATCATCCATTTGAGTTCGTAAATACCAATATATGTTTATATATAGATGGGTCCATACAAATAAAAAAAGACCCGATCGAGATGTTAGAGAAATTTGAAAAGGAAGATTGGGAGTACGGCACATTGCAAAACACTATAGTTAACGATATCCGGTCGGAAGTAGATCGATGGGCTCATTTTGGATATTATGGATTTTCTAAAGAGGATGCTATAAGGGTTAAGCAATATTTGGATAATGCCGGATATCGCTCGGAAGGCCTTTTACAGAGTACCATAATTGTATATAAGAACACTAAACTCACACATGCTATAAACGATCATACCTGGACTACTATGTTTCTATGGGGTAAAAACGGACAGGTTGACCGCATCAACCAAACAACTCTTACATATGCCGTATACAAAATGGCATATCATGATCCTAGATTTATTCTATTGCATAATCGATTTTTATTTTGCAAATGGTTTGATTATTGCTATCATAATTCGGAAATCTCTCAAAAGGACGGGTTTGCTCCGTTTATAAATATGACGGATAACCGGGCGGAAATTGATAATTGGATGTATTTTTTCCAGGATAAATGGACCTATGCTTGGATTCCCGAGATTTAGAAATTAAAAATAAAATATGAACAATAGATTAGATCTTATAAATTTTTTAATAGAAAAACATAATTACAAATCGTATCTAGAGATAGGTGTTGATCGTGGAGATGTTTTTGATAATGTTATTGCTGAATTTAAAATAGGTGTCGACCCTAATGAACAATCAAAGGCTAATATGATCACCACATCAGACGATTTCTTTTTAAAAAATCGGCAGAAGTTTGATCTAATATTCATAGATGGACTTCACCAACACGAACAAGTTTATAGAGATATTATAAATTCTCTAAAGTCATTAAATGCTGGGGGGACTATATTATGTCATGATATGTGGCCGGCATCCGACTATGTAGCTTCTCATGATCCGGTACCGGGTGGAGTGTGGAATGGAGATTGCTATAAAGCTTTATTAAAATTAGTTGGGGAACATGATGATTTACTAATACATGTTTTGTATGATTTTGACCACGGTACTACTATTATCAGGAAAACGGATCACAATAAATTTTTAAAAAGAACTATTCCGGAATGGGATGTAAACGTAGATACTTGGCATAATATGGCTAAAGATCTGGGGTTAACTATGTCTATAGAGGATTATGAAAACAGATCGCAAGAAGTTGTAATATGCGCCATTGCTAAGCAAGAAAATAACTATTTGGAAGACTGGTGCAGATGGCATCTGAACTTAGGATTTGATAGAATCTACATTTATGACAACAACGATGCGGATTCTCCGGAAACTTATGATTGGCTAGAAAAGAAATTTGCTCGTGTTGAAATACGCAATGCAAGAGGAGAAAAGGCTCAGCAAATTGCACAATATAAGACATTTTGCAATGACAATATATATAAATGGGTAGCATTCATAGATATTGATGAATTTATAAACATAAAAAGTGAAAATTACATAAATATTAAAGAATTTTTAAGCAGATTTCCCGATACCGATGCTTATATATTACAGTGGAGATGTTTTCATGCCAATCCGGATGTAACTCCTATAGATGTTCCGATATACGAATACTGCACGGAACCAATATCAAATAACGTCCGGAAAGATTGCCGCCCGGAAAATATGAATGGCTGGTATAAAACTATTTCCAGATCCGGACTGGCTTTGGATATGAATGAACATACTATATGGTCCGCTGTCGGAAAGAAATTAAACGTTAGGGACTGTTTAGGCAACAATGTGAGCCATATTACATTCCGATGGAGAGATAGTGAATTAGATACCGTATGGATAAATCACTATATTATTAAGAATATCAAGGATTATTACTACAATAAATATAAAAGGGGTCATGCCGGGTTAGATATGTCTAGTGTGGATGGATATACGTGGTGGAATTGGAACCAGAACATAAATTATTTTACGGACATACAAGGGCCACTATCCGTAGAAGAACAAAAATTTTTATTAAGTAAAGGCATGAAACCAAACTGGACTTTCCGCCCGAAGCTTAGTTTGATATGCCATTGGGAGCCATTTGATATATCTTGGTATGCCGAAAGAAAGAAAGACATGATTTCGGGTTATATACTTCCGTCAGCGGATGTTGATCTGACTATCTGCGGAGATCCGGACCTTAATGTTTGTGAATCGAGATACGGGAATATGAATTTTTTATGTAATGTATTTTATTATCCATCTTATTGTTCTGCATGGATGCCGGATGTTTGTGAATGCGAAACATATGGACAACCACAGATTGTGTTTAATATGGGGTACGATGTGAGTCTGTATAATAAAGAATGTAATGATTATGAAAAATTAGATATTCTTAATAATTCTCTTAATTCATTTTTTGCAACCCCGGAATTCCATAGGGGATTGTATGAAAAAATCATTGAGACTCCAAACAAGATGATTACTATGTCCGGTGCCATAGAACGCGATGACACATGTGGAGGCCATAAGCCGCTGGTGGATGAATTTTTAAACGAGATTGGGTGTGAAAATAAATGCTTGAGAATAAAAAACAATACATACATTACATCCCGCGAAGTATATGAAAATATGAGAAAAATTTGGATTGAATTTACGGGAAAATATGGATATGCATATAATGATGCCATATTAAATGCTCGCAACAATAATAATATGTCTATGTATGATTTGTGGCAGTATATATATCCCTGTATAGTTCCGGATTTAGAAATACTCTAAAACTTACAAAATCATATCAAAATCAAACGATCGTATCTTAGATGACCAATTAATCACTTAAGGCACGATCGTTTATTATACAGAGGATATGAAATAATTATAACGGAATTTTACTCAACAGATTCTCGAATATAATCAGACAATCCTACATAAGATTCGTTGGAACTTTTTGTAGTCCGAAATTCATCTTTGGTAGCATATCCAATTTCCTTACCATCTTTCATTCTGACATAAGTCATGTCGATACCCGTTTTTTCCGGTGGGCGTGAATTTCGCTTCCATCTTTATCTTTTACAACATGTTCTTTGGATTCGGATGATGATTTGCTGGCTTTAATGATATTTTTATTTACATTCTAGATTCTAGCAAGACTTTGAAAGAACCAAAGTGGTGTTCTATCGATTCTTTCTTGTTAGCCAGGCGTTTGTGATATTCGTCCTTATCTATATATTCCACGGTCTTGCCACCTTTTTCTCTAGTATAAATCATATGGCCATCCCTCTCCGATTTCCGGGCTACCAGAGTAGATCCGTCATCCATAGAAGTCTTTTCAACATTACCTTTCTTGATTTCTTTTTCTTCTTTTTTCTTAGATACTTTATCTTGTAGTACCTGATCGGCAAAATCTTCATGTTTGATCATATAATCCTTGCCGGCTTGGCGGATTGTTTTGGATTGTTTGATTTCCTTATATTTGGATTTGAACTCGGCTATTTCTTCCGGAGAAAGGTTTTTGAGTTTCGGGCGGGCGCGGAATCTTCCTTTCTTGGTAACACAAGCTTTCATCATCATATCATAATTCTTCTGAAGCTTTTCTTTTTCGTCAGGATCCGGTGTGCTATCAATCATAGACTTCATTCCGGCCATGCGCCTCTTCATATTATCTTGCTTTTTGTTGATGATAGCGGCACCCAGCGGTCCGGTAAGCAGATTTACCGCTTTGTTGAACTTAACCGCACTTGCATTTTTCTTACGTGCCTTTTGGAGTTCTTTTGCTGCGATTTCCGGCTTATAAGCACCATCTCCATACTTATTGAACATTTCGGCATTTTTCTTAGCCGCCTTGAAAGCGTCATTCCGACCGAACAATTCAAATATGAAGTTTTGAGAAAACTCTAAAAGCGATTCGGTTGTTTGCTCGCTGGACTCTTTACTATCCTCATCGGACTCGGATTCCAATTCATTCTTGATTTCCTGCTTCATAGCATCCCGGAAGCCTTTTTTCTCTTCGTCGGTTTCCAGTCCAAGATCAGATTCCAGGTTCTGTTCATCCAGCCATTTATCCACATCCGCTTCGTTATATTCATCCTCTTCGAACTGATCTAGATATTCTTCGGCCATCATGACTACATACATAATCATATCTTCTTCAATATCCGACAGTTCTTCACCGGACTCTTCACCGGACTCTTCACCGGACTCATCGGAACTTTCTTCACCGGACTCTTCACTGGACTCATCGGAACTTTCTTCACCAGAAGTCTCCGGTTTCTTAAGAGCGGTTTCGTCATCCTCGGTGTCCTGGAGCAATGCATTATCTTTCTGATCCTTTTTCAGCTCCGATTTTTTCTTCATATCTTCCGCGGATGGTTTCCGATTGGATTCCAGGCCTATAATATTAGTAAATCCGAATATAGAAGTAAGGGTAGCCAACTTGTCACGAGCATCTTTATCATCTTTAGTGTCCGCCGGACTCAGCACACTATCCGCTTGATCTTCCTTGTCTTTCTTGGATTTATCCAGATTAGAGCTTTCCAATCTTTTAATATAGCTTTCATATTCCTCGGGATACAATTCTTCAAAGCTGGCAGCTTTCTTGTCAATTTCTTCTATCTGATCATTAGAAGGAAGCCCCGGGATCAAACCTTTATTATTCTGCATAGTCTGGGTAATATAAGATATAGTATCATCTAAACTCCGGATATCGCCGCCTGTATCATATGTTATATTATACAAGGCATTATACATTTCCTGGAGCTTATTAGATTTTTCTTTATCTTTAGTATTATCTATGGCCCATTGCAGGTATGCTAAGCGTGAATTAGTAATATCCCAACGAGAAGCTACCTCTTGTTCTTCTTTGTCTTCTTTGACATATACTTTATTGTTGTTTTTAGACATCCAATATCTGCCCCCTCGTTTGCCCGTATATACTTTATGTTTTTCTTTCTTGCCGGTTTCCGGATTGATTACTTCTTCTTCTTTGGGTTCCGGTTTTTTATCTACTTCTTTTCCGGTTCCGACAGAATCTGGTTTTTTAGGTATCTTGAAGTCTCTGGTGGCCGACGTCTTCCGAGTTTCTTTTTGAGATTCCGGTTCCGTCTTGGGAAGATCTTTCTTCGGCATATACTTAGCTACATATTTATCGGCTTCTTCATCAGAAATTTTATTAGCTTTTTCTGTGGCCCGGCGAATCTGATCGGGGGTGCATTTTTCTTTATTCTTAGCATGTTTCTCGATAAGGCCCCGATCTTCGACGGTTTCCTTGTCATTCATCATATTATGAGCTGCCAATGCAAAACGTTGAGTTTCTAATTTTTTCTCACGAGATTCCGCCATTCTGTCTTGGAGCATCTGTAACTTGGCTATATTCCGCTTCCACTTCTCTTCCCGACGTTCGTGTCTTTCTTGAGCAAGTTCTCTTTTACGACGTTCTTTTTCCAATTTGCGTTGGATTTCTTCATCATCCTCACGATCTTCCATTTCTTTAAGCTCTTTTTCCATTCGCTTTTGTTCTATCTTGAACTTGAGACGTTCTTGTTTGGCATCCTGGACCATGGTAGCCACTATAGCGGAATACACTAATAACATCATTAGAGATTCCGTGATCATCTCAGTATATTCGTGAAACCTTTTCATATATCTTAATTGATTATTTAATTCTTATCTTAAATTCTAAAACGCCTATCGTTCCGTCTCCCGGCCATGGACCTACCCATTCCCGAGCTGCCGCCTTCTCTGGAGAAATAATCATCGGTATCATATTCGCCATTATATATTCGCATAAATTTCCGTGCAATAGGCTCGGAAAATTTTCTTTCTGTGCCTGAAAGCTTGCTGTTGATGATCTTTCTGAGTTCAAATTCATTAGGAGTTGCTGCCGTAGTTTCGACATTACCAAACCTATCTGTTTTCTTAATAGGTTTTGAATATTTCTTAAACCATCTCTCTAAATCCGGATCATCTATGAGACGAACGACAGCGTTATTGACTATCTCCGCATCTTTATCCGAATCTTCCACGGAAGCTAAAACCTGGGTAATCTCCTCCAAATAAGTCATTTCTCGAGGAGAAAGTTTTTTAGCTAACAAACTATAAAGTTCCATTTCGTTGTTATATGGAGAATCATACCATGATATAATCTCGGGATCCATCATGAGTTTTTTAAGGATCATCCCTACATATCGCTTTGTATGATCATCAATATTCTCACCATCACCCCTTCCAAATCTGTCGTTACCCCGTCCGCCTAGAATTTTAGAATTTTCGAGTTTATCCAAGACATCGGAAAGATTCTCCAAAGAACCCAGCCATCCGGTAATTTCAGTTAGCTCATCTTGAAATGCTTCGTCTATGTTTTTAAGAAATTGTGTCAGCTTCTTCATTGTTTCAACCGATATTTGATTATTTATATAATAATTCTAAATGCCACATAATGATATATTCCGGCATTTATTACAAAATGAAATTATAACAGTATGGCCGAGACCAAGATACCTAATAGCGAAGACCTTTTCGAAATATATAAAGAGCAACTCAATCTTGTCAATGATATAAACAGAATTATCGTTAAGAACAAGATGGATAAGAAATTCTTCAATACTTTGAAGAAATGTATAGAGCGTTCTACGGATGCACTGGAGGCGGTTTTATATGGATTGGAAAGAATCTCCGGTGCATATTCCGCCGTATCTATAAATGCTAAAGATTTGAAGAATATGACGGATACTATATATGAGTATCAGATCTTAATGGGGACTGTTGGAAAGATTCCATTAAAAGATTTAATCGGCAACAAGTTTCGGATGATTCTCTTGAGAAAGAGTATGAAGTCTTTATTTAAGTTTGTAGAAAAACTTGGGAATTATAACCCAATTTCTATAATTAAAGCCAGAATCTCTTTAAAATCTATGGAACCCATCATGGAGTCCTTAGAGATTGTGGCTTCTCCATTGAAAAAGATATCTTTGGGGGATGTTATAAAATATAGGTTTACTGTTATAAAATATAAGATGTTGTTCCGGAAACTCATTCGGCTAATAGAATTTATCGGAGATCGAAAATTGGCTCCGTTTGCTAAAGCAAAGGTAAGCATAAAATTTATAGCCGATACTATTAATTTAATTCCGACAATCTTCGAAGTGCTGAAAAATAAGATCACTTTCAAGCAAATTTTCCGGTATCGAAGAACCATATCTAAGATATATGTATTACTATTCGGGCGCATATATGATAGAATATTCCGCCGGTCTCATTCTATAATGAGTCTTATTGAGAATATTGGGAATATGAATGTGGCTACCGCCGTTAAAGCCCGAATAAATATGCTTATGATCTCTAAGACATTTGAAAGCTTGAATGAAACGTTGCATTTTATCAATGAAAATATGGGGTGGTTAGAAAAAACCAAGATTCAGGAAAATATTTCTCGAACTTGGATGCTCTTATTTGGAGAAGAATATGGATGGGTACGCCGGAATATACGGAATTTATTCAATAAGTCCACTATTAAGAAAAAAGGGGCAATGGATATAATTGCGGGAGTTACGGAATCTCTATCTATGATAGATGCTTTGAAAGCCGCGGCGATTTCCATATCCTTAGTAGTGTTCTTTAAAGCTATCAATATAGTATTGAAGAGTATAAATATGTATACCGGTTTATTTGGACGGAAGCGGTTCAAATCAGCCCAGAAAGGGTTGGGACATATATATGCTATATTGTTTTCCGGTGCTAAATGGGGGCAATGGAGAAATGCTAAAAACGGGGGTGAGCGGGTTTCTATTTTATCCATAATTCAAGCTTTCAAAGACAATGAACCGATATTTCATGAGGGTTTTGAATGTATTATGAACATTGCGGATGCAATTGTGAATATATTCCGAACCTTACTAAATTTAGATACTAAACAGGCTCTAAAGTCTTTAATTGCATTAAAGATAATGAGATTCAACTTCAATACTATTTTGAGAACCTCTAGATTTATTACAGATAAAGACAATCCCGATAAGATTAATGCCGCTATCGAAGTAACTAGAACAATATCTATTTTAGTTACCGAGATGAACAATATGATTTTAGGAATGGCAAGCGTGGAAAAAATGACGGAATTTCTTGAAGTGGTATCATTAAGCAAATCTTCTATTCGGAAGATCATAAAAATTACAAAGCTTATTGGTAACAACGAATTCCAAGATAATCTGTCTGTTGCTATTAATAGCATGCGAATGATATCCGTATTTACTGAAACCCTAAATGATGCCATAACAAATACACCGAAATTCAAAGATGCCGTTAACTTAAATCTCGTGTTAGTATCCGCTACTATAGCGGTGTTCGAATTTGCCGGAATGGTATGGTTGATCAATAAAGCCGGAATTGCTAATCAAGACATTAACAATGTTCTAAAAGTCTTTGACGACATGGGTATGATTATGGTATCTTTAAAACAAGCAGTTGATAATACTCCAAAATTTGCGGATACCATTAATCTGAATTTTGTGTTAATATCCGCCACCGTGGCCGTTTTTGAATTTGCCGGAATGGTATGGTTGATTAATAAAGCTAAATTAGCGGATCAAGACGTCAACAATGCCTTAATAGTCTTTAATGGCATGGGCGTAGCTATGGTGTCATTAAAAAGAGCTTCGGATAATGCACCGTCTGTTATAGGGATGTTAAATTTAATGATTATCTTACCTATAACTGTGATAATTATACTAGAGTATTGGATTCTTTTGAAATTTATAGAGAAAATAAATTTAGAAGCAAATTCTTCTAAAGCACAGACGTTCTTCAAAGATATGTCTAAGACATTGAAAGATTTCTGTGAGGTTATCAACAACATGCCGGAACCCAAAAAAGCCATGAAGGCCGCGGCTACCATGCCCATAATCATGGCAATTATAGGCGGATATATATTAGTTATGTCTTTAATATCTACCAGATTGGCACAGTCCCGGAAATCACATAGGGTCATCACTAGCATGATTGGAGCTATAGGCGGAATTGTTCTGATTATCCTGGCTATGATCACCGCGGGAGCTATGATAGTGTTGGGTATGGTTTTGATAGGGATAACATTTACATTTATAGCCACTATGTTAGGTCTGATGGCTCTGTTAAGTTTAGCCGGGGCATTTTTGAAAAAAGGAGCTACCGCACTATTGTTGATAGACCTTGCTATTCTAGGTATGGTGGCCACTTTAGCACTGATGGCATTATTGGCCGAAACTATAGATCTCAAACAGGTGGCTCTTACTATGTTGGTTATGATAACTACATTAGGAGCTATGGCTTTGATGATATGGGGTTTGGCAAAATTTGAAAAAGAGATTATAAAGGGGGTGATTCCCATGGCTTTAATTATAATACTAACCGGGATGGCCGCACTTGTGATGGGTATAATTGGGAAAGTGTCAAAAGAAACGGAGGCCGGTGATTTGCTGGGAACCTCTCAAATTATGACTTTAGTTATGGCGGAATTAGGAGGAATGGTTTTTATTCTGTCTAAGATACCTAAACAAGATTTACTTATTGGGGAGGCTGCTTTGGGTGGTATAACTCTGATATTAAATGCGGCTATGCCGGCGTTTAGATCTCTCGGAGAGGTGGCTGCCATGACCGATGCTGGTGACTTGTTGGGAACCTCTCAGATCATGGCTTTGGTTATAGCCGAACTTGGGGGCATGGCAGCGATTGCCGGGTTCTTGCTTCTAGGTCCTCAGGCAGCAGCGTTCTTATTGGGGGAGGCTGCTATGTGGTCTATTTCTAAAATAGCTCAGACAGCAGCCCAGGCTATGAAAGCCTTGGCGGAAGCTTCTATGGCTATGGATACAGCCGGTATTACAGGAGATCCCACCGAGGTAGCCCGAAAGTTATCGGAGAAAATGCTTATACCTCTCCGTGCATTGCAGCTATCTCCGGATGGTGGCAAGGAAGCTAAGGGATTCCTAGGTATCAAGAAAGGATACGAGGAGGGCAGTGTACTCTATTATCTGAATCAGCTAGGTCTGGTAGAAATGGGTAAGTCCGCATTGAAGATAGCTTCTATATCTAAAACTGTTTTGAAGATAAAAGATATCTGCACAGCAGCTATGCAGGTAACCGCTATGCCCCCGATAAATCCGGATAAGCTCACCGCTCCGATATTCGCAATCGTCGGTCGGGATGGAGAAGGTGGTATAGTGTTTGCTTTGAATAAAGTCAAACGTAGAAAATTGCGCCAGACGAAACGAAAAGTCAATACTATCAGCAACATACTCCGTATCTTGAATAAGATAGCTAAAAGAGCCGTTAAGTTATCTAAATGGAAAATACCGGATAATTTTAATGATCAGATGGATGCTCTTGGAAATGTGATAGAAAAGACCGTTACCGTTATGGACGAGAAACTCAAGACCGATGTAGTCAATAGATTATTGGATAATACTAAAAACTATCTCATGTCTACTATTCTTATGGGCAAGGCTACCGACCAAATGATCAAGACCCAGATCAAAGCTAAGAACATAACCGTTCACACGATCAATAACGGAACCGAAGATACACTGACTATAACCTGGATGGCAAGCCGGTTCTTGAAGGACATTTCCGATGCCGGACATGTTAGCAAGGATCAGGTCATGTCACTAGGCTTGCTTATGAACCTCCCTTATGATAAATATCTGGAGACCTGCGGTAAATATGAAAATATAAAATTCACGAGCCTAAAAGACAAGATAGATACCCCGGCCGGCCATGCCATAGAACTGATAGCTAAGTCTATATTCCAAAATGTAAACGGATCTAACTTAAATCAATGCACCTCCGCTTGGAAGCAGGTCACCGACGACTCCGTCAAACTCATCAAATCCGTGAATACATTAGATATCTCCAAGGTCACCTCTCTGAAGGAGCTTATGCATGAATTGTATTTATTCTCCGATAGCATCCAAGGTAATTTTGATAAACTCGCTGATGTAATTAATGAAAAATTGTTGGAAGCATTGGAAAAACTTACCGCCGCTTTAGATGATGTGAATAATAAAGACTTCTCCAGCTTAGGTAGCGGAGGAGGATCCAGAGAAGGTCTTGCAAAACCTACGGATGGATCTTCTAAATCAAAACCACAGGTTCCTAAGAAAGATCCTAATAAGGAAAAATTAGAAAAATTAGAAGCCGAAATGAATGCATTAAAAACCGTAATAACTAAATTAGGTAATTGTGTCGGAAAGGCAAACGGCGGATTTGCTTTAACCGTGCATGGTGTGTAAAAAAAAATTATAGCGAATTATGCCAAGTAAATCAAAATCACAACAAAGACTTTTCCGTATGGCTTGGGCCGTCCGAAAAGGAGAATTGGAAAGATCTAAAGTATCTAAAGAAGTATTGAATATAGCGGATGGAGATATGACCGATCAGGAAATCAAAGAGTTTATGGTCTTAAAGGAATCCATGAGTCTCAAGCATTATTTATTAAATCAACTGTAGATATGAATATAGTAAAATTTAAAGACAACATAACAGAATCCGAGTTTTTCAATGACAATCTAAAAGGCAAGTATGCATTGGCCGTAAACTATATTTATGTGATTCCACTAGGAGTGCATGGCCTTACGGATACGGTTCAGCACATCATAGAATTAGAACGCATACAACTCGGCGAAATGCCAACCGGCAAGCTGATTTTTGAAATTGGCGAAGAAACATTCCAGCTGACTAGAAACGTTGATTATGTGTTATTTGAAGATTATGCTTCGTATGTGGAAGATTTTGAAAATCTCCAAAAATACTTATATCTCAACGAATTTGTCACGGATGATGATATCACCTTAGAAGAACTGAAAAGATTCCGCACCTGGCTGGCTGAAGTGTTGTGCGCAAACGACACCTGGATAGATGATTGGTCTAAAGATCCCGATAAACTCCGATATATGCTCCAATATTACATACAAGAGATGTATGATCAGGTAATAAAATCTCTTATGAAATTTAACAGCTATGTGGATATAAACAGCATATCCAAACAATCGGGATGCGGGTGTGCTAATGGTTCCGTTAATTATACCGCCGATATCCTTTCCGTATGCGACCCTCTCCTGATATATCGCCATAATATGTATAAGTATATGATCGAGATATTTTCGGATATTACTTATTGGCTGGGTCAGGTAGAAATCTGTGAGGAGATGAAAAAATATATTGATAATATTATTAAAGTTGGCTTGCCTTTAGCATCAGTCTCGCTATATAATAATTTTGCGGATTGCACTTGTGTGAATATTGATGTTAATGAGCAGGTCACTATGACTAACATCCTAAAAAGACTTTCTCAGGCACTGGGATATATAATAGAAGATAATGTGTCCGGTAATCGGAACTTTATATCTTCGGCGTTTTTGGATTGGAGTACTTATTTGTATGAAAAGATGAGATGGTAAGCTGGAAAGATTTTATTAAAAAAGAATTTTTAAATAAAAAAATCCGATTTGTGGCGGACTGTATCATACCAATAGATGTCTCCGGGTTCGTCTCCGATATAGAATGGCATAATGGTGAAACTATATTTTATGTCACTCTAGACAACGGAAAGATATCAAAGGTGGGTAGCAATACTAATGATCTGAGGTTCGAGTTCTTATAAAGCCGAACCTCTTTTTTTTTATAAAACAGGTTTTTAATTTTTTAACATGTAAATTTATCACTTTATTTGTATATTTAAATACGTTCAAACTACATTTATGATAGAAGATATATACAAATGGCTTGAAACGTCCGGCTGGTCTAGAGAGATAATAGATGATTGCTGGGCGGGATATCACGTAAAAATTGATAAGTTTACTCCAAATGCTATGATAGTAAATGGTAGAAGAGTAGATACTCCTCAGGTGACTATAAAAAAAGAGATTGAATACACTGGGGATGGATGGATATCAAATTCGGATGGATCCGAACTCAAAGAGCTTACCGAGTGGGATGTAAGAGTATATCAGGGTGATGGCTTGAGAAGTATAACAATAATGGTTGATTCATTGGATCAATTTATAGAGACAATAAATGAAATGAATATATGATTACAGAAGGAGCATCTCCTCAAGAAATTGTTGATTTTCCGGTAGGCACTTTAGAAATTGACATTCGTTTAAGAGATCTTATTCGGGAGGAATAATCTTATTCTCACACATATCCGGGTTTATTTTTTATAACATAAATCAAGAGATATGTTAATCAATTCTATACTGACAAATAAGCAAATCCGATTCTCAAAAAGATTCCAGGAAAATATGATGGATTTTTTTGGAGAATCTTTCGTATTGCCGGATAATTTCTCATACCGGGCTGTAGAAGTATCTCCCGAACACATAGCAAGACCGGATTTGGTCTCAAAATCTATATATGGCACAACCATATATGGTGATGTTATATGCCGCATTAATGGCATACAAAATCCGTTTGAATTAAACGAAGGTATGATATTATATGTTCCGGAAATACAGGATATGGATAAATTTTTAATTCAGGCGGATAAAGAAGAAAATATAGAAGATAGTGAAGATGATGTATGGAACAATAAGCCATCATATAAAAAGCCTAAGGAAAAGAGAGCACCAAATGAGGCCATTATCGGAGACTCAAGATTCAAGATAGATAAAACAAATCGCGTTATAATATACTAATCATGATAGAAGTACGCTTTGACCCCACACTAATATTACCTGACATCAAGATGCCCATTTACTCGGAGGACTACGAAGCCGACCCTCGTGGAATAGAATTCGGCTCCGATGGAGATACTACTGTCTTGAAACAGACCAAAGTAGATGGTGTTATGGTGCCTCTGGTGAGAATGTGTAATCAAACGATTTTTTTCACGGAAATAGTAGATATGCATTTATATATAAATCAAGTTCCGAGATTAGACATCACCATTGACGATCAACTCGGATTGATTAAAAATCTAGATACTCCATCTTGGGATAACTCGCTGCAACTACAAATATTGCCTCCGTTTGAGGGTGCATACAAAAAAATAAATTTGCTATTTTATATTGAATCCGTGAATATAAACGGAAGTATCATATCCATGTCCGCCTCTTATCATATACCCAATTTATGGGATCACGAAATGAGGGCATATGGGGAAATCACAACATATGAATTCATGGAAATGACCGCCAGGGAATTTGGCCTGGGATTTGCATCTAACATAACGGACACCGATGATAAGAGATACATATATAATCCCATGAAGAATATTGTCGATCATATTAGCAGCACCGTATCTTATGCGCACAATAAAACTAAAGAATCCATATTTGATTGGTGGATAGATTACTGGAATAATCTGGTGTTAGTAGACAAATATACCGAATATCATGAAAAAGTCCCGGAGGAAAAATTGCAGATCTGGACGGTAGACAATTCACCTAGCATAGGCGGAGATGATAATACCCAGAAGCCGGTCAAAATGATAGCCGCGTTTAATAACAACCCAATTTTAAGAAACTCTCAATTATATATAAACAATTATATACCGGAATTTTTACAGACGGGGTCTACGGATCAGATATTCGACACATATTCTATGGATAACCTTCAACAAACCACCACGCTTATTGAAAATGGTGATGTAAAAGATAATCTTCAAAAATCGTATGTTTATGGAGGAGAATTTTTTGGCGACTATGATTATCTTGCTAGAAACGCTGCTAAGGATATGATGTTATCTAAAATAGATGCACAAACAATACGGGTATCTATAAACATACCGACTCTAGGACTTGTACAGGGAGGTAAAGCTAATCTATGGTGGTATGACGAGAATAATTATGTTACCGGACCCATTACGGATGCCGCTAATAGTGAAGTGTCTTCCAATATAGATTTGCCCGAATCTATAATCATGGATAACGTTGGCGGATGGGTTATCAATAAAATGATATCCGGGCAATATTATATAAGTGAGATGTCTTTTTATTATCACACCCAATTCCAATGGTCTCAGGAGTTTTTATTATCTCGGGATGGGTCGGAAATAGAAAAATATAATACTCCTATTAAAGAAGAAATAGAAAAGAATTAGTTATGCAAGAAAATATAAAATCATATAATAGCATATATCAGCTTCGAGAAGCATTCCGGCGCTCAGGTGGACATTCGGATACTTTTGCGGACGAGTTTAATCGTTTAGAAACTCCGGCAAGTCTATATTTTAGAATATTTTTCCATTTCAATACCGGATATGGATTATTGAATACCGGGCGAGAATTTATAGATTTCGATTCTACTAGGTTAACTTATACGGAAAACACCAATACGGCTACTAGTTATTTATATGTGAATGGTGAGATGCAGAGAAAGCAGATGTTAGATGATTTTGTAACATTGCTTTCAAATATAAACACATATTCTCCTTGGTATTTTCAGAGTATAGACGGACTGCAAGACGCTCTGCAAAGATCGGAATATACCGGAGAGTTCAAGATAGACGAAGAACCCAGATCCATAACCATTAAAACACTTGAAGATTCTTATGATAACCGCATATCTACTCTTTTAGATTTATATAAAGCAGTGGCGTTTTCTAAAATTCAGCACAAGGAAATATTACCCGCCAATCTCCGAAGATTCGATATGTCTATATATATCATCAACACACCATTAGCATATGTTCATTATGGATATGGCGATGTGGATAGGGAGAAAGAAAGACATGGATTGAACGGGCGTCCGCCAGTGTCCCTGACGGATATGGGTGATCCGGAGGTTACATTTGAGATTCCTAGCTACCGGGAATGGTCGGATGGATCCGGGAATATATTTTCTTCGGCCAAACTTATAGAGCTGCAGGGATGTGAAATAGATGCCAATTCCGCCGCCAGTGCATATACCGAAGTCAAATCTGATGAGCCGTTCGGTATGTCTCATGAGATTAAAATCACTTTTAAAAATGTGATAGAACAAAGATTTAATGATACTTTAAATCGGATAATTGGAGATTATATATTCATGGACATGGATAAAGAAGACCGGCAAAGTAAAGAAAATGTGTGGGGTGAGGCGGATACCGTTTATGGGTCAAAAGAACTTGAAGGCGCTATTGAGAAATATAAGTCATATAAAGATCAGCGTGGTGAAGAAATTCCATTTTTATTCGAAGGGACGGACCCGGAGACCGGTGAAACAACATTAACCGAATTATATACCACACCGGATCCAAATGATGCGCTGAATGAGTATCAGGCCATGATGGATGAAAACATGCGGAAAGACGAAGTCGCATTAAGAGATGTAGAAGGTAAACTTATACTAGCGGACTCGGCACTTACGCCACTACCCGGAAACACTAATATAGCCTCCCGATATAACATGGCTTCGATCTCGGGAAATATAAGCCGAAGCCCAAATATACCCACAAAAGATAGCCAAAACATCGATGATAAATATAATCTCGGAATTGTTGGGGGCCTAGCTAGAGACTTTTTAAAAGGAGCGACGGATACCGCACGGGGATATGTTAATTCTAAAATCAACAGTGAGCTTGCTAAGATTACTATGGGAAATTTATATTGGGGATCTATCATACCGGATCCGAATTCATTTGCACATAGAATGGGCAGAAAATTAGCCAACAAAACACTAAAGCCCGTGGATAATGCTATCAATCGAGGCTCTAATGCAGTCCATAATACGATTCGAGATGCTAGAGCGGCTATGCGAGGATGGACCAAACCATTATCCGGTTCTTCTATAGGATCTAATTTATCCGGAAACAATAATACAAATACTACTACCGGGCATAGGCCATAAAAACCATATCAAATTCAAGCGATCTTTTCTTGAATGAATAGTTATATTGTATCAAGAGAGATCGCTTGTTATATCGCATAAAAACGCGCAAAAAACATAAAGTTTATTTCCCGATTACCCTGTAGAAAAATTTATGCATTTTTAATTTCCATTTTGGAAGGCTTCCGAATGTTTCTATAAATCCGATGATATTGTCGGATTCGATTTTATCCAGGTTATCATATATCTTCCAAAGCGGCCAGTCCCACCAGGCAATATCTAGAAGAGCATTTCTTATCCACCGCGGAAATCTATATTTAATGATCTTAGCCGGACATCCGCATGCTATAGCATATGGAGGAATCTTTCCGGTCACTATAGATCCCATACCTATGGTCGCACCATGACCGATGCTTGCACCGGATACAATATGACAATCTTTGCCTATCCATACATCCGCTCCTATGTATATGCTTCCTTTGCCCTTTATCCGGTCTGATACTTTGGGATTATTCAAGTGCTCATATTCTCGAGCGGTTTGAGATACTCTATTCATCATATGATTACAATCATTCATGATCCAAGTGCCCGGGCCAAAGCCGGAAAATGGGTATACGGTGACTTTATCTAAATCCGGATCATGATCATTAATCCAGAATTTGACATTTGTTAGAATATGGGATTGCGGATGAATATTGAAATTTGGATTTTTTCTCAAAGGGCTTCCCGGGAGACATGTTATAAAACTCATTTCATAATTATCGAACTTATCATGCATGTTCTTCGGAGCCTCAGTATACCGAATGATTTTAGATTGTAATTCGGGTTTCCAGTCTTCAAGATCATTGTTTTGATAATCCCATATATAATCAAACCCGGCAAGCGCCCACATCATGGATTTATAATGTATCGCGGACCCTATGAGCCTTAGTTTTTGATAATTGCAATATACAAGTCTCTTGTATTTGGGACGATAATATACTTCAAAATTTAATACTATTCCGTTTATAAAGAACGTATTTAAATTAAAGTACCACCCATCATGCTCCAGAGTGTCATAACTCTTATAGAATTCTATAAAATCCTCCGTGTCTTTATTATAATCTATAGTGATATACTCCAATCTTCTTTCCATTAACGATTCCACTTATTATAGTTTATAAAGTTTGCCAAGAGATCGGCATACTTCATACAATACACCAAAGATCTTTCATAGATCTCTGTTATGTATTTCAAAAATGGATTGGTTGTCTCGTATATCTTATGGGACATTATTCTATTAATCAGCCCATTATGTTCATAATCATATGGCTGATGCAGCTTGCGCTCCCAGATATAATAATTATTGGTATATGTTCCGTTGTCTTGTATATTCATGTATAAAAAATAAAAGGCTTCCGGAGAAGCCTTTCGAGGATATAAGAGATAAATATTACAAAAACCGGTGTCTATTTTGAGGTTCCGAGCTCGCGAATACGAGCTTTAGCCGTATTAATCTCGCTCTCGTTCCGGAGAATGCCGGCTGTGACCTTTGCACCATACTTCATAAGCTCTTTGATCCGATTAGCTACGGACAAGCGAATTGATTTCTTAAGATTTTTAAAATGGGTTTTCATCTTGATGAAGGCCCGGTTCTGGGCAATCTCGCGGCCAATAGCTTCATCGAAATTGTCGTCGGGGGAACACTTGGCTTTACCTTCGAATCTGTGAATCTCTCCAAAGTAATCATCATGAATGGTGATAACGCAGACAACGGTTTTCTTTTCAAGGTTTGTGTAAAATTTGGTTTCTTTCATTTCTTTATGATTTTAATATTACTATTTTTCTTTTATGATATTATATAATCGATTTTAGAGAATCTTAAGAAGTCCGAATTAAAATTCCACGACCCCTCTATTGCCATGCCATGTGTCATTATATAAATCCTTCATAGGTCTGAGTTTGCCTTTCCCGCTCTGGATTTTGCGGCAAATTTCTTCTAGACCACAACCCAGCCCATTCAATCCGGCATATGCCGAATACACCGTAGACTCCGGATAGTATATGATCGGAGCCGGGTCGGTCCCGCAATAACCCTCTCTTTGGAGCTTATATGGTTTGATTAAGATCCGGGCATATGGGTTCCGGATATTGGTATCCGATGCTTCACACAGGTAGGCGATGATTGTTCCATATCTTATATCATTCTCGACATAATCTTTATTTGTCCCATTTTTGATGTTCATACAGCTGGTCCAGTCTCTTCCGGTAGACATTCCGGCAATGTCATAGGCATGATCCGATATTACCATCATGAGATCATCCGAAGCCTCGATTTTCTTCTTCAATCGGATAGGGTCGGCATTATACCAATCTAAAGCCGGCTTTCCATCATATTCAACATTATTCTTTGCCAGGAGCTTGCCGATCTTCCGGATATCGGTTTTCATATTCCCGTTCATATCTTTGAAGGATACCGTATAGGTTCCGGTAATATAATTGACATTTTCCGTGTTACGGCCTTGGTTTGTATTGAGCTCAGATATTAATCCGTTGCTATAATATGTACCTAATAAGAAGCTTCTGAACTTATCCCATTGTGACCCGGATTCGCCGTCATTGATGAATATATCAATATTTCCAATTCCTTTGGTATAAGGAATGTAAATTCTATGGCCATTCCGGGATGTTTTTCCGCCATTTTCTTCGGAATATTGCTTCAAAACGTTAAAAAATCCGGATTTATAAGTCCGGACTTTGTCGGTCTGGGTTATTTCCAAGTAGTTTCGTACTGTATTAAATGGTATCATAATATCATATCTCTTAACGAAGTATTGAAATCCTTCGTGATTTCATTATGATACTATATAATCGATTTAGAGAATTATTAAGGTATTTTATAAAGTATTTATATAGAATTCTTTATAGATGTGTTATAGAAAAAACTTAAAAATTTATTAAAGTTTAAGGCATTTTCATAAAAGGCACGAATAAATCATATCCGTCATCATCTTCAAAGTGGTTGATTTTTTCGAGGAAGAAATCGCCAAATTTATATCTGTGATATTCAAATTGTTCTCCGTTCCAGATAGCAATATCCGAATTCCGGCAGCTTCCCAGGTATCTTTGACCGATTTTAAGTTCATTTTTAGGAATAGGATGAATTTCATCCATCTCGTAATGAGTAGTGAGTGCGAATATTTTGATAATTCTAGATAATTCTTGATTAGTCATAATAATTCTTAATTTTTAGTACCTCGAGAAGGGGTCGAACCTTCAACCTTCGCCTTAGAAGGGCGTTGCTCTGATCCATTGAGCTATCGAGGCGATGAAAAGATCATAGATGTCATATAGAGCTCCTACCGGGATTCGAACCCGGATCCCGGGCTCCGGAGGCCCGTGCTCTGATCCATTGAGCTATAAGAACAATTATGATTAATCGAAAAGTTTTTTCAATTCCGCTCTTTGAAGATTATCGGAATCCCCAAATCGAACATTGCCGTCTTTGATGATTATCTTCATCTTGATAGGATAAATGTTCTTTATACCAATTTCCGAATAATATTTCTTACCATCACAAACAACACTATGTCCCCAAACAGCGCAATCATACTCACCGTCTCCGAGTTCAGTTATAGGAGGAAGATTCAGGAAATTATCATATTTCTTTTCGGATTCATTAATAGATTCTAATATTGATTTCATAACTTATATTTATTTCGTGTCCCGAGAGAGATTCGAACTCTCAAGATCTTCTGTTTAAGAGAAGCATGTCTACCAATTGCATCACCGAGACAATCAAGAGCAGTCGGCCGGACTTGAACTGGCGACCTCTTCCTTACCAAGGACGCTCTACTACCAACTGAGCTACGACAGCTTGTTTATTAATTTTAGATATTTATTGCACAATCCCGCAAAGAATTCATTGCTTAGAACATGTGCAACCTCTAATTCAATTTCTATATTGTAATTTCTAATCTGGATCCATTGATCATAATTGATCTTTGTTGCTGTGACGAACTTAGAACTATCGGAAAGCAAGCCTAGCTCGACACTTATAGAACCTTCAAACGGCACGGTAACCTCTTTTAGTGCATTTATGATCATTTCTTGCACATCATTAATCTGTGGACATGATATTCCGTATATAGTCTCATGGTTGGTCTTTACGTTTACGATACGTTTACGAACAGCGGAATAATATCTTTGTAAAATTCTTGACCTTGTCTGAATTCTTCCTCATTCTTAGTTATAAATGCCATAATATGTTTTATTTACCTAAAAATAAGAAATCAATCTTCCATATTTACAAAAGAAATGGGGAGATTTGGTTCTCCCCGGACCCTCGCTTGTTGTGAGCCCTAGGCTTAAGCAGCGAGACGAACAGTTGTTTTGTGATTTATTCTCACTCACCGGCATCTCTTCTCTTCTTACTCAAATGCTGTCAAAACCAATTACCCCCATAAGCAAGTGACGGATCTCATATTAAGTTTCCGCCACCGTAACTGTTCCAACATCTTGGTTGGTCAGCTAAGAAATAGTGGAGGTAGAGGGAATCGAACCCCTCGTCCAAACATCCTTTCACCGGAGCGTCAACGACGCCAGCTTTGTGGGAGTTGTTGGATTCGAACCAACGACCTTCTGCTTGTAAGGCAGACGCTACTGAACCAGCTGAGCTAAACTCCCAATATAATTATAATAAGAGCCCCTGAGAGGACTTGAACCCCCAACCCTCTGACTACAAAACAGATGCTCTACCAATTGCGCTACAAGGGCTTGTGCGGAGAACTGAGGTCTCGATCCCCAAAGTGTTACCTTCCAACTGTCTTCCAAACAGCGATCGGCCCCGCCGATTTAGCTCTCCTTATAAGTGCGTCAGCCGGGACTCGAACCCGGGACCCCATCCTTAAAAGGGATGTGCTCTACCTACTGAGCTACTGACGCGTAACGTTGTTAGGACATTTCCATGAGCGAATCACAACGTTTTAACAATTTCCCTCCAAATGTCCACTGTTTGTAGCTGAGGCGGGACTTGAACCCGCACGTCCTTACGGACATCAGATTTTAAGTCTGAAGCGTACTACCAATTTCGCCACTCAGCCAACTTAGTCGGGCGAGGAGGAGTCGAACCTCCTGAACGCTTCTTCTTGGACTGGCCTGTCCAGTCAGAGAATGACTCAGACTTGGCAGCTCTTTATTGAGCTCTATTGCAACTGTCATCGCCTGAGTTCTGGTGCTTGCGCCGATTGTCTACAGCTCATTGGACTTTCGGTTCCGCACTTTACGGCTTGTCTCTGAGATCCGTCTCAGAAGCGCCATTGCGTAAGCGGTAGCTAATCCGCCTGTTCAATCCCCATTATCCGGGTCGCCCGTTATTGTTTCGGCGAGAATCTGTGGTTTCTCGCCAGATATTTGTCGTATTTTATTTTACCATGTTTCATCAGATCGCAAGTTCTGAAGTCTATGTCAGCTGGGCAGTGCTTGCTGCCGACTCGGTACACTCTCCAGACGCAGTTCATAAACTTCTTTGCAGTCAGATCATCAGCAACTTTTTTGAGATAGTTCCAGTTGGACTGGTTTCTGTTCGGCTTCCAATATTTTCGACCGCCGAATTCTTTATATTCCGCGCCCCATACACGAGTGTGCGTCTCGGATGCGGAGAAGGAAAATGAATTCTCTGCCCATCCATATAATGTACCGTTTCGGTGAATTCCGAGAATTGTATATCTACGATCATTTATCTTCTTTTCCATAATTATAACGTTTTATGAGTGCCTATGGAGGGAGTCGAACCCACAACCGCCGCATTACAAGTGCGATACTCTACCATTGAGTTACACCGGCTTAGTGTGCCGGTCTTTGCAGCGCCGGCTTTCTGTGTTCCCGCCCGATGGCAAGTCCACCAGGCTACTTTTAATATTTAACGTGGAGTAGCCACTCCATTCTGAGCTTTCACTCAGACCCCCATAACTCCATTACTGATTTGCTTCCGCAGTAGCGCCGACGGGGCTCGAACCCGTAGTTTCCACCTTGAAAGAGTGGCGGCTTAACCAGTTTGCCCACAGCGCCAAAGTGTCACTTCACCTTTAAGAAAACTCTTTATGTTGGACTGTCATTGCACGATGGATAATACCCCTTGACAGTCGTATGAAAGAGAAAAATAACCTACCAGCTGGAAGTGACCAACCCCTCTGGGATCACAAGGTTTATTTTTTAGTGCGGAATGAGGGACTCGAACCCCCGACCCTCCGGATGTAAGCCGGATGCTGCTTCCAACTGAGCTAACTCCGCTCGCGAGAAAACGTGCAAAACCTCAGCTAGGTACCGTATGCGAAGTAATTGCAAACTCTTTGACGCACTCGGACTCGAACCGAGGACCCGGCCAGTACCTTGGCCCGCTCTGCCTACTGAGCTACACGCCGGAGCTTTTTTCGCTTTCGTGCCGATGGGTGGACTCGAACCACCGTCTCCGCCTTATGAGAGCGGCGCATGAAGCCAGCTCCGCTACATCGGCAAAATCGCTAGTGATTCTCACATTTTCGTATGAGCTCCAACCCCCACTAGCAAGGGGCATGGCCTTGACCTATTAACGAGATATTCTCGAATTCCCGGCTCATATAGGTTGCCGGATACTAGCTGGGATGGAAGGATTCGAACCTTCATTATGACACTCAGGCCAATGAGTGCCGTTTGCTATTCATCGCGAAATTATTTGCAAACCTCCCGGACCATCCCGGGCATCTCTACCAATTCGACTACATCCCAAAATATATTGTAGCCCGAGTGAGATTCGAACTCACACTGTACAGGTTTTGAATCTGTCGCCTCTGCCGGTTGGGCTATCGAGCTATAGATTGGATTGTCCTACACGGTCACCTTCTTTCAGCAGACCTCCACATCTAACTGTACTTCACGACTTATGGCTGTCCCTTCACAGTTTCCATCTCAAGCATTTCCTGCTGTGTAGCCATCTCAAGCAAGCCTTCTTGAACCTCGGATCAACCAATCCTTTAGTGTGTTAGACAGGGATCGAACCTGCGACCACTGGAACCACAATCCAGCACTCTACCAACTGAGCTACTAACACCATATCGCAGCCTCTTACGGTTGGGCCGCTCCTTCCGCTGTTTTACGTATAAACGATAACTACCTATGATTTTGCGAGCCATAGGCGCACGCCTGAGGTTTATATACACTTCTCATAGTGGGCTAGGAGGGACTTGAACCCCCAACCTTATGTGTATAAGACATCTGCGCTAACCAATTGCGCCACTAGCCCAAAAATTGGTGGACAACCGAGATGAACTCGGTTTCGCGCCCCGAATTGCGGTACGGCACACTACTTTCCATTATGCCCAATATATTGACGCACTTTCGTGCGGATTATTTGCTTGGAAGTCTCCACTGACTTATTGCGCAATTACATCAATGGAGGATGTCCACGTTCCTCGGTACGCTGTAGTGGGGGCTTCCCACAGTCGGAAGGTTATAAGTCTCCCCAAGGACACCTAACTTCATTTCTGAAGCCTTTGCGGAGAGCTGAGGTGTCGATCCCCAAGCTGTTATACTCCCACGGTTTTCAAGACCGGTCTGCAGGCCGCTGCAGTTAACTCTCCAATATGCCATTCTTGTTTTGGGGACGACCCGTGGATGAATGACATTTCCATAGTTCCACAGTTTGCGGAGAACTGAGGTCTCGATCCCCAAGCCATCTTCCAGACTCCGACTGTCTTCCAAACAGCGGCCAGCCCCGCCGGCTTAGCTCTCCATTGTTTGCAGAGAGCTGAGGTGTCGATCCCCAAGCCATAGGACTCGCACGGTTTTCGAAACCGGCCTGCAGGCCGCCGCAGTTAACTCTCTATTTGACTCTTATGCTGGACTCGAACCAGCATTTCCGACCATCGCCGGTGTCCTAACCGATTGTACGAATAAGAATTTTTCGATACCTGATCCCTTCTCTGTCTAACCCCTGCAAAGGCACATTGAAATATCAGACATCGCCAGTTACTAAGCTGTTGCAGCAGCTGTTCTCGCAGGGAAGACTGGATTTGAACCAATGTCTCCGGGCGTCACACCCATTGTCGCTCTGGACCGCTAAGCTACTTCCCCATAGAAAGCCAAGAAAATTTACGAGCTACGGACTGTGCGTTGGTTATATGCTCTTCGCAAACCGCACTGTTGCGTTGCACCTTATGGCACCTCACGATAACCAACACCGTTCATCGGGCTGACGGCAGCTCTTTGGCTCCGAGACACCGCACCAGGAAGAAGTCGACATTTGCCTGACACTTACCCCGAACGCTACTTGGTGGAATGTTCTTGACTTTTTATACCCATTCTCACTTTCTTACCAGTTCCGCTTTTTAACACGTTAGTCTAAAGAAGTAATATCTATGGGTTTTTTTAGTATCCCGAGGCAGATTCGAACTGCCACTGTCAGCGCCCTCAACGCTGTGCCTCTGCCGGTTGGGCTACCGGGATATCAAATAAAGAACATGAACTTTCAGCCATGCAAGGATAAGGGACCTCACCAGACTTACTTGTTCTGACATGATGCTACATCCGTGGATGGCGAAGCGACAATACTTCCTTTCAGTGTTTATAAACACCTATCGAATATCCATCCGTCACGGCTTTCCCTTTTTTATAACACTCTCTCAAAATGTGAAATTTAATCATCCAAAAACCGAGGTTTTTAGAAGTACCTGTGCAAATAACACGGAGACATTTTTTGAGGCACATCAAATCTTTGTTTGACTATATTATTGTCAGGGACAAGTATTGTTCTTTACCGGATAGCCTCTTTATATAATTTATCGCTTCGGCTCCATCTTGCATCACTCGGTCTTTCGTCTATGTTTGGCACCCAAGATTCCAGCTCTCTCCTTCTATATAAGTGTTTCGAGCAGATTACACAGAACTAGTGTATTATAATACCATACGGTGTTACCACTATTGTGGCCTTTTCAAAGCCGGAATCTACTAGTTCCAATAAGATTGAGACCTTCACGAGATCCTGTCCGTGCTTTGCGAGGATATATCATTTCACCTCATCCGGATCAGCAGCTAAAACGGCCTTCAGCTCAAGAAAACTTGTAAAGAGGCAGCCGTTCTGTTCTTTGTTTTGTTGTTCTATGCTTTTCTTGATTCAGTCTGCTGATCTTTGTGCCCCGAGCGAGATTCGAACTCGCACTGTTGCGGTTCTAAGCCGCAGGCCTCTGCCAGTTGGGCTATCAGGGCAAAATACGGGCCAGACTATCCCTTTGTCAACCCACCCGCACCCTCCGAATGATTTTCCGAAGGCCTTTCTTAATGGCGGACAGGGCCGGGCTCGAACCGGCATTTCAACCCGTAACTTTCTTATCTATGATCTTTCCAATATGTCAAAGAACTTCTCTCTTGTGATATTATATAAACGATTTCAGAGAATCTTAAGGAAAGAAAATCATTTTTTTCAAGAGACGGAGACAGGACTCGAACCTGCATAGACTGGGTTGCGGCCAGTCACCTAAACCAATTCGGACACTCCGTCATGGATGCATTCTGTCTACCTATTGCTCGCACCTCAGCAAACACTTGCCAAAGTCAGGACTCGAACCTGAACTAATGCATCTTCGTTGAGCTGCCGGAACTCGAATCCAGAACTTTGGGATCAAAACCCAACGTGTTACCAATTATACCACAGCTCAATAATTGCTTCCCTAACAGCGCTCCTATGGAATTACCCAATGGACTGTCGCCCCGGTGACGTCTCACACAGTTAAGGGCTCAGGGGTTCTGGTTTGGAAGCTTTAATATAACCCCTTTTTAATTTATCACAGCTGGTCATATACAGGGTGTTATTTACCCACCTCCCATGGTTGGCGAAGGAACACACTGCTGCCCGTGTTTATCCCGTTTACTGTATATTTCGATAAGCGGAGAGCAGTGGTCTCGATCCACAAGCTGTTACACTCGCACAACTTAGCAGGTTGGCTCCTACCCCGTAGAATTTACTCTCCATTTCTTGTAAGTAATTGATAATCAGTAGGGTAGACAGGGCTCGAACCTGCGAAAAAACCTCCTGGACCCAAACCAGGCGTTCTACCAACTGAACTACTACCCTATAACTACTTGATAATATGAGCGATAGATGGGACTTGGACCCACGACCTTCTGCTTGGAAGGCAGACGCTCTGCCAAACTGAGCTACTATCGCATAGAGCGGTAGACGGGACTCGGACCCGCAAGCCTTCTGCATGGCAAGCAGACGCTCTACCAATTGAGCTACTACCGCATTATTTTTAGTGCCCCAAGACGGATTCGAACCGTCACTGTCATGTACCTGAAACATGTGCCTCTGCCAGTTGGGCTACCGGGGCATGGATGGTATAGTTTATATTACCGGAGAACTATACCGGAAAACTCCCACCGGCACTTACGATCCGGTGTCGGATCATTGTTATCCGATGCTTTCGCATCGCCTATCCAAGACTGGTACGATCCTTGCTACTCGCGCGCATTTCACAAGGCTTTCGTGTTGGGATGCCGAGATTCGAACTCAGATTAGCTGATCCAGAGTCAGCTGTGGTAGCCATTACACTACATCCCAATAGTCATAATAGTCATAATGGTACCCCAGAGAGGATTCGAACCCCCATCTGATGATCCGTAGTCATTTGTTCTAATCCATTGAACTACCGGGGCAAGATATCTAGTAGCCCCACAGAGACTCGAACTCTGATTTCCGGATTGAGAATCCGGTTGCCTGACCTGTTAGCAGACAGGGCCATTTAGTAGCGCCTCCCGGGTATGATCCAAGGTTTCCAGGTTGAAAACCTGGCGTCCTAACCAACTAGACGAACGCGCCATTTTGATACGATAAAAGGATTCGAACCAATACTACTTAGCCATCTGAATGACTCTTATCCGGCCGTCACCGGTCCCACTACAGGAGTGTGCTACCATTACACCATATCGTAATAATTTTGCAGGCCCGACAGGACTTGAACCCATACTCCGAGATTTGGAGTCACGTGTGCTACCAATTACACTACAGACCTATATTGAGAGCTTTTCACCACAAAGGCTCACGAACGCCACGGTTTTTTGAAAAGTAAGCTGTGTCAAAACTTACCGGCTGTGGAGGAGGAGGGAATCGAACCCCCGACGCAAGGATCTTCAGTCCTTCGCTCTACCTGCTGAGCTACTCCTCCAAAATATTGTGGGAGTGGGAGGATTCGAACCTCCTGTGTTTCTCTGTGACGGTTTTACAGACCGTTGCCCATCCACCATCTGAGCAGCACTCCCATTAGAAGGTTCCTCACTTTAGATCGCTTGGCGGGAAACCTACAATCTCCAAGACCTGTTGGACTCGTGGAATTGAACCACCGTCTTCCGTTCACTAATGTCTAAACGGGTGCTCTACCGTTGAGCTATAGCCCAAAATTCCCTGTCTCTCCAGAGCGCCACCGCAATTTTTATTTTTTCTTTTTGAACGGGTCACGGTTCAGACCACGCCGCTGCTGGGGATGTGAGACTCGAACTCACGACCATTGCATTAACAGTGCACCGCTCTACCGACTGAGCTAATCCCCAATAATTAGTAGCGGAAGCAGGATTCGAACCTGCGATTTCAAGGTTATGAGCCTTGCGGGATGGACCTCTTCCCTATTCCGCAGTGTTTATTTTTAGCGGATCGAGCGGGATTCGAACCCACGTCCCCGGATTTAACGTTCCGGCACTCTAACCAACTGAGCTACCTTTCCAAATTGGCACCGCTTTCCGATGCCGTGACCTCTGCCCCCTTCTTTATACCAGAGAAGATATGCGTCTTCAGGTGCGGGTAAAGAGATTGATTTACACCTTATAGAGCCGATAGAAGGAATTGAACCCTCGACCCACCGAATACGAATCGGATGCTCTCCCTGCTGAGCTATATCGGCGATGTGCGGGTGTACCGGGACTCGAACCCGGACCACCGGCGTGACAGGCCGGCATTGTAAACCAGTTCAACTATACACCCATTAGGGCTTGGACGAGACTCGCACTCGCACCTTCCGTTCACTAACGGAGCTCTACAAGTTCCACTCTATCGGCTCGTCAGCCGATCAGGTATAATTGCTTCTATTTAAGCTACCAAGCAACTAAAACAGTTTTAGTTAAGTCCTCGAGGGACCTCAGTGGACCACGATGGGATTTGAACCCATGACATCCTGCTTGCAGGGCAGGCGTTCTACCAGGCTGAACTACGGGCCCATAGCCGGGAGGGTTTTTGTTTAACGTGAGGCTCTCCCCATTACACCTCATTGCTTGCACCTTGTACTTCGATGTCAACCTATAGGGAACCGCGCCGGGAATCGAACCCGGTATACTACTCATGCCAACAGGCGGCCGACTCTTTGGAGGTTGATCAGACTCTTCTCACGGTTACTACTCAGCAGTCATCGAATTTGCAACTTCGACACTCTTTTCATCCTTTCCACCCTCTCGCCGAGGATTTCCCCGGCCATAATGACACTTTCATATAGTACCCCAAATGTCCGGTCATATAGTAGGGAGGCCGAGACTCGAACTCGGATTGCCGGTGTATCAGACCGGTCTCCTAAAACCGATTAGAGGATCTCCCTATCTCGGAGTATTCACCTTTTCACTCCGATTCTTCTATGATCTTTTATTATGCTCGCAAAAGAACTCGCAGGTCCTTCCGGGGGCTTTTATTATGCTCGCAAAAGAACTCGCAGGTCCTTCCGGGGGCTTTTATTGATCTTACTATATCTATGATCTTCTCCAATATGTCAATGAACTCTGATTTCTCAATCTTGCTTTTTTATATAATCGCACCTTATACGATCTTAAGGTATTTTCTCACTTTTTTGTCAAAAAAAAAATAAGGCCCTCTAAATGAAGGCCTTATCGTTATATTTTGTATATCTTGTTTTCCCTCCCCGGACCTTCATCGGGAATTTTCAGCGGATTTGCCAATAAAGAAAACATAATTGTCTTCCAAATTTTGACATGGCACACTCAGGCGGGCTCTTAAAGAGCTTTTCTGTTGCCATTTCACTGATTCCATTATATGTCCGAGTTTCGGTTGCATTTATTTTGATGTTTTCAATTTATATAATACCAAGATTCGTTAAAAAATTAACTTTAATTATTTTGTTTTTCTTTTTTTGATTTAGACCCCATACCTAAAATCCACCCATCTTGTAAAAATTTATCAACATATTCCGGACGAACTCTTTTTATTTTTCCATCCTTATGAATGTACTTCAAGCCTTTAGTAACATTTTTTATTTGAAAAAGACACTTTAATTTACCAGATTTAAATCTTTCATCATCATTCTCAACATCAAACCAATTAATTCCATCCTCAGTAACAGTTACTTTTCCTTTATTTCTAGATGTTGCCCCCAATCGCCAACCCTCTTGTAAATATTTTCCGAGTTCATATATTTCAACATATTTATTTTTATTATCTTTTGTTATCGAAACTCTATCTTTTATGGATTTGCAAATTCTTCCTTTTGTCCACCCTTCATTTATATATTTTTCAAGTTCCGATGATAATACACACAATTGCCTGTCATCTTTATAGATCCATATTCTTCCTTTAGTGGGACTTGTTCGGCCTTTATCAAGATTACCACGAACCCACCCATTTTTTATATAATCTTCAAGTTCGGATAATAATATGCTTTTTTGAATTCCATCTTTTTTAACCATAGTTCGTCCGGTCATACCCTTATTTCCTTTAGTTATTATTACTAGTTCTCCGGATAAATACCGCGGATCGTTTACAGGCACTTTGATGACTTTACCGGATTTATCACGGACTGAGACTGTTCCTCTAGTTGGTGGAATTAATTCTCCGGATAAATATCGCGGATCATTTATTGAAGTATCAAATATATTCCCATCTTTATCTTTAACAGTTACTAGTCCTTTAGTAACACCAATATTATCATGTAAATCTCCACCTAACGATACATTAAGACATAAAGGATCATTTAGAATATCAAATGTTATATATTCTCTTTCATAATCCGACAGTTCCTTCCTACTATTAAAATATTTTATAATCTCTTTAGAAAAATCACTTTTCTTATATTGATCAAATAATTTTCTCAAACGAACACCGGACCCCAGGTATCCATCATTTATATTATTCGTACTGTGTATTCCATAATAAAATTGTCCGGTTGGAATTAATGTGGTTTTATAGAAATAATTATATGCCCATGTATTCATTCTACGTGTTTTTATATAAAAAATAAAAGCCCCGAAGGGCTTTTATAACGATCTAAATAAATGACCTATATTTTTACACCTTTAAAGATCTCCATTCTCCAAGTGGAGCATGATGATTGAAAATAGATATTCCCCCATCTCTTCTCCGACCACGAGTAATAACCGAGATAGCATTGGATTTATGTAATGATTCAAAATGAGAACAAATAATCTTATAATCCATCACCGCCGCATTGTCTTCCAAGACGACACTCAGCTTCCTGACGGCATCCTCTACAAAAATAGTATTAGCACCATTCATCTCCGCAAAGGCCTGCTCGTCCTCTCTCTTGACAAAAACTTGGGTTTCGGTAGGGATAGCTTTCTTGCACATAGCCAGGATGTCTTCAATCCAGACTAGTGTGTTACCCATCTCGATACCTATACGAGCTACGCTTCTTTGTGAATGTGGGATGGCATATACTCCGCGGGTCTCCTGAGCATGCATGGAAAGTTCCGTAGAACAGGGGCAGGCGGAAGAATACACATAATCAAACCAGATAATCTTCTTGAACTCTCCGTCGACATCCAAGTTACAGTCAAAAGTGACATTATAATATTGCCAGCCTCCGTTAGGCTCGCCGTCTTCATCCACGCTGCGCAGACTAGGCTGCCAAAGGCGGTATGGGAAGTTCACTAAGATGTGAGCATCAAAAGTATCTAAGTCTTTCTGATAGGCTTTCAGTACTTTTTCCAGATCGTTGATGTCGAAAGTAGTGGCCCCTTTAGTGGTCTTCTGTAGAGAACGGAGGATGCGGCTCATATTGATACCGCGTTTGGCCGCATCTAAAGAGACCGTGCCGGTGACATCACAGACTACCTCTTGGGTTCCTCCTTTTTTCTGCTTGATCTTCAAAGGAATCCTCATTCCTTCAATACCTACAAAATCGATGGGGGTTCCGATGAATTGGGAATTTTGAAGATCCGGCATAGAATCCAGATAATCTTTATCCGGCACAAACTCTTGTTTATATTCACTACGATCTAGTTCATGGACGGTGCGGTGTCCGGGAGCCAGTCCGGTGATCTTATCCATCTTCTCCTTGATTCCAGCCAGGCATTTTTCATATTCTTTAAGATCCTTCCCGCGTTTCCGAGCCTCCCACATCCGTTGATAGGCTCTCATGTAGTCATATTTGAGCTGATCCAGCTCCGTCTTGATTTCACTTTTCTTGATTGGCATGATTTTTGATATTTAGTATGGAAATATATAAGTTTCTTATGATTAATATTTAAGAATTTTAGTCCGGATTGTTCTCCGAATTTTTATGAACCCAGAACTTGTCGGTCCTGTCTCTCCAATCTCCATTAGGTTGTCTTTCTAGATATACCTGGTTGGTGGTAGGTGAATCCAGGGGCCCGAATTGCTCTTGATAAGTTCCGATCTTCACATAATCCATCTCTCTCATAGTCTGGGCATTTCCGACTCCGGTATACCACCCCACTCTCATATCAAAACGAGACCTGATCTGATAAGCTAAATATTTAACCATCATCGGATCATTGTCACCACCCATGAATCCTATACATGTGACGCCGGGATTCTTCTCGATAAGATCCTTCAAAGTATCCCAGTTCAGCGGCTTGCCGATATCCTGCTGCAGTTCCGGACTATGACACCCCGGACACCGGTTAGGGCATCCCGAGATGTTGATAGCAAGCGTTATCTCTCCGGGAAATTCTCTGAATACTACCTGTGTATCTGTGTATTTTAACATATCTTTTAAGTTTCTTTTAAGATATTCTAAGAATCTGCCTTATATCTATAAGAAATTCTTCCTTTGGTCAGATCATAAGGAGTCATTTCTAGCCGGACTTTATCGCCCGGAATAGTCCGGATATATTTGGTTCGCATCTTGCCGGAGAGATGAGCAATCACTTCATGTCCGTTTTCTAACTCGCATCGGAAAATTCCATTGCCTAAGGCCTCTGTGACGATTGCATCGACTTCTATTGGTTGTTGTTTTGCCATATTATATTATTATGAATTTTATATTTAAATCGCACACAAATGCGGTTATTTTAAGCGTTCGTATCAAAATCGTATAATTATATACCTAAGATATAGATCGCTCAAAATATCGCGTTAAAACAAGTCTAATTGATTTCCTTTTCGGTATTTGAACAATACCTTTTCCAGATCACCGGACTCACATAATTCTATATATAGTCTTTCCGGATCTCCGGTTTCCCATGTGTATGGAACAACCGCCTTTATACAGGATGCCGGAATCTTCTTTCCCGATTTTTTATAATAGTATTCCGCCTGACATGGTGTGACGTCTTGGAATACCTTTACCGCCCATTCGAAAAAAGAGATATCGTGATCTATAATATATTCTATAGAGTGTCCATTATGTTTGGTATACCAGAACTTCTCTATGGGATATTCATGTCTGTGGTTATCGGATATAGCTAATTCCATATAATATGATTTTACAGTTATATATAATCCGATTCCACCGGACATTAAGATAAAAAAAGCTCCGGCGGAGCTCTTTGATATGCTTTTATAATCCGGTATATCTGCGAATATCTCGTATGACATTATCCGGTATATCTATATAAACACTAAAAATTGTGGCATATACAACAGCCTCATTCCATTTATCTATATCTGTTATAATAACATACGCATCTTCCGGTGTTTTTATATCGGGTACTCCCTCTAATAAATCCCAAGTTTCGGTTTTTATTTGATTCCAACTAGATGTAGTATCATAGTGAAAATATGGGTAATATGTCGCTTCCGGAGACCACAATAATAGTATTTGTTCTTCGGGATTGGTGAATACATACCACCCACCACAATAATCATTGCCGTCCCAACTACGGTCATCTTTTTCGTATCTAAGCATTATCTTGCCGGGAATGTGGAGAAATTTGCTTTTCGATCCTTTCCTGCCTATTATAGATTCTTGAATGTGTTTCATAGCCCGTAATTGTTTTCTTCTAAATTTTCTTGTATAGTTTTTTTAGGATCCAATTTCAACCGACCCATCCTAATCAGTTCCTGTGCAAAATTGGATAAAAATTTTTCCGAAGCCTGCCCAACATATTTATAATTGCTCCTGATTGCACCAGGCTGTATAAATACGGATTTTCCTTCTTGAATTTTTTTTTGTAAATGAGCGTTTGATTCGAACTCATCCATCCGTCTTTTAGCTTCATATTTATCTAAATAAAGCCAGACATAATTATAATTTCCGGGTATATTGGGGCCATTAATGTTCATATATACAAGATCCCCGGTATGCCAATCCTGCAGAGGAGTTCCTTTTCGCCCTATTATAGATTCGTTAATATGTTTCATGATTTTTTATAGCTTAAATTCCTAGCAATTGTGATATGGCAATTACCCCATCAAAAAGCTCTTCATCGGGAGAATTATGTAAGTACTTTTTAGCCATATCCGATATTTTTTTGTCTTTGCACCTGGCTGCAATATTTAGAATATCCGCAACGTATTCGGCATAATTAGCCTCCGGATCCTTTAATCCACGCAGATAATTACCGTTGCTTTGAATGTTGCTTATACAACACATAATATCTCCGATTATTTCATCTCGGGATAATTTAGATTCTCTGTTATACCAAGCCGACCTGGATTGGGTGTTTTTCTTTCCTATTATAGATTCGCTGAGTGCTCTCATTATTTGGTGTTTTTATAAAAATCTTTGATTAGTGACTCAATTCCCGATGGTAAATTTATTTCAATATTAGTTATACTATCACATACAAGATCAAGATCATTCCAGGTTTCGGCGTCGGAATCTAAAATATCATATATTTCATCAATAGATATATTAGGTTTACCCGGCATTAAATTCCAATTACCCATGAAACCATCAAAAATAATATCCCTTGCATAAATAAATGGATAATAAGTGGCTTTTTGAGACCATAACATTATAGTCGACTTCTCGTGATCCATCATTAAATACCATCCGATACATTTATCATCATATGACCAGCTACCATCCGTCTTTTCATATTTAAGAGTTTTGATACGCGGTATACTTATAGTATATCCATTCGTCAATGATCTCGGAATGCCTTTCCTCCCTATTATAGATTCTTGCAATGTCTTCATATACTTATCATTATTTCCATTATTTCCAAAAATGCAAGCCCGCTTTATCGCGAATAAGCTTTTCAATTGCTTTTGGCATTTCTATCGAAACATTCGTAATAGCTTTTTTAGCCGTATATTTATCCCAGTGGTCGGCATCGCTTATAAGATCATGCATCATGCTTGGACTATTAACACCTTTCAATTCCGGTAAGATTTTTACGGCTAAATTCCAACTTCTGTTAAAGTTCCATTTCCAATCATCATCCGTATAAAGAAACGGAAAATAATTGGCGTTCGGAGACCATAACATCACTATCAATTTTTCTTGATCCACCAGTAAATACCAATCATCACATTTATCCGCGGCTTTCCAACCATTCATCGGATTAGAAAGACTGTCCACCTCATATAAAAATTCTATAGTACCTGGTATGTGTATAATAGTTCTATTTGCGGATCCTTTCCTACCTATTATAGATTCACTGATATGTTTCATGATATGTTTTATTTCATTGTCTTTAAAATATTCTTGACTTTATCCGGTATTTTTATCTCCGTCAAATATGGAACGGTAGGCCCATCCTGGAGGAATTCATCAAATCTCATCATTATGTCGTTATAAGCCTCTTCCGGCCCTACATATGAAATAGATCCGGACCCGACTAGAGACCAGGCATATTTCCATAAATGATTGTCATTTTTGAAGAAATAAGGATACCACATTGCATCCGGATGCCAGAACAATACGGCTTTGTCGTTATACATCACATACCAATTATCACCGATTTCGTGTCGATCTATATGGTAATCCCGGTTACGGAAATACCATTCCAGGGTTCCGGGTATTTTCGTGTATTTAGCCGAATTTCCTCTCTTCCCTATTATAGATTCCGTTAATGTTTTCATTATATGATATTTTTTTAAAAAATAAAAAAAGACCTCCGAAGAGGTCTTGATATTAAACATATTGGATTGGATCTTTTATTCCGTTATCTCGAAATGCCTCTATTCGTTCCGTGCACGTCCCGCACTTGCCACATGCCTTCCCATCCGGAGTTGCATTATAGCAAGACATGGTGTTTTTGAGCACTTTATTGATCTGAGATTTGGTCATACCTAAATTCTTCATTGCCTCCAGTCCCTTGCTAAGCACCCCCGATTTGTTGATATTCACGAACGGAGCATCGTATTCCACTAGCTCGGAATCCCAATTGGAAATACGGTACAGTTCGCGAGCCATATTAACGGATTCTTCCTTACAATCCGGATAAATGGCATGATCACCGGCATGTACGCCTAGTGAAATCAATACATTTTGTCCGATGGTCTTAGCTAAACTTAATGCTTTAGCGAAAATTACGGAACTGAAAATTACATTGCGATTAGCTACAACGGTACTTTTCATGGATTCTTCTCTATAATCTCCTTCCGGCGATTTCTCGTGTCTTACCAGCGTGCTAGTATCGCCGGAGAATACGTCCCGGAGGTTGATGATCTGATATTCTACCGGCAGTCCCAGGCTTTGCAGATACTTGATGTTCTTCTTGGCAAGACGGAGCTCTACGGCATGTGCCTGTCCATAATCGAAGCTATAGGCATTGACCTTGTATCCTTTAGAGAGAAGATGCATCATCAGACAAGTGCTGTCCATGCCTCCGGAGAAACTGATTACCGCTTGTTTGTCAAATTGAATGTCTTTTTTCATATTTTATGGAATTTTATAAGTTAATATATAAGTTCTCTTAAGAATATTTATAAAAAAAAGGTCCTTAAAGGACCTTGTTAGCTGAAAGAATCTTATTGGTAATCTCAATCAGTTCCGCAAGATATTCCGTGATGAGGGATACCCAAAGAAGAATCATTGCATACGGGGAGGATTCGATATATGGAGTCATGATGTTCATATGATGATATTGCGGCTCGATATTGTCGGTGTAATCAATAATCTTATTCATTTCGCTATCTAACAGCGATTTATACTTAGTCAGTCTGCAGATAAGTGTATTGCGGGCTTCCGGGCAAAGCTTATTCATGTCGGTGACTATATTTGTTTCATTCACTTTAATCGACTCAATAACGTCACGAATGATATGATCTAGGACTTCCGCACATGAATAAGCATTTTTAGAAGAAAATTTATTCCAGATAGATGTGACCGGGATCTGATACTCGACGGTGTCCTCCAGTGCCATGTTAACAAATTTCAAGACGGACTCCACTTCGTCTTTATTGTTCGGAAACTTCTCATTCATGGCGATTTTCATAGTGCTCCAATTATGGAGCAAAGCCCAGTTCATTACGTCCATCCAGCCGTCCACCGTAAGCAAATCGGATTTCAAGCGGGCGTCAGAAATATCCGGTTGCCCTTCTTGACAATCACATTTACACTTGCGGTCGCCGGGGTTTTCGGATTTTGTCCAGATTCTCTTGCAGACATAAGCTCCGTCCTCACGTTTTTCAAAATCTTCGGATAGTTTCCAGCCTTCCGCTTTAAGCTGATTATCGGACTTACCACCGGGGTTCATACGATTTGGCAGATCATCGTGATCAATTACGGGAGTCTCCGCCGGAGCTTTTTGTTCTACATCGCAAGTCATATTAGACATGGGATCTTTTAAGTACTCTTCGACCGCTTTTTTATCGATACCCAGAAGAGCACATACACTTTCAAATAAAGAATTATCTAAATTGTTCATATTTTATAAATTTTTAATTTAATATTTTTTTAATTTTCAATTTGATGGAACGGGATCGGATTATCTACAACTTTACCATAATCCATGTTACGATGATGCATGATTAATTTAAGATCATCAGACCAATCTTTGGCGACGTGTTCCGAAATATCAGACATTTTCAATCTAGGATCAATATGTTCTCCGACTTGGTTTTTATAAATCAGATCTACATCACCATACTCCGTCTGGGCATATCCGGTGGCGGTCTCATGATAAATGACGGAAGCTACATGTAGATCGGGGCTCTCATTATTGTTCATCTTGGTCTTAGAAAGAATATACTCTATCCAGCCGTGGAAGAACAATGCTAAGTTCTCGGCGGTGGGGTTGAAGTCTACTTCTATCCACCGGCGGTTGAATTTCTTGATATATCTTTTGAATTCTTCCGATTCCTTGTTCCAAAAAACGTAACAATGGTCAAAAGAATCAATAAATTGCTTGATGGTGCCTTTCATCAGGCCGAAATCATAAACCATTCCGGCGTTATCCAATGCACTTGCGCTCAGAATTACTTCTATAATAGCAGAGTGCCCATGTTGAGAGAAAGCGCATCTCTCCGAAGAACAATTCCGGACCAGATGTCCCATCTCGATGCTGTATTGTTTTCTAATTAACATAATAGTATAATTTTGAATTAATATAAACTAAATTTTGGAAAAATTAAAATGCATTAGAAAGCAATGTTTCTAAATAATCTAATTCTAATCCATAATCAAATAAAAGATTTTCCAATTCGGAATACTGGTCAAATGGATGTCTGTCGCTGTAGATGATGGATTTAAATATCCCCATAAATTCATCAAATGAGTCGCCTAAAATATTTTTAATTTCTTCCATAGGTGGTTTGGATTTAAAAAGGTTTTTTATATTTCAAAACTATCATCTTCAAACCATTCTGATTCCGGCTTTTGCGGAATGTGGCCTTCATCAAGGTACTCAAAATCTTCTTCAAAAAAGTTATCGTATTCTTCCATGCTATTATATAAACAATTTGTCGAATTATTAAGTATAAAAAAAGGAACTTATTACGGTTCCTTACAATTATTGTTCACCTATTCATCATCTTCAATTTCTTCTTCTTGATATTCTTCATTATCAAACAACTCGGGTTCTCTTACTAAAGAATCTCCCTTCATCATATCCACAAATGCTTTGCCTCCCCGAGTAATCACTCCCGTCTCGTCATAAGCGGATTCATCATCTGACGCCTTCCGAGTCTGTTCAAAATTGAGCTCCATCTGATAATTGGCACATATCTTATTCAGTCCATCCAGAATGCGTTTGATATCACCGTCCAGTGAGGAAATTTTTTCTTGCAATTTGGTCATAGACATATATAAAGAAGCATTGCCCGGATTCTTGGATATTGCCTGCACCAGATGATCATGGACAATCTCATCCGTCTTGATCATCTTATACATTCTCTTCAAAGACTCTATTTCCGTATCTATTCTCTTTTTAAAATCCGGGTGCTCGTCCACAAATTCTTTATTGTTGTATAGCCGCAACACCGAAGATATTAAAGAAGTAGCCATAATATTGCTCTCCTTATTAATAAGATCGGTATCTATAGTATATACATCTTCCATATTATCCATGGGAAGATCATCTCCTCCAAAAATATCATCCATAAGATCTTTTGGAGTATATTCACTCTTTTTTGCCATATTTTTCGTTTTTATTAAAAATTTCTAAAATATTCTTAACTGAATATTCATAATCATTAAAAGACATATCTTCATTTATGCTTCTTATATATAGAATTGCATGATCTCTTGTAGTTTTATTGAGAATTACTTTTTCCATTTGTTCTATCATGCATTTATCATATAAAAAATCATCCGGTTTCCTAGATGTTTTATAGATTATAGGAAATTTATTAATGGCTACCAGGTCATATGCATCCCCTTGACGAGTGGGAGTTAATATATTCATTACATAAATCATGATTTCTTCTTAATTACAAATACACTGGAGAATTTTTGAGAATAATCCGTATTATCTACTCTATAATTAAGTGTGATATCATAATATCCCGGTTTGAGTTCTTTTGGTACCACATTCAATACGGGAGTATCCGATAATCCTCCATAATTCTGATATGCCGGGCGTGCCCCCCGATAATTTCCGTCCGGGAATATTGGTCGGTCGTGTACTTTGGAAAAAATCTTTTCTCCTGTGCTCTTATTTTCGAACATCCAAGTTACATTTTCTATTTTCTTATTATGTTTGAATGTTGGTATTATGCATATTACATCATCCGGATCTACTTCTCCATCTTCGGATATAGGCATAAGTTTATGGAGTGCGGGATAGAATCTGTCTTCATCAACCATACGTAAAAGACCATCAATGTGTTTTAATCCCATAATATGGATTTTATCGGTGTCCGGGGATGTGGTATTTTTACAAATACCCATTATTCTGTAGTACAAATCGGCTTCCGATGCATGTCTGATTCTGAGGAGACCCCAGTTAGCCGCAATATTATAATTGTTCAAGACACTATCACCATTTTCGTGTAAGATCTCATATGTCATGACATTATCGGTCTCGCCTGATGTTATGCTTACCCAGGCATCCGGAACTATACGATCCGTACTAGCAAGACCTTGTGTAGTATATGTTTCATTTTTGGCAATATATTCCGGTTCTTCATCATCAAAATGCATAGTATCGGACCCCGTAGTGATCAGGAGATCTCTTTTGGTTATGGTCATCTTCACATCTCCGGCTACAATCTTATTAGCTACTCCTGATGGCCAGTCAAAATCATTTTCCGTTAAAGCCACCACATATTCGCCGGCATTTATCTTATTTGTTGTATTTTCATAGAAATCATCCGGAATTACATCGGGTGCTAACGGAATGTTTATTGGAGGATTTACGGTATATCCTATTAATGTATGCGGTCTTCCATCATAGACAACGGTTTTTTCTAATCCCCGAATGGTGACCGTGTCTATTCCCGATGATACAGTTAGTGTTCCGGGTGATGTTTTAATAATTACATTAGGATATGATGTGTGTTTTGTTAATGGATCCCAATTACCTATAATATTTCCATTTTCATACAGCTTGTCATCAATAACATATCGCTTGTCTTGTACCGAATTATTAAATAGCGCGCTTATATTTCCAAACGTAAATGAATTTTGCACACTGCCGGATTTTTTAACTTCCGGCATAGATTCGGTGTCTATAATATTCAATATGGCATTAGCAAATATCATTACTTTATCCATATTAGGAATATCCTCAACGCCGGGCTTTACCGATAGGGTATGGTTAGAATGAGTCTCTCCGTCATAAATCCAGGTTTCGCTCGATGAAGATATGTCTAAATATAGGGGGTCTATTCGCCCGGACGTGACAATATCTACAATATTTCCGGACTTTGTTGATTCTATTCGAAATTGAAAATCTCCATTATCATATACTTCAAGACTACCGGATTTTTCTATCCATTCCGAAGATTCCGGATCACGAGAATCATAATCCGGATTTTTTTCATATCGTTTTGGATTTGTTATACCCTCCGGATCTTCTATTTCCATAGCGGTATTGTCAAATACCTTATATCCGGATTCTTTGCCTGTGATATTTTGATCTATTCCTGTGCTTCCAATTTGGAGCCACCCATCAATTACGGCAATGATTACATTAGAAAAGTTTCTATTAATGTTCTTGAAATTATTAGAATTCAATCCCATTACATATACTCCCGGATTAACGCCACGTGCTTCCGGGTTCTCCGGACCGGAAATATAATCATCACTACTCGGATTATATATAGATATGCTTGATTCCGAATCATATCCGGATACGGAATGTTCATTTCCATCATAATCTACGGATAGAGTCTTGCCGCTTATAGATACATTTACATTATCCGTATATGATGTAATAGTTAATGATCCATTTTCTACCAGAATAAAATTAGGTATGATGTTTTTATAAACATGATTAGGATATCCTAATGGTTCCTCTTCGTTCTCAAATTGGATATTTTGGTCAGCATAGAAGTTTTCTTCATTTTGAGAATTTTTATCAATAGACGGATCCATATGATATGGGACGGATTTCCAATAGGATGCGTCATCCGGAGTAGCATCAACAAGTTCATTAATATCGGTATGTGTGCCGGTATCTCCATTGTTAGACCATTCGAAATATCCCCCATGAATAGCTCTATAATATGTCGTCCTAGATTCTTTATCGGTTGATTTGACCGCTTTAATTGTTCCGGCGGAACTATTAGCGTCCGATTTAATGTCCGATTCTCCGGTATCCAAGAGACTCCGGCTCGTAGATTGCTCTTTATATTGAGTCACCCAATGTACTCCATTTTTTAAAACAGCTTCGTTATCAACAGCTTCCGCTGCGGCGACATTATTATAAAACTTACAATCGGACATCCACCAAATCTCCGGTGTCTCCGACGTTCCGGTAATATTGTGTCCGGCTGAGTTATATGATATCGTTTTTTGAGTGCCTCGGATATATACATTGACATCAATGGGGTTTATCAAAATCCAACCATCCTCTTCAACCTTGAAAGTAACTTCATAATTTTTATTAGTATTGATAAAACTACCGATATTCGAGTCCGGTTCCTCCGGTTCGAATGGGGCATCTTTATCGGATTCTCCATTATGCACATCGTTTTCCAAATGCATATACCAAGCTCCGGGTATAATTGATTCATCCATAGGGACTTCTTCATTCCATACACAGGCGGATATTGTAGGGGTAGTTAAATATTTGCCGCCTCGCGGATTCGGTTTCCTATATATTATAGTAGTTGTGTCATAATTCGGATTACTAGCAAGATAATCACACCCCTCAACACTTCTTGTTTCCGGAACCCATTGAGTTCCACCTAATGGCATAATCATGTTGAAGTCAAATGTATCATGATGTCCGGTGATCTTGATAGTTATCGGGTTCTTAACAATTTTAATCCGATTAGGAGTGACTATAAAATGTATATATCGTGAAGAGAACCCGGTATTAATATTTCTAAAATGATCTTGTGATAATGATGATTCATAAATTACCGGATTCCAATAATTCTCATCATCCATATCCGTGATATTGTTGATATACACACCGGATACTTCCATAGCGGTATCTTTGCCTACGAATTCTATATCGCGAGCACCATAAGTACCCCACAAATCACCATGATGATCGGGGTCCGGTACAAAATCGGATGAGCTAGATACGGCTACCACCTGCCAACCAGAAACCGTCCAGATGCCGCCATCATATACGCAACTCCGGTCTTTTTCGGGTTCATACCAGGTATATGGATCGGATTCATCATATGTGCCTTTAGTATTGCCCCGGATAAATACATATATATCTTGTGAGCTTAGATTGACTTTTAATAAACCAAATTCTACCCTTACATCATAGTTGTTAGGCTTAGATGATATTACCTCAAAGTCAAAGGCATTGCTAGACGACCCTATCCCGGTCTGTCCGCCTTTGAATTCTATCTCCATAGTATCACCACTCTTTATGAGAGGAATTCCGGTAATCTTCCTAGATCCTTCCGGGGGACTGAACCTAGTCTGTATCCGCACGGGCCCAGCATCTTCATCATAATGACCCTGAACGGTTACCCAATCGCAAGTTTTCTCTTGCCCATCATAATTCCAAGAAGCAGAATCCGATGTTATATAAATCGGACGGGGAGTTATAGTGATACTATAATATCCATAAGTAGCCTCTTCGGACATACCTGTTATTTTAACGGTGACATATTTAGTACCAACATCAGTTACGGATATCGGGTCCGAACTAAAGTTAATACCATCCTCACTATATTCTATATTAACATTTGAAGACTTATTTTCTACTATCGGACGCAATGGCCTACCGTCATATACTTTAATGGCGGAAACCGGGATGCCTATACCGGAAGTTGAAGATTCTTCTCCTTTTATAATCAATTTTATTTGTCTCTTGATTTTAAATTGTGGGCTAAAGTTTCTCCACAATTCCGGATTTTCTTCAGGATTATCTCCTTGCACTACACACAAGTCGGCAATCCTAATATTCGACGTAAACGTGCCGATTCTCTTTCCGGAAACCTCTAACTTTGACGGATCCGCAGTAGTTACCGCTATAATTCTCCGTTCAATAGCATCGCGGAATATGCCACCGTAGTCGTTTTCATAAGAAAGCTCAAACCCCGAAGCATGATATGTTTCTTCGGGATTGCTAGGATCAAAATCAACCTCCTCTACATCACCGGAAAAAGTTACAGTAGGTTTCGCCTGATTTAATTGAAATGTATATGGACTAGGATTACTACCGGAAGATAGATCCACATGTATGCCGGATCCTTCATCTATGTTAGGATATACATCCCATGTAATATTATCTTTTTTGACAATAGGGTTGCTGTAATCGGGCTGACCATTATTATCTGGAAATACTTCATATGTTATAAATTTCGCGGCGGAACCCGCTGTCCAGGAAATGCTATCTTCATCGTATACATTAGTTAATCCAAGTATATTTATAACATCCGGTGTCAAACCCTTATCTCCGGCTTTATGAGGATCGCCATCCGGCAGACTGCCCGGTCCGGTCATCACACATCCCGTTATAGCAGAATGATCTTCATTTACCGTAAAATATCTCACCCAGAAATCGCCATTAATCTGATTTCTTCCATCTACTACAATCTGTGGTACGAATGATAATCTCTCCCCGGTATAACTAACTTTATATATATCACCAAATAGGTTACCATTCCAATCTAATATTTGTATATTTTGTGCCATATTTTTTTTATTTATTGTGCCGGATAATCATCCGGATAGTTTCTCTGCTCAACATTTCCTTTTGGATATGGGTCAAATGGGTATGCTTTAACTACGGTATTATCTCTTTTTGATATTTGAATTCTATCCCAACTCCACCAATAATCCGGAAATTTTTCTTCTAAGTCGGATATAAGATTATTCAATCTCCCATTGCGATAAGTATCCGGTATCGGAACATCCACGTATTCTAAAGATTTTTCAACCGTATAATCACCCCATTCCGTAGGCCATTTTGCGACACCATCATCACTCCGCCAAGTAGCGGGCTGTCCATCTCTTACCCAAGTTATTATGGTTCCCTCGAATGGCGAATCGCTTCTAGGACCGGATACTCCATCCGATCCGGTTTCGTCTGATCCCCTATGCCATATAGTAGCGCTTAGTTCCGGGTCAAAATCGGAATCACCATCAAATTCATAATTTTCTTCTATAATGCCTATAAGTGTATGATTAAGTCCGGCTTTATCGGGATCGCCATAATTATTAGCGGAGAAAAAATGACTTTGTAACATGATATCCGAGTCTTTAAAATTATCCGATAGTGCATCAATATTGGCATATTGATAAAGATCTATTGGAGAATTTGCTAAAGACCAGTCAATATATTTGGCGGGCACCAATTTCATAACATCTACCCGGTTATGCATATAATCGGATATATCAATATTAAAGACCTTAGTGAATACTCGGCTATTGGTAGCTAAAAACTCCATACGGAGCTCATACTTTCCAGATTCCTTAAATCCTACTTTAAAATCTAAATTAAATACACACATTTTCGAATATGTAGTTGCCCTAGATTTTTCAAGTGTATTTTTATTGGCATCCGTTATGGGCAGGATGTTCCCGGAGTCATCTATATAGTAATGTCCGGATGCATATTGAGAAATGCTATCTCTTACATATTCAATATCCGGCTGTACACTTACGTTTGAAACTATACCTCCATAATTCTTTGAATATGTGTATCCATCATTAGGCAATCCGGTAGAAGGATCTTGAATGTATTCTAATAGTAAACCCCTATTGGAATCATTGATTTCATAATATTCTTCCGTATCCGGATCTTTAAAGAAATGATATTCATGATAAGATGATATGTTATCCTTTATAAATTCGGCAGATCCTCCGTTTCTGATCCATATCAGCTTTTGTCTATAAATAGATATATTATGATCATCCGTTTTTGTATATATTTTACCTATGAATCTTACGGGGCAGCATTCTCCGGCATAAAAATACTTTAAAACATCTTCATTATATTTTTTTACATCTTCACCATCATCATTATCAGACACATGATCTAAAACATCCGTGGAAAACCCGAATATTTTTTCCGTATTATAATTCCGGAATAATGTATTCTTATATACCCGAGTTTCCAGATGGGGAGATATTTTAAGATCACTTTCCCATACCATATCGAAGCTTTCCGGTCCTATTATATAACCTTTTTGATCCATTGACTGAGTATATATCATCTTCAACGCATATGCATAAGCCCAATATTCTATGCAGGAATGAATCAGATCGAGGTGTATAGGCATGAAAAATGACGAAAAGAAATTACCCAATACTGTCATCTTTAAAGAAAGATCCTGGCCGGACCACATAGCAAATTGTCTCAGCACATTAGGCATTTGCTCATTATAAATATAGTTGAAATCTATATTCCAGAAAGTAGCTCCGGTCGGTATTGATCCGGTATTTCCACTTGTTATTTCTATCCAGTCTATAGTTCCATCAGGATTCTCAATCCTTGCCCAATTTCCCGGAGCATTGCTTCCGGGAGCCATAGTGCCGGGATGATATTGTGCAAATTGACTTCCGGGTATAACTTCTTCGGTACCGATTTCAGCGGCGTCCGCTCCGGAAAGATCCACCGGTCTCAGATCATCCCATTCTTCATCCGGTAAGGAATTTATTGGAACAATTATGGCGGGTTCTACGGTATGATCTCCTTCTACATATAGGTGATACATATCTTCAGGAGCATACATGTGCGACGCGTCTCTATCCTGCCAACTGGTCATGGATTGGATATTAGTACGTCCGAAACTATCCTGATAAGCTATTTTGCCATCTACAATCTGCAGCTTATTCAATGCGCAATATATACCTAGAAATGTAGATTTGACATGATTTGTAAGTTGACGGACATCTTCCGGAGTAAGCTGATGGTTGAGTTCGGTAGCAAAATAATCATAGTCTAGATCATCATTAATATATCTCTTCCAAAATTCTTCCAGCCTCAAAAGATCACCCCATTCAAACCAATTTATAGAATTCAAGATAGAATCATAAGAGCCTTTATTTCCCATAATGCTCATATAATTCATCAAGAGTTCTTTATTCTTGCGATTGATAAGAATATTATCGTTTAATTCCTCGTGAACATTATTTTTGTATATAGCTTTCTGGATGCTCTCCGGAAGCTTGCTTTCAAAGTTCCTCAGATTTTCTTTTAATATTTCATTTTCTACATAAAAGTCCGCTGATATTCTATATTCACTATCATTAATCCAAAAATCTCCAACATATTCGCCGGGATCTTCGGATCTTCCAAGAATATAAAACATATAAATATATACGGTCCTGGTTGGAGTGCCCGGAGGATCGCCTTGTGTCGGATTATATGCTAGATGGTAAGGAAAACCACTACAAGTCCACTCATTATTTTCGGCGATAAGGTTTTCTAAGTCCGCATATACCTTAAGATTCATCTTAATAGTCTCTACGGTGTTAGGAATATCCTGGGTCATTTTCAGGATCCGGAATATAGTCTGGTCGGATTCGGTCCGGATGGTGGCTTCCGGATTATCCGAGACCATACAAATCTTCTTAATATAATTTAACCCTACCGATTGGCCTTCTTCGAATCGGAATATATATGGAGGATCTCCATTATATGGACGACTTGCCTGAATATCTATAAAAGTATCTCTCATTATAAACGTTTTATGTATAAAAAATACAGTTACCGGGCATATGTTTTCAGTTATACAATATATTATTTAATCAATTGAAAATTTGTTAATGAAACATATAAGCGAATCTATAATTGGAAAAAAAGGAAATGGTGGGATCACGAAAGCTCTTCCCCGGAAAGAGAATCTGGATGAAGGTGATATAGTGCAGTGGAGAAACGGAGAGTATAGGATGTTTATGACTACGGACTTTTTTGGAAATGCAAATATATGTACCGGTTTTTGTGAAGACGTATATCTTTGCGATATTAGGAACTTTGATAAAAATCTAAAATGTTTATTTGACCGGGACATTGATGTGATTAAGATATTCAAAACTTCACAACTACCTAATATATCTTTAAAATTTCCCACATATACACAAAACGAATTAGAAAAAATTGTCAAAAACGGAATAATATAAAGAAACTTACAATATATGTCAAAGAAAGTAAATATAACCATAGGTCGGTTCCAACCGTTTACTCAAGGTCATCTCAATATGATATTGGAAGGCGAGCTACCTTGTATTATATATAGAATCAATTCTTCGGACAGGGATCCTTCTAAGATCAAAGGCAAGAAAATATCCAAGCAGGAATTAGAAAGAGTATCGGAATTTGCCAGGACCGGCAAAGGAGATCTCACCGAAAGAGAAAAAGAAATCCTGAAACGGCCGTTTTCTAATGATCTTATTGAAAAAGAATTAGATATAGTCAAGAGAAACTATAAAAAAGATATAATAGATATTGTCTATGTCAAAAATGCCTATGAGGCTGTAGAAGATTTCAATAACAAAGTCAAGGATGACGAATATGAACCTCAATATCTGATGTGCGGAGACGACCGAGTTGAAAAATATAAGACACTCATCAAGAGCTTTCCGGAATTGGAAGGCAAGTTAGAACCCAATATCGGTTCCGGCAGGAGCTCTAGTGTGAGCGGCTCATTGGTTCGGAAATCTATATTAGAGAAAAATCAATCCGCGTTCGAAAAGATGATGCCTAAAGGGACAGGCGGCATGTTCGGAGAGTTCTGTGATGCTTTTGGAAGGTTCTTGAGAGACTTGGAGGGTGGTATAAAAGAATCTAGAAGCCTGAGAGGTTACTTGAATATGATCTTGGAAGGCGGCGCCGCCGGACATATGGCACACCCTTATGATTACACTGAGCTTACCGGCAAAGATCTTTGCAACCTTGTCGGAACCTTATTCTCCGGCAAGATAGAACATGTCAAGGAAAAGCTGGATGGCACTAACATATATGCCACCATGAATGAAGACGGCGAAGTAGTATTCATCCGCAATAAGTCGGACCTAAACTCCGAACAAGGCGGCATGACTATCGAGGATATGGCTAACAAATGGGCTATGAATCCGAGAGTCCGGGATGTATTTGTGAAAGCCGGAGAGATTATTCGCGGCATATTCTCACAGCTAGGAACCCGATATTTCAATCCAAGACCGGATACCAGGAAAGTCATCAATTGCGAATGTATCACCTCCGGCAAGACCAATGTAATGATATATGCTAGTGATATGGTAGCTTTTCATGGTTATGTGATTTACAAAAAAGGTGAGAATGGGTGGGAAGAATACCGGAAAGTAGAAGGGCACGTGGAAGATATATATGATATCGTAAATACCGGAGTATATGCCGGTCGAGTAGCTCCGCGCCCCGATATCATTATCAAGACTATGGAGGATACCGAAAGTTATAAGAAAAAATATATTGATGGTATTAAAAAACTATATAAAGACTTAGATTTAGATCTTAATACAACACTGGAAGACTGGAAGAAGAAAAAATTTGAGGAAGTCAAGCCACAATGGATGACCGAGATGGTAGGTGTGATCTTCAATAGATGGTTCAATGATGACAAAACGGTTCGAGTCACGGAATTAAAGAAAGTATATCCTGATCATTATGAAGAACTTAAGGGACCCGGAAAGGAATATGTCCAAAAAGTTATGGAACCTCTTGATGAGTTATTCATGGGCATAGGCATAGACTTTATGAAGATATGCGATGGATTTATCAATGCTAACTGCGAGCGCTATGTAACGGATGTACTAAGAAAAGATATGTTGAACGCCTGGACCGCTATATTAGATAGTAACGATCCGGATGCTATCAATAAGACTCTGGTTCAGATCAAACGGATTGGGGATAAGAATCTGAGTGCCGTCGAAGGCGTGGTATTCACCTATAAAGGCCGGGTCATGAAGCTCACCGGCACCTTCGCCGCCTTAAACCAGCTGCATGGTATATATAGGAATAAATTTGGTTTCTAATAAGAAAATGTAAAATAAAATAAAAAAAAATGTCATTGTATAATTACCTAGTTGAAGCTATATCCCTATCGGACAACGATCTGCGGCAATATATCTTAAACAGCACACCTAAGGTCAAGTCGGAGAAGCTCCGCCGGATATATTCTATCATCAAATCATCCGATCCGGAAGGGATGGAAGATATCATATCAGAGTGGTTCAAGAATCACGGAATAGAAAACAAAGATATCATTGAAGATATTCTATATCGGTTCGAGAAGAACGACGACTTGATCGAGTTCATCCGCTATATAGATCCGGAAAATCACAATCGGAAGTCCCTGAAAGACGTATTTCCAAACCGGATTACCGAAGGCCGGATTCCGGACCTCTTCGCTAACCTGAAAGACAAGAATGGAGATCCTATACAGTTCAGCGACAGTTCATTGAAGACTATTGCCCAATACAATCAGGCCGGTGGTCTGAAAGTCGGGCACTATGAGTATTTGCTCCGGATCCTTTCCGATGATGCTATCAATGCCAATGTACCATCTTCACATAAAAACGGAGATGTCTTCGGACAGAATATCGGCATAGAGCTGAAGGCTTCTTCCAAGACCAAAGCCCAGTCCGATCCCCGATGCAAGTCTCATAACTATCCGTCTCCGGCATCTATCGTAGAATTCCGGAATGTCATTAACAAGTATCTGGATAAATGGTCTAAGGAAGACGAATTTGTCCTGAGAAGACTGATTGATACTAAATTCGATCATTTTGAGGAAGGTGAGATCTTCAATAAGATAGGTACCTTCAAGGAGTTTTTACAGCGCATATCTTCTTATTTGGAAGACAATCCGGGCACCAGATTACAAGAAGCTCTGGCGGAAGCATTCTGTACTTATTGGGGTGTGTCCGATGCTAATACCATAATGGAAGTGACAAATTTCCTCAATAAGCATCTCTCTCATGATCAGATCCGGAACTGCGACAATAATTATGCTAATATAATATATGGTGTTATAAACATGTTCCTATATTATAAGGTAGAAGGCTTTAACCGGATTGTGATAGTGGATCCGAACATGAATTACATCAATATCGGAGAATCTAAACTGAATCCGGATAGCCTTTGGGATCTATTCCAATCCGGCAAGATCAAGATTACCAAGATGCCGAATGAGAAATCCAAGTCCGCATATGATTGTGCCGCTTGTATAAAATATGTAAAATAACGCTCATATCCTCCGTATAACAAGCGATCTTCTATAGGATGACCATTTATATATCCGACCGGAAGATCGCTTGTTTTTTGTTGTATTTTTTTAATCAATTAAAGATAATATGAAACACATCAATGAATCTATAATAGGAAGAAAAGGAAATTATCCGTCAAAGAAATATTTCATATCGGAACTCATATTCGATGATAAGAAACTCAAAGCTAAGGGATTATATAATAATTTTGATAAATTTGATAAGTGGTTAGAAAAAATTGAGCAAAAATCGGATTTTCGGGAATTAGCCTCTTGCTTGATAGATTACGGACCCGTGAATGCCGATAATTATGAAGGTTATATTAGTGATAGGAATTTCAGGATGCAAATTTGGAATGATCTTGATGAACTTTATGGAAGAGAGGGACAACAAGAATATATATGTGGTGCATTTCAATTTGAAGAATCTGGTCGATGGTTTTGCAGGCCGGCGAAGGCGGATATAATTTTTGTTAATATAGCCGGAAGAACATTTTATCTATATAAAAAGTAATATTATGAAACATATAAATGAATCTATAATAGGAAGAAAGGGGTCATCATTTTCAAATCCGAAATCGTTGTTAAGGGATTTTGATATCGTTCAAACCGCGAATGGAGAGTTCTGGATAGTGGTTTTTGATAAAAAAATCAGACAGAAATACGCTAGTAATAAATTCGGCAACAATGCTATCCCAACTAAATTTGTTTTACTTGGATCGGGATATATTCCAGATTATGAATACGACAATAATTTAGAATTCAGCAACGAGGCGGGCAGAGGATATGATTTAGATGTGGCAAGCATCTGGCGGGCTAATCCGGAATATGTCAAGAATCATATACCCGATATTTTTGATCGTAAAAATATAAAAAACATACAGACTGATATCGAAATTCTAAAAATGGCTTCTGTTGGAACAACCGGTCAGGAAATTTGGAGTTATAAATAAACCAAATATGATGAAACACATCAATGAATCTATAATAGGGCGGAAAGGTACATATAACAAATATCCAAAATGCTGGGATGTATTGGCTTTGACAAACAACCAGCACAATCCGGGCACGTGCACGGCTATATATCTGGATAATCGTACGGCTCGCGACAGAATTGATGAAATTATAGATTGTCTGAAAATTGTGAATAAGACAAAAACCGGATATGTCGTAAAAACTTTAAAAGGGTGTTTGGATAAAAATGAGTGTGTTATCATTCTATATGATTTAGAATTAAAATTATATTTTTGGCAGCATGAAACCATGTTTGTCAATAATCTTAAATGTATCCCGGATACATGCGGCGCATTCGATGTGACAAAGATCATACATCATGTGACCAATAACGGGAAATCTATCAAGGAAATATTCCAAGATAATAATTACTTTAAAGACAGATTATGAACATCAAGCAAGTCCGGCCATCCAAAAAGAGATTCAAGCAAGGGTATATAAACCCGGATTCTTGCAAGAAGCTCCTAGAATCTCAGTCCCGCGAGCCTATAATATATAGGAGTTCTTATGAAAAGATATTCATACATTGGTTAGAAAATACCCATAAAGTCAAAAGCTGGGCATCAGAGTGCATGGCTATACCCTATATAAACAAACTTGATGGAGAATCTCATCGTTATTATCCGGATTTTTTTGTGATCATGGAAGATGGATCTCAGGTATTGATAGAGATCAAACCCAAGAATCAAACCGTTCCCCCCAAGACACCATTCGATCCTAATGGATATGCCTGGAAAGAATACATCCGGAACCGGAGCAAATGGGCGGCGGCTATGGAATTCTGTAAGAAAAACGGAATATTATTTAAGATATTAACCGAAGAAACCATAAGCAGATTATGAAACATATAAGCGAGTCTATAATAGGGCGGAAAGGGAGTTTGCTTAAAAAATCAATGTTATCGAATAGAGATATTATAAAAACTAGAGCCGGCGATTATTTAATGGTAATTAAAGACATAGATACCTGGAATATAACCGGATGTTTGTCTCGCTGGGATTCGGACGGAATATTGTTTTCTATACGTAAAGGCGGCGCGCCATATGATCAAAACTTCATATATCTCCGCGACTATAATGATGACTTATACCTTAAGACAGGCAGGGCATATGATGTCACACAATTCGATATTATTGGTGTCTGGAAATGGAAACCAAAAAACCCAAAAGACTCTTATATTACGTTCTATACGACTATATTAGAAAAAATTGCAAACGGAAACTCACCATATTCGAAAGATTATACAAAAACATTTGACCGGAAATGAAACACATCAAGGAATCTATAATAGGGCGGAAAGGAACAACCACGTGGCCAAATCCATATGGTTTGACTCAAAAAGATGTTAAAGGACAAATGAAAGGATGGCCGTTGGAAATTATTACTCTGATAATACATGAGGCGATGTTAGCTAGACGTGGTGATTTTGATATAAACTGGCTATGGGATGATGGACTGATGTGTGCATTTACGTGGGAAAACTCGAAGGATGGATATGCATTTTGGGAAAAAATAGATCGCGGAAATTTCGATGTGTTTTATAAAACATATACGCCCGCTAAATTAAAGAAAAGACTAGAAGAATGAAACATATACAAGAATCTATAATAGGGAGGAAAGGAACAACCACGTGGCCAAATCCATATGACTTGACCCAAAAAGATGCTAAAGGACAAATAAAGGGATGGCCATTGGAGATCATAACTTTAGCATTATATGAAACATATTTGGTCAGAGATAATTTTGGTTTAGAAGATCTGCAAAAAGAGGGATTGAGTTGTGCATTTGATTGGAATAAATCAATGGACGGACATAAATTTTGGGATTCTATAGCACATGGAAAATTTAATGTGTTTTATAAAACATATACTCCCGCAAAATTAAGAGAAATAATTGAAAAATGAAACATATCAACGAATCTATAATAGGGCGGAGAGGAGCGCAGGTGTTGTGGCCTAATCCATATGGTTTAACCCAAAAAGATGTTAAAGGACAAATGAAAGGATGGCCGTTGGAAATTATTACTCTGATAATACATGAGGCGTTGTTGGCTAGACGTGGTGATTTTGATATAAGCTGGTTGTGGAATGATGGACTGATGTGTGCATTTACGTGGGAAAACACGGAGGATGGATATGAATTTTGGAAAAATATAGAAAATGAAAATTTCGATGTGTTTTATAAAACATATACGCCCACTAAATTAAAGAAAAGACTAGAAAATGAGACACATTGACGAATCTATAATAGGCCGGAGAGGAACATCCTCCGCCAAACAAGATAATTTTTCAAAAATATTTGCAGATAAAAACAATATATACGTAATTGTACCTCATGCAATGTCGGATATTGAGTTGTTTGATGATGCCATACGCTCGCTATCTAATACACATGTTATCAAGCAATGTGAATTGAATAATGGAAATGGAGCGTTAATATTTACCGGTCCCGGCCGGGATTTTTTAAAATTAAAATTAAAAGCCAATTATATTATTTGCGATATTTATTGGACTCCAAACGGATATAATGAGACTATTTCGAAATTTATATCTCGGCACAATATAAAATATCCGCATGAATTTCTCGAGTATCCGGATGATTTTAGTTTGATACATACCGGTACTTTAGCTATTTAAGACAACTTTAAGACAACTTTAAGACAACTTTAAGACAAAAAAAGACCCTTACGGGTCTTTTATTGTTTTTATTCGGGAGTCTCGGAAGCTTTCCAAGATATTTTAGGAATGAATACCGCCAATATATCTATAGTGTCTTGTATGACATCAATGATCTCATCCGTATCCTTATAGGCCATCGGGGATTCATCAATGGTGGTTTGATCTACTGAAGTAGTCACAATGCCTTGCATAGATTCTTGGAACTCCTCTAAAGTGATGTTTTTCTTGGCCTCGCTTCTGGACATCTTTCTACCGGCACCGTGTGAGCAAGAATTCATCCAGTACTTATTTCCCTTTCCAACACCGAACACAGTTCCATCTCTCATGTTCAATGGTACAATGACTTCCTCTCCTTCGTGTGCGGATATAGAAGATTTTCTGATGTAGCGATCCCGGAAATCTATATAGTTGTGCGTACAGATGATCATCTTGTCAATCTTAGGAAGATGCATCTTTGAAAGAATCTTAGAAATGATGTCTTTGACTGTCTTATGATTGTATTTAGCATACGCTTGAGCAAATACCATATCCGCCAGATATCCTTTCAAGTCTTCACCTGTAAGGTAGCCTTTGATAAAATTCTTCTTACGCTCTTGCATTTCTTTCTTAAGAGCTTCGTTGAATCCACACATATCACTTTTATGAGTTCTATTCCACTCCTTTTTGAATTCCGCCACAACTTTTTGAGCTTCCGCCTTTGTCATAGGATTGGTTGTTTTCTTCATCCAGTACTTACAGACTTTGACTCCAAGATTCCGGCTCCCGAAGTGCATAGTGATAGCACCATTCAATTTGGATTCTCCATATTCAATAAAGTGATTTCCTCCACCAATGGTTCCTAATGATTTATAGAAAACTCCGGGTTCCATCCCAAGTTTTTTAAGTTGCTTGCCGATCCATTTTTCCGTAACTACATTAGGAAGATGATCAATATCGAAAACTTCAGGCCATAAAGTTCTAGCCTTCATGAATTCCGTACCTAAGAACTTGAAGAAGTCTTTTTCATCTATGACAGTATGTTCATGAAGATTGAATCCCATAGGGACTGATTGTTTGACTCGATGCTCTAATAAAACTAATTTATCTTCAGGAATAAATCCATCTAACATCATCATAGTCACCGAACATCCGATATCCACACCAATATGCTCCGGACAAATCCAGTCCCCGATTTCCGCTACCAGCCCGCAGGGTCCGCTTGCTCCCACATGCACATCCGGCATCAGGACCACTTTCTTACCCAAGAATGCGGGATTGTTGATGATGTCGTACACTTGACCATATACGCCATCTTCTACGGTTTTGGCAAAAATCTCGGCTTTAGTATATTTTCCTACAAGAGTTATTGAGTTTTCCATTGTTTCTTGTTAGATTTGTTGATAATTTTTAGTAATATTAATCTTTTTAGTATTGTTGATTTTCATTAAATCATCGTACTCTATATTGGATTTAAGCAGTCCGGAGTCATCCGAATAATATTTATTATAGACATTTTGCGGTACCTCCACCCAGTATGCTTTTTTAGAATCGGTGGACTTGAGTTTCAGTTTATATTTGTATGTATAGGAACCGAATAAGAAGTCATATATAGCATCAGTTTTTCCGGTTTCACAGATGATGTTTGTGGTGTATGTGGTATCATAATACAGACAGGAATCTTGAGGAAAAAATGTTATGTGTTCTATATACTCTCCCGTTTTATTTATAATGATTGAATCATTATATCCTGATCTGATGTTTTTGAATTTTAATACAGTGTTGAAATATCCGTTATATTGATCTAAAAGATTACGCAGAAGTTTATATTCGGGAGATAGTGTAATTACATCTCCGGCATTAATATTTCCGTTGAAAAATATAACTGAATTAAATTCCCTAAATTTCGGTTCTTTTGCCGCATATAAAAATACGTTATCCGGGCATGAAATTATTTTTACCTGCAAGACCTTTTTATACTCAATCTTCGGCTCATATTGTTTATCAGAATCACACATGTGCTGAACATATACATCTCGATATAAAAAGTTTGATGGATTTAAACCTCCGACAACGATTTTACACCCACAAGAAAGATCATGAATTATTTCCGCACCAAGTTCACTTGTTGAAACCGTAGATTTAATAATTTTGGATTCCGCAATATGATAAACCGGTTTCATTACCGTATCCGGAATATCTATTTCGGATACATTATATACAATAGATCCGGACTGTTCTCTTATTTCTTTAGTAGTATCTACATGATACATGACGGAAACCGGAAGAATCTTCTGAGCCATTCCACTCATCATAACCAGCATTACTACTAAAATTCCTAAGATCTTTTTCATTTTTCTAAATTTTTGGTGATTACTAAATTATCTCTTATGATCTTATATAATCGGAATTCGGAAAACTTAAGGATAAAAAAAGACCCTTTCGGGGTCTTTAATTATTTTTTCGTCATCCGTTATCTCTATTTTTCTTCCGAAACAAAGATGCCTCCTTGGATCCAAACTCGTTTCCCATCAAGATCAAAGAAGATCTGATTGTCGGATCCGGAATCTCGGATGTCAAATTTCCCATGCCAAGTCTTGATTGTGTCGCCGTTGTAGTCCATCAGAACGGCGGTGCGCTCGATTCCTCCGCCCCAATCAGACTTAATGTTTTTTAGATTTCTTTTCTGGCCCTCAGTGCAGGAGGAGCAGATACATGTCGTGACAAACACAGCAAAAAGGAAAACGAGAATGGCTAATAATGTTGATTTTTTCATATTTATTGATTTTATAAAGTGAATATTATTTGTTTTGACAAGGACAATCCGGATCATGTACGATCCCGCTGCGGCCTCCGTGTGTAGAGATGATATCAAATTGAATGTATTGGTGACCATTGTACTTAAATTCTCTCACCGTACCAATTTTTCCACATTCTCCTGGTGTGATAAATCCATGGGAATCGCCTTTAACAGAAGTATATTCTACAACAGGCCCGCTTGTTGATGAATTTACATTGCGAACGCAGCTTGTCATCAGAGCAAGAACCAATATTACAATCATATTTTTCATAATTCTTATTTTTTTTTATTAATATATCTCTTATGATCTTATATAATCGGAATCCGGAAAGCTTAAGGATAAAAAAAGACCCTTTCGGGTCTTGAATTATTTTTCGGTATTTACCGGGGTTTCCGTTTTTCCAAATTCTTCTCGGAGATTTCTTTCAAGAAAATGTAGTCGGTCATCCATCTGTCTCCGGATCTCATCCAGCTGAATCTGCAGATCATTATGACATGCTTTTATCTCATTTATTAATTCTTCTTTGTCAATTCCTATTTCCCGATAAACACAATCGATGTCGCCGATCAGATCGTTTCTTATTTCTTTTATGTCCGAATCTAAGCCTACTAGAAATTCAATCAGAGCCTTATCTTGATTTTTCTTAGATTGATCCCAAATAAATTCAAAAAGTTTTTGATTCATATATACAGTTTATTTCGTATAATATAGCTGGAGATTTTTAAATTTTAACCAGAATTAACATTATTCTTCTAATATTTTACTTATATTAAACACTCCATTTATATTAATATTAGCATATTTTTTGTGTGTTTTTCGCTGCTTGAAGTGTAAAAACCAGTTTATCTTGCAAAGTATGTTTTTCCACCATCGGCGATCCCATACCTGAATACCGTTGATAAATGCCTTTGTTGTGTGTGGAATCCAAGGTACGTAAACATATCCTTCCGGCACATCCTCTGTCTTTTTCATGTATTTGAATTCTTTTAAATTACTCAAAAATTTTTAATTTCCGTTATGAAAATGGTATCTCCTGTCAAATGTCCGGGCAATAACCGCCATCGAATATGGGTTGTCTGTATAAAGATACACAACATATCGTCTTTGGAGATGACCGCAGCATGATTCGAATGTGGTCACACTGGGCAACTCATTCAATGCATCGCAAAACGGGATACACTCTTTGTCCATGTATTCATCATACTTCATTGTGATATTTTTTAGTTCTTCTCTAATATCTTTATATATTTTTCATTATATCAATTCTTTTACTAAAATTCTATTTCTACACTTTGGACATTTAGCATAATAGTAATAATGATATCCTCTCATGTCGCGGTCCTCCTCTTCTTCTAACTCAGAAGCATCATATTCAAAAACAGTACAGCAGTATCCGCACTTAGCTGTGTTGTGTTCATTCTTTTGATTTGTTTCTAGTTTTATATCCATATCATTATCTTTTATTTTAACATTAAATTTTTCAAAAGATTCAAGTAGCTCGGATACTTCGTTTTTATCTAGTACTTCGACTGATATTCTACCGATGTCATATTCTTTGTGGAAAATAACTGCCGCCGGATAACTTTTCGGAAAATCAGTCACCATGCTTCTCAGTTCTTGTTTGGAATAAAAACAACCTTCATCGACTTTCATGAAGTCATATAAAGCATTGTTGAAGCCGTTTTGGTTCTTTACAACAAATATATTATATGTAATCTTTATGTAGTTCATTGTTTATAATGTTATAATGTTATTTTTCCCACTACTTCCATAGAAATGTTTTTTAATTCTTCAATGTCCATCTCATATCCACATACTATGGGAAATTTACTTTCCCCAGAAAATCCATTAAGATTGTCCAAATGACAAACAGAACCTGCTCCATAGTCCTTTTTCCATTTTCCGTCTTCAAGATAGGCATATACCGCATAATATACTATATGCCCGCCAAAATGGTTTGGTCTTAGAAAAATACCATCTCTATCACCAATGCCAACATTTGTAATAGCGCAATGACAAGTTATATGTCTATCTCCACGCGGAAATGATACTTTTAATACATCACCTGCTTTATAAAGGGCATGTTCTTTCACAAAACTATCCTCAAGTTGCAATAGTTCTCGCCAAAGTTCCTTTCTTTTTGTTGAAAATTCTTCCAAAGTCATAGTATAAACATTTTTATTATCGGAATGAATTACTAATTGTTGTACTATACCAGTTTTCGCACAATTCAGACTCTCCGGCCTCTATGACATCTTTTCCAAAAGGCATCAACTTGAGAACATATACCGTCTCTGTTGCACTATGCATAATCTCTTCTACCTTCCACCAAGAATACCCACGAGTTCCGATCCTCCTGAAAGTGTCACCTATTCTATATTTTGGTTTAACGTCTTTGATCCCCATAATTTTCACTATTTATAATTTTTTCCAAGATCATCTTGTTTATTTCATTAGTAATATCTTCAACACGTTCATCAAGGATCTTTTTCGCTTCTTTTTCAATCTTTGCGATTTGTTTTTTGCTAAACGGATAAGACTGAAAATATGTAGCCCCACAGCAATCAGTATATGTATAACATTGTCCCATAGTCATAATTTTAACAGTTATACATTTCAAAAGGAGCTTCAAGTGCAAGATCTTTCTTGATAAGACCCATATAGTCAAAGTAATGAGCATTGAGCCAATCGTATTTAGCATTATCACCAGATGTTGCCGCCTTAAAATAGTCACCACTTTTATTCAGTTCTTCCATTTCTGCATTTTGGTAATACTGAAACCATTCATTATGTTCCTCTTCCGTCATACTTGTTAAAGGACGGAGGTAAGGAATATATTTATATGAATAAGTGGAACCCATTTCGTCCAAGAAGTAGAAATTACCGTCTTCAAACATCCCGGACAATTTCATATCTTCTTCTACTGATCTACCATCCTTCTTATGTACAACACTACATATTACTCCATACGGAAAATATCTGCAGAGTGCTTTTATAAGTAGTTGTTTTTCTTGTTCTGTCATAACTGTTCCTTCATTGCTTTTTTGAAAAAGTGTATAAGCTCACATGTATTGTAATCGTGCAATGAATTTGTCGGGGGCATAAAATCCTCCACATGTTTCTCTAACCACTCGCATGCCTTGTCAATCATAGTTTTGTCTGCCCATTGTGCACCGGACTCGAAACAAAGACATTGAATATTAAAGGTTACTGACTGGTCGTTGCAATATCTTCGATAAGCCTCTTGTTTTATCTCTTCTTCTCTTTTCATATCACTCACAAATTATCATTTTAAACATCAAATGCCGTTCATCATATGTCTATGCCTTTTATCATGTAACCATTTCTGGTGTTTTTCTTCAACTCCCGCTCTGGTTTCTTCATTATCTGGTCCAAACATCCAGAATCCATCATCATACCTATATTCTTTCCAATTCTTTTTCTTTGCGAACTTCTTTAAGATATTATAAGTAATCTTTTCTCGCAATTCCGGATATGATAATCTGCGATTGGTCTCTTTAGTTTCTTTTTTCATAAGTTAATCCTCCCAGCATCTGTAGTTCCCATCTTCATCATACATATCAAATGTGACATTATGCTCCTTAAGCCACTTGTCCTTTTCGACCATGAGTTTCTCACCATCTTCTCCATTGATATATCTTATATCAAAGATATCAGGCTTTTCATGGTTTTCATATGAAATAACCTCACCATCCATATTCAGGAAACATCTTGAATATGAAGACATGACTTTTCTAACCGTGTCTTCAGTTATATTCATGCCAGGATAGTCTTTCTGCATATTTCTTGTACAAATGACAATTGCTTCATCCAATGTAATGTCTTTATCGTATCTATTTGTACCAAATCCAGTTGCTATACCATTGCATAATGCATCTCGACCACTGGTTGTGACATAAATATCACCATGCTTAAAATCTTTTCTAATCGTACTCATATCTTTCATAAATTATTAAATTTTCATCGGACAATCATCAGGCACAAAATCCTTTGCGCAATCACTGTCTGATTTTTGGAATATATCGACAAACCGAAGATTCGTATATATAAACTTCGTATCAATTGCATGACAAATCACATCATGTTCATAGCATCCTGACTTTCCATAACCAGTACATTTAATACTGCAAAACGGACATTCGCTGCAATACTCCACAACCTTGTCAATCTTTATATGTGCTTTATTCCCCATATCACTTACAAATTATTAATTGATTCTTCGTTGAAATTATACAATAAAAATTTTAATTATCAAATTCTAAATTTATAGGCAAGCATCGTCACTTGTCAAGTACATATCCGTTATTTTGAACTTGAAGTTCCTTATGTTGTCGGACTTCAAGTCATTAAAGACTTTCTCTTTCAGATATTTTGGAATGTCACGTTTCAATTGGTTGCATACGATTTTTGCTTCACACATTTCGTCCCTAAACCATTCGTTGACTTCGGGAAGAAGTATTTCGTATTCGTACACGTATTCGGCATAATATGTGTGTTTTCTGTTTGCCATATCCTTGTTTTTATAGTTTAGTATATATCCCTTCTGGTGCTTCAATAGCGAGCCCCATATCTATCAGACCACGATAGTCGAAGTTATGTTCATTATACCAATCTTGTGAAATAGATGTTATCTCATAGAATTTTTTATTTGTAATTAAATCATCCAGTTCGTTCAACAATGGGTCTTGTATGTCTGGCATTCGCCGAAGATAGGGCTTGACAAGTCTTAATGGATAATTAATACCTCTATCAGTTGAAATAGTGTCACCATCAATACCCTTCAATATATGGGTACCATATCCATCTATTTCAACCTTAACCCCATACGGCTGTCTTGCACAGAGGTCCTTTAACAATAAAAGTTGTTTATCTTCTTGTGTCATAACTATTCCTCCATTGCTTTTATAAAGTTTTCTATAAATTCATCACATGTGATAAAATCATTTGTAACGGCAAATTCGCTATCCCCATTAAAATAGTCGTGCATATTTTCTATAAGCCATTCACAAACCTTATTAATGGATACCTTCTTTGGTTTATCAATCAATTCAATTTCATCGTCATAATACTCTTCGGAAATTTTGTTGTTTTTATCCAATCTTGAATAAACTGTAGGGTACAATCTTTTCACATCTACAATTTCTCCTGTTTCAATCACTCTTGCTTTCATAATCTATTCCTCCATTGCTTTTTTGAAAAAGTGTATAAGCTCACCTGTATTGTAATCGTGCAATGAATTTGTCGGGGGCATAAAATCCTCCACATGTTTCTCTAACCACTCGCACGCCTTTTCAATCATTGTATTGTCCGCCCATCTTGCACCTTCAATGAAACAATTACATTGTGTTTTTACAAATACTGGCGATGAACCCATGGCATATCTACTATATGCAGCCTGTTTTGTTTGTTCTTCTCTTATCATATTTAATCCCTACATTAGTTAAAAAATTATTCAGTTCTATTTCTCTATCACTCTGTTATGCCACATTCCTTGAAAACCCGCACTAGAGACGGGAAACACATTCCTAAGTCCTCGGTGACAGCCCATCCATCCGTCTCTGGTATGCCGAGCTCCTCCACGAAAGACGAGCATATGAGTTTGTCTGTCTCTAGTTTTTGAAACTCGCATCTGAAAAGATGTATGTCTTTTTTCTCGTTGTAATGATGCCGCCCCATATCGGTGACGTCTATAGACTCCCAGTCGGCAGTCAGGCCAGTCTCCTCGCGGAGCTCCCTCACGGCGCATTCCCATTCGGTCTCGCCGTCCTCCTTCATACCTTTCGGTATGTCATAGCACCCGCGTTTGTGCTTCCGACCAGTCGGATGGCAGAGCAGGTACCCGTTAGGCGTGTGCAGCAATATGCCACATGTGACGTTTTTCTTCCATTTTTCTAATACTGCTTCAGTGTTCATTTTATATTTTTACTATTAATAATTCTTTCCAAGATTCTCTTGTTTATTTCATCAGTAATATCTTCAACAAAGACATCAAGTGTCTTTTTTGCCTCTTTTTCAATGTTTTCAATTTGTTTTTTGCTAAACGGAAAAGACTGAATATATATTGTTCCACAACAATCCGTGTATTTATAACCGTTGCAATCGTTTTGACCCGTTGGGCATTCTTCTTCATCCATTGGATGCACTACACAATCGTAAAAGGTTTTCATATTTTTATCTTTCAACTATTTTTAATTGGCTTTCCTTCCAACCAAAATAGGGGTTGTCAACGATTTTGCTTTCCAAATGCGGGTAATGTATTTTTTCATTTGGCATACATGCAACCATTATTAGTTGTTTTGGACAATTAATAGTACGCTTCCAACTTTTTGTTGCATCTTCAATAAGACGTTCTTGGTCACATTTTGTAATATAGTGTCCACCGTTGTTGCTGTCAACAAACGTCCCAATTTTGGGAATGTAAACCACGTGTTGTTTTTCTTCTTCACTCTTTTCCATATCATATGCGTTTCTTAAATTCATTTGCTTTTAAAGTTTTCGACAAGTTTTCTTATTTGCCATTTCCCGCATTTGGCTATTTCTTCTGAAATTTTCTTATCATGAAACCTATAAACATTGGATATGTAAATGGGGTAATTGGAGTTGGCTTCACGTTTTGTTAAAAGTCTTAATAAATCATCCATATCTATAACTTTAAATATTCTTCTTAATGTAATCTTTTATTTCTTTGTTGAAATT